TGACTGGGAGCAGATTTACACCACCGGATTCAGGCCATCACCTGCGGATATTGGGGCGCTCTCTGTTGCCGAGTTTAATCAGTCAATTAAATCGTATGCGCCGATTGCAAGCCCGGCGCTGACGGGAGTGCCTACCGCGCCAACAGTAAATTCCGGGAATAACTCATCCCAGTTAGCGACAACTGCATTTGTGCATAACGCGCTCACTGATAACGCCTTTGTACTGGATTTTACGGGTACAGTGCAGAATTTCGATGTGCCGTGGGATGCCAAAAGCGGGTTTTATAAGGCAGATGTCGGGTCACATACAGATGCTGTTTTGCATTTTCACGGACCAGATGCGAGTTGTAGTGCCCTTCAGTTTGCTGCGCATTACGGTAACGGTGGGTTGAGTTATCGGACGTCCCGCGATAGCAGGGGCTTTGAGCATGACTGGGAGCAGATTTACACCACCGGATTCAGGCCATCGCCTGCGGATATTGGGGCTATTTCTGTATCTGAGCTAACCGGCATCCCACTGCCGTGGCCGCAAGTGACCGCCCCGTCGGGCTGGCTGAAATGTAACGGCCAAGCGTTTGATAAAAACCGCTATCCACGGCTGGCGCAGGTCTACCCATCGGGTGTGCTGCCGGATCTGCGCGGCGAATTTATTCGCGGCTGGGATGATGGGCGTGGGGTGGATGCGGGTCGAGCGATACTGAGCGCACAGACTCAATCGATACAGTTGCATACGCATGATGGTGGAATAACTGGACCAGCAACCGGGGTAATCGAAGGGTACGGAGACGGCTCTAGCGGCGGTGCTCCCGGCGTTGACAACTACAATCCTGCGGCAACTGGCGCCGCGGGAGGCGCAGAAACCCGACCCAGAAATATCGCATTCAACTACATCGTGAGAGCTGCATAATGAGTGAGAAATATTCTGTTGCTGTACAGAGTGCCCGCATGGGAAAAAGTGGGTTGGCAGAATGCGCAGGATGGCTGACTGTTTATCACGTTGATCAGCAGACGCGTGAATATACTGGCGCGAGTTATGAATACATGATGGTCGGCACGGGGTTACCAGCCGATAGTTATGCTGACACGCCTGATCTGCCAGCTGCGGGGCAAGCTTTACGGCGTAGCGCTGATGGTGCGGGATGGGAGCATGTACCGGACCTGCGCGGCAAAACGGCGTACCGCACGGCGGATGGTCAACCGCAGACAGTGACAGCTCTCGGTGAATTGCCTGACGGGTTGACGCTGTTTTCCCCCTCGACTGCATTCGATAAATGGAATGGCGAAATCTGGGTAACTGATGTTGCAGCCCAACACGCCGCAGCCGTGGCCGCAGCGCAGCAGGAACAGGCGGCACGAAAAGCAACAGCAACGGCGCGGATCACTGAACTGAGTTACGCCGTGGAACTGGGGATAGCAACTGACGTAGAGCAAGCGGCGCTGAAGACGTGGAAAACCTATCTGGTGCAATTAAGCCGCATTGATACATCCGCCGCCACAGATATCGACTGGCCGGAAATCCCTTCTACCTGATCTGCCCGGCCCTGCTTCGACAGGGCCGTTAAACCAGCCCTTTCAACGTGTTGACGGTGTCCGTCATGGCTGTGCTGACGGTGTTCATCGCTTTGGTTGCACTGCTGCGCGCGTTGTCCATCATGTCGCTAAAGGATGAAGATTGCAGCTTTTCCCGCAGGTCTTCATCACAGCGCTGAAAGCTCAGCGAAAACTCAATCTTCTTTGCCTTTCCGTAGCGATTCAGCTCTGTGCGCGTGGTCTGCATACCAGTCAGCACGTACATACCGTAAATCTGCCCGGTACCGTCAATCAACGGCCAGGGGCGGCCACTGTAGGCTTGCGTAGTCAGCGCGGTTAACGACACCTCGCCGCCGGTAATTTCCGGGTACAGCACACCGCTCAGTGTAATCTGATCTTCACCGGCACCGATGTATTGCCATTTCGCAGAGCGGTTAATCCGCTCATTCTTCACATGCCGCCAGGCACGCGACTGCTGAAGCTGCTGGTAAGGCAGCGTTTGCAGCTCAAACACAAACAACCCGTATACCATCATCATCGGTTTTTCTCCTTACTCTCTGTCTCTGAAACTGCCACGCTGAAGCCTGTCGCGGCGGGCCAGTTCGGCACTGACTGCATCGGCCACAATACGGCCCAGCTCGCGGGCGTCCTGCCGTTCAACGCCGTGCAGGTGTATATGAATTTCCCCATTGAAACCGCCCGCCGCCGGTGTTCTGGCCGCCGGACGACTGACCGGGGACGCGTCGGCTTGTTTGACGGGCTGTGTCGCCGCAACCACGGCGGGGCGGTCGCTGAGCGCCTGCATGGTCTGCGCAGGCTGTGAGGGGGCAGAAGGTGTGCCGCCAGTAAGCCGGGATTCCTGCCATTCGCCACGCACAGCCAGCGCTTTCGGCAGGTTTTTGAAAACGATATCGCCGGGGCCGATGCGCTTTTTGGTTTCTTCCAGCACGCCGCCGGTGTTGTCAGCAATCTTCTGCAAACGGCGCTGGGTACCGCTGTCCCCGGTCAGGGGTGGCTTAGGCGCGGGTGGTGGTGCGGTGGTGGCCTCTTTCAGGTCGCCGGTCAGGTTGGCGACCAGACCTTGCAGTCGGTCTTTCCCTTCCGGCGTCAGCTCTTTCAACTGATCGGCTTTTTTCTGCGCCGCATCCAGTCCGGACGGGATTAAACCGAGCTTTTCCAGAATCCAGCCGATCCCCTCCATCAGCTTTTGCAGCGGCAATAACAGCATGTCCAGTGCCGACCCCAGCACCTTGCCGAAACCGTAGCCCGCAACTGCGCAGTCATCCAGCGTCTTCTTTGTGGTCTGGATAGGCTGAAAAAGCTGCGTAAATCGATCCCACAGGCGCGACACGGCCGACACAATCACATCAAAGACGGGAGCCAGGCCCGTAAATGCCTGCCGAATGGGGCCAAGGCTGATAACAATGCCGGTAAACATCCCGCTGAAAAACGTTCTGACAGGCTCCCAGAATCGCCAGATAAGCAGCCCGGCCGCCACAAACGCCGCGCCAATCAATCCGATCGGGCTTAACAGCAGCGACAGCACGCCGCCTAACACCGAGACAGCGCCGGTGATCAGGCTCCATAGCGCAGGCAGGCCGCTCAGCCGCAACAACAGCCCGCCTACGCCCCTGACCAGTGAACCCAATGCCGACACCGGCGAGGTAAACACGGCCAGTAACATGCCACGCAGCGGGGTCAGTGTCGCGGTCAGTCGGCCTGTGCTGCCAGAGAAAAGCTGTAGCCAGCCACCTATGCGTGCCATCGGCCCGCCGAGCAGGCTGCTTAACCCGGAAAACATCGACACCGCACCACCGACGCCCCGTGCGCCCAGCAGCAGCGAAAAGCCGAGCTGGAGCTTAGCCAGCGGACCCATCAGCAGACCGATTGCCAGTGAGGTGCCACCGATCGCCACCGCGAATGCCGCCGCACCGCCGACAGCCAGTAACAGCGTTTGCGTCAGCCTGGGATTCTCTTTCACCCAGCCGCTCACGTTGGTAATCACATCGCTTAGCCCCTGCGTCAGGTTGCGCAGTGGCCGGTCTGCCGTTTCTTCAACCTGAATACGAAACCCTTCCCAGGCACTGTCGAGGTTTTTCAGGTCACCACCCAGGTTATCCGCCATCTTTTTACCAACGGTCGCCGATTCACCTTTAGCTTTTAGCAACTCCTGGAATAACTTATCCAGCTTGCCACTGCCTGCCGACTGAACCAGCGTTTGCAGACCGACAAAGGCCTCTTCCCCGGCAATATCTTTGAAGAAGGACACCTGATCGACCTGGCCGTATTTTTTGGTAGCTTTGTAGAGATCACGTAATACGTCCTGCATTGGCCGCATCTTGCCTTTGGCATCGGCTACCGACACGCCCAGCTCTTTCAATGCTTCCGCTGCGGCTTTCGGCGGTGAAGCCAGACGGGCCAGGCTGGCACGCATGGCGGTACCGGCATCACTGCCGCGAATACCGTTATTCGCCAGCATACCGGCCATCGCCGCCGCATATTCAAGGCTAATCCCCAGCTTGGCCGCCACCGGGCCGGTGTATTTCATGGTTTCGCCGAGGCTGAACAGGTCGGTGTTGGTACGGGTAAAGGTGCCGGTCAGTACGTCACCCACGCGATCCATCTGGCTGGCATCCAGATTGAACTGTGAAAGAATGTTTGACCCGATATCAGCGGTTTCGCCCAGCTCCATGCCACCGGCCAGCGCCATATTCAGCACACCTGGCAATGCCGCTTGTATGGCCTGCGGCGTAAACCCGGCCATTGCCAGAAACGCCTGACCGCTGGCTGCGTCGCGGGTGGTGAATGCGGTTTCCGCGCCGAGCTTTTTGGCCTGCGCCCGCAGGGCCGCCAGTTGCTGATCGCCTTTATCCAGCCGGGTCAGCGCCTGAACGCGTGACATCTCTTCATCAAACCCAACCGCCGGGGCCAGAAACTGCCCGCCTGCGTATCCGGCTGCCGCCCCGCCTGCTACCGCCATCGTGCCGCTACCACGTAGTTTGCCCGCGGTCTGCTGCATTCGCTCATAACGGGCGCGTGCCTGCGTAACGGCAGCCAGTTGCCGCCGCTCTCGCTCCAGGGTCTGGTTATATTGTTCGGTACGCCGGATGGCGCTCTGGATAGTGGCATTACTGCCAACCAGTGACACACCGTGACCGCGCAACGCTTGTGAGGCAGCGCGCAGCTTGACCATTTCCTGATCGCGGGTGATGTTCAGCCGCTCTAGTTTGACGGCCAGTGCGGCCATGTGTTCCCGTTGCTTATCGGTCAGCACAGTGTTGTTTTGCTGGGCCTTTTTCAGCCCGTCCAGGCTGCGGCTGGCTTCATCAATCTTGCGTGAGGTCTTTTGTACGCTGTCGCGCAGGCGGTTGAAGGTCCTGGACTGAGTGTCCAGATCCTTAATAGCGGCCTGGGTGCGTTTGAGGGATTCAGACAAACCGCCCGCACTCTGGCGGGCGGCGTTGACCGGGCGGGTCAGCCGGTCGATAGCGCTGAAGGCTACGCGGATATCAAGGCTTTTCATCGGCTTCACTGGCTCCACTTCGGATAGCCGCCCGCGTACGCCAGGCTATCACCTCGCCCAGATCCATGCTGAACAGTTCAGAGGGCGGCCAGTTAAAAACAACGGCGATATCAGCGACCAGATCGTCTATCTGATCGAACTGCAAGACGGTTACGCTTCCTCCGTCACCTCCGCGTTCGGCTCGCCAGGCTCCACATGCACTAAAAAAGGCGTGATTGCCTCCGCCAGTCGCATGAAATCGCGGGTATCCATCGCGTTGATCTCGGCCAGTTTCAGTTTTGGCGAGGTAACGCGTGTTAACAGGGTGGTGATGGAATCCACATCCATATTCAAGACGTTGACCAGCCGCAGGCCACGCAATGAGCCAGCCTGTTTGATATCGTCGGTAATGGTCACCTGGCTGATAGTGCTGTCGCCCCGCATAATAGGCGTCGCCAGGGTTACGGTGTTGTTGTTCGGTGTGTTCATGGTGACAGGCTCCGGGCGGCTAATGTGGCCGCCATGATTCAGGTTGTTCAGTTACCCAGCCCCAGCGCAGACGTGATGCGATCCGGGTAGATGTTTTTGCCGTTTTTCTTGTAGATGAAATTCAGCAGGTCAATTTCCAGCACCGATTGATCGTCAATCGACAGCTTGTAATAGGTGTTTTTCAGCGCATAGGTGACAGATGTGTCTTCGCCCTGCTTGGACTCGCCGCCGTCAATCTCGGTAATACGCCCGCGCATCTCTACTTCGACCAGCTGGCTATCGCCGTCGGTGTAGTATTCCCCCGCGAAGCGCAGGCGAACGTCATCGATATCGCCGCCGTATTCCAGCAGCAACTTTTTCTCCATGCCGCCGACAACCATCTGCGCTTCCAGCGCGCCGGAATCCATACCGAGATCGACCGCTACCGAGCCAATCATGCCCGCGCCCTGAAAGTCTTCAGTCTTGCGGGTCAGCTTTGGCAGCGTGACGGATGTGACCTTGCCGATCTGGTTGTTGCCGTTCACAAAACAGGTGAACAGGCGCAATTTATGCGGTACGGCCATTTACACACCTCCCAGTGACGAGAACGCGGAATCAAAATAGTCATCGGTGAAGGTCTGGTATAACGTCAGGTCTTCCAGCGGCGGCACCGGCGTGTACTTGTAACGCACGCGCACCTGTCCCTGCCGCAGGCCGGTTGTGGGGTTGTCCTGAATATCGAACCAGCATTCCCCGCCGATCAGCCTGCCCGCCGTGACCAGCGCGCTCAGCTTGCCGTTGATGCCGTTCACCACGTCTTTCACGTTGGCCGGAGTCAGTGGCTCGTCAACGGCTTCAAACTGCGCTTCCGCGATACTGTCAGCGAGGATTTGCGCGGTGCGGGTGTACACCTCAAACAGGTAATCATGGATATCGGTGGTGCGGTTGCCCCAGAAGCGGAATCCGTTGCGCTTAATCAGCGTGGTGATCTCCTGGTTGTTAAGTTCATTGGCGTCGCTGTCTTCGGCCTGAAGCGACCAGAACACATCCCGCGAGATACCCAGCACGTTATTCACTGCCACGTTCGACAGCGACTTATGCCAGCCCTGATCGTTATCAATCGCTGCGCGCAGGCCGCAGGCATAGGCCGACGCCGGAAAGGTTTCATTGCTGCCGCTAAGCGGGTTATAAGCGATAAAATCCGGCCAGATCAGCATCAGCTCACGGTAGGCAAACTGCGCACGGTAGGTGATGGCCTCCGCCATCGTGGTGCAGCCGTGACAACCGGCATAGACAAACGCCCGCAGATTCTGCGCAATCACACACAGCGCTGACGTCACTTCGGCGGTGTCATAGTCCGGTACCGCCAGAATCCGGGGCCGGTAATTAACTTTTGCTTCTGCCGTCAGCAAGGCATACATGCCGGTATAACTGCCGTCTGCCGCTGTCCCGCCGATAATCAGTTGGGACTGGGTTTTGTCGCCGCCTTCGGTTGCTGCTGCCACCCGCACCACGATCACTTTCGGGCTGGTCTGGTCAGAAATGGCTTTCAGCGTCTTGTAGAGTGAGCCGGTTTTACCCGCCTTGCCCAGCACGCTATTCACCCGTGTGATGAGCACCGGCGTATTCAGGGGAAAGGTGTCTGCGTCCGCATCCTCCGCCACGGCCACCACGCCAATCACACTGGAATCAATGTCATTGATTGCGGTTACCAGGTCGGTATTTTCACGAACGCGCACACCGTGGAAACGTGTCTCGGACATGTTCGCCACCATTACGTTATTGAGTTCATGGCGATAATCCCCGATATCCGCCGCACACTCACGCGTTGCCGGGTCTGGCCGTCCGGCGACAACAAAAAGCCATTTTTCCCCACGCGTGCGCGTGAAATCATGCGCGAAAACAAGGGGGAAACGATGGCTATCACCGATCTGGCTGACTCACTTATCACTACGGCGAAACGCTACGATGATGCGCTAACCGAGGCGGTAAAAAGCCCGGCCTTCAGCATTACGCTGGGTGGGAAATCGCTGAAGGAACTGAGCGACCGGCTAATCTCGCTGTCACTGACCGACAACCGGGGCTTTGAAGCCGACCAGCTCACGCTGTCGATAGACGACAGTGACGGACGCGTGGAACTACCGCCGCGTGGCGCTCAGATTGCACTGTCCATCGGCTGGCAGGGTGAAGCGCTGACTTACAAAGGGCTGTATACCGTGGATGAGATTTCCCACGAAGGCCCACCCGATGTGCTGGGTGTTACGGCCAGAAGTGCGGATTTCCGCGAAGAATTCAACGTGAAACGTGAGGTTTCCTGGCATGACGTGACGGTAGAGCGTGTTGTGTCGGCGATTGCGCACCGCTACGGCATGAAGGCGCAAATCAGCAACATACTGATGAATATCGAAATCGACCACGCAGACCAGACGGAAGAGAGTGATATGTCATTCCTGACCCGGATGGCCGAGCAACTGGGGGCGATTGCCACCATCAAAAACGGCACCTTGCTGTTTATTCTGCCCGGTGGTGGTGTAACGGCATCCGGCAAGGCGCTGCCGTCGGCCAGTATCACCCGCAGTAGTGGTGATGGTCACCGTTTTCGCATTGCGGATCGGGATGCCTACACCGGTGTGCGCGCCTACTGGCTGGATCTGAAATTCGGTAAAAAGAAGAAGGTCAGCGTAAAGCGCCGCCGGACAAAGCCCAAACCGAAAAAAGAGAAAAGCAGCAGTCGTGAAGGCGATTACATCACCGGCGCAGAAGGCAACGTGTTCGTACTGCGGAAAACCTATCAGAATGAAGAAACCGCAAAACGTGCCGCGGCGGCTAAATGGCGACAGTTGCAACGCGGGGCCGCTGAATTTTCGATTACCCTGGCGCGTGGCCGTGCTGAGCTGTATCCCGAAATGCACCTGACAGTAAGCGGCTTTAAACCGGATATCGACAATCAGGACTGGATTATCGCCCGCGCGGAACACGTTATTGATGGCAACGGCTTTACCACCCGTCTGGAACTGGAAGCAAAAATCCCTGACTGGATAGCAGAAAGTGAATAAAATGGCGGCGAGTTCAACTCCCACAGGGGAGCCATTATGTTCAGATGTCCTTTTTGCGGGGCAATGGCCCGCACCCGTACCAGTCGCCGCCTGAGCGATATCACCATCCGGCAGTACCACCAGTGCCAAAATCTGGAATGTAGTGAGACATTTACCACCCTCAACACGATAGAACGGCGCGTATCAAAGCGTACACGGGAAGACCCACTACCGCCTGACTTTATCCCACAGGACGCCTTTCCGGCTTCGCATTACGGACGGGATCAATTGAATCTGGCGTTGTAAAACAAAAGCCCCGCAGGATGATTGCGGGGCTTTTCAAAGTTATTTTAATTGCTGTGTGTATGGGCAGCGATAACGCTTCACCTCTGTCACCTTTTGCTTTGCCAACTTCCTCACAAGAAGATTTCGGGATTTCAAAAACAAACCCAGAATAGTTATTTCGGTTTAATACCTGTATCTCTTTTATGTTGCTTATATATGCAGTTTTCTTTGCCTCAAACCAGAGCGAAGTACAATCCTCATTGATATAACTGCTTCATAGATTTCATTGCTCACACGGTCTTCATTCATTGTTAGCCGAATAACCCCGCAATTTTCCGAAAAGGTTATTGGGTGCCATGGTTTGAGTGATTTTTGCAAGATCGAGTGATTGATTGAATGGGCAGAAGTGCAGAATGAAGCCAATAACAACAGTGCGCATGTGTATTTTTTAATGAGATATATCCTGATTTATTAATTCTTTTATTTTTTGCTTTGTATGTATAACAGAGAGATTAACAATAGGAGAGAATGATTGTGGTGACAATCCAGGTTTTTCAAGGTAATGCCGATTTACGGAGGGTGAAATAAAGGGGGCATTGACATATTGCTCACCCTCTTTTTCCACATCTTTTAAGCGCTAATTATTCAATTAAAGTTAACAATAACAGCTGATTGAAGACTGCCTTTTTTGTACCCGAAAAACGGGTGCTGCCACTCTGCTGCCATTTTGCTGCCACTTGCCAAATGACAGACACAAAAAAACCGCCTCGTGGCGGTCATGTTATTTTAATTATTTCCTTATATCACAAGCACTTATCGCATGGTGCCCAGAGCGGGACTTGAACCCGCACAGCGCGAACGCCGAGGGATTTTAAATCCCTTGTGTCTACCGATTTCACCATCTGGGCTCAGATATTGGAGGCGCGTCCCGGAGTCGAACCGAGGTGGACGGATTTGCAATCCGCTGCATGGCCACTCTGCCAACGCGCCCTATATTGGGGCTACTAAATCGATTTGGAGCGGGAAACGAGACTCGAACTCGCGACCCCGACCTTGGCAAGGTCGTGCTCTACCAACTGAGCTATTCCCGCATTTTACAGAACAGGTTGTTTATTAAGTATTTTCAATAAACTATGTTCCTGTCGATGCGGTGCATTCTACTTACCTGACGCGGTGAGTCAATAAAATTATCACCCCGCTTGGATCGTTTGCTGTTTTTTAAGGCGAGACGATCAATGTTCAAGCAAATCACGCCAGGCTGCGCTCAGATATTGAAACATCGACCAGAACGTCAATACAGCGGCCACATACAAAGCAGCCACGCCAGCAGCCTCCACCATGCGCTCCGGTCGCCACAACAAACCGACCAGCGCAACCATCTGCGCAGTAGTTTTGAATCTTACCAATCCAGGAAACCGCCACGCTGCTGCGCTTACCCAGCTCCGCCATCCATTCGCGCAAGGCAGAAATAATGATCTCACGCGCAATCATCGTAGCGGCGGGCAAGGTAATCCACCATGAATGATAATGCTCAGATACCAGCACCAAAGCAACCGCGACCATGACTTTGTCAGCAACAGGATCCAAAAAAGCACCAAACCGGGTAGTTTGTCTCCATAAGCGGGCAAGAAAACCATCAAACCAGTCTGTCACGGCTGCAAAAACAAAAATGCTAGCACAGACCATCGGTGCCCAACTGAATGGCAGATAAAACGCCAGCACAAAGAATGGGATGAGAACAACACGAAACAGGGTAAGCCACGTTGGTATATTAAATCGCATAGCGTCTGGGTAACTGTCTGGCCCGAAAGATAATAGGGCTATGTTGCTACATTGCCTCTAGTGTTTCAATGCATGAAAGATTTTTTCTGCCAGCGCATGTGAAATTCCCGGTACGTTGGCAATGTCCTCCACACTTGCATTCATCAGCGGCTGTAACCCCCCCATGTACTTCAGCAAAATCTGACGTCGCTTAGGCCCTACTCCTTCGATAGTCTCCAGAGAACTGGTGCTTTTGACCTTGGCGCGCTGTTTACGGTGACCACTGATAGCATGATTATGTGAATCGTCGCGAATATGCTGAATCACATGTAATGCTGGTGAATCAGCGGGCAAGGCCACACCCTCGCCTGTCGCTTCAAAAAATAGCGTCTCAAGCCCAGCCTTACGATCACTACCTTTCGCAACACCCAACAGTAAAGGTCGGGATGTATCCCACGGTACCTGCAATGATGCAAAAACACCCTTGGCCTGCGCCAGTTGCCCTTTTCCGCCATCGATTACAATTACATCAGGAATCTTATCTTCGTCAATTGACTTACCATAGCGACGTCTCAGCACTTGATTCATTGCTGCATAGTCGTCCCCTGGTGTGATACCGGTAATGTTGTAGCGACGATATTCCGAGCGTACTGGCCCATCTGCATTGAACACAACACAGGAGGCCACCGTCTGCTCTCCCATAGTATGGCTAATATCAAAACACTCCATACGCTTGATTTTTTCAATGCCAAGCACCGATGCTAACGCCGTCAGACGTTGCTGGATAGTCGACTGTTGTGACAACTTCGTCGTTAGTGCTGTATGGGCGTTGGTACGCGCCAGTTTAAGGTAGCGTGCGCGGTCACCCCGAGGACGGGTTTGAATCTGAATTTTACGGCCCGCCTGATCGGTTAGCGACTCAGCCAGCAACTGATGCTCAGGCAAAGAAAAATCCAGCAAGATTTCAGACGGTAGGGTACGAAAAACACTGCCTTGCAAATAGAACTGCCCCACAAATGTCTGCACCACTTCCGCCAGCTCAGTCCCACCAGGAACTTTGGGAAAATAGCTGCGACTGCCCAGAACCTTTCCCTGACGAATAAAGAGCACATGCACACATGCCATGCCAGCATCGAAGGCCACGCCGATTACGTCAAGATCATCACCATCGCCAGAGACAAATTGTTTTTCAGTGACACGGCGTACAGCCTGAATTTGATCACGGATACGTGCGGCCTCTTCAAACCTTAATTTACTGCTCGCTGTTTCCATACGGTCAATCAATCGGGTTAGCACCTGCTGATCTTTGCCTGACAGAAAAAGACGCACATATTCAACCTGTTGTTGGTACTCTTCATCACTAACAAGGCCACTGACGCAAGGTCCAAGGCAGCGACCAATCTGATATTGCAGGCAAGGGCGAGAACGGTTGCGGTATACGCTATTTTCACACTGACGGATAGGGAATAGTTTTTGTAATAACATCAGCGTTTCACGAACAGCATTGCCATTAGGAAACGGACCAAAATATTCGCCTTTGGCGTGTTTGGCACCACGGTGAACAGACAACCGGGGATGCTCATCCCCACTGAGGAAAATCATCGGGTATGACTTATCATCACGTAACAACACGTTGTAACGTGGCTGATAGCGTTTGATATAGTTGTGCTCAAGTAATAGAGCCTCGGTTTCAGTATGCGTGATCGTCACATCGATCTGCCGGATACTTTTCACCAAAGCCTCTGTTTTACGGCTAGCAACATGAGCACGAAAATAACTTGAAAGGCGTTTCTTCAGATCTTTGGCTTTACCGACGTAGATAACCGTGTCGCTAGCATCATACATACGATAAACCCCAGGCTGACTGGTTACAGTCTTCAGAAAAGCCTGGGCATCAAAACGTTCAGTCACTACTAATCAATGTCTCCGCATTAAAGAGTCCATGTCGAATCGCCAGATGCGTTAGTTCAACATCACCATTGATGTTTAGTTTATTAAACATTCGGTAACGATAACTATTGACCGTTTTTGGGCTAAGGTTGAGTTGATCAGAGATCTCTGTCACTTTCTGCCCTTTAGTGATCATGATCATAATCTGCAATTCACGCTCAGAAAGACACTCCAACGGTGTTTCTGTCTGTGGCTCCAACTGACTCAATGCCATTTGCTGGGCGATATCCGACGCAATATATCGCTTACCGGCATGTACAGAGCGAATGGCACAGATTACCTCTTCTGGCGTGGCTCCCTTGCTAAGGTAACCTGCCGCGCCTGCCTGCATTACTTTAGCAGGTAATGGGTTCTCTGTGTAAATAGTTAGCACTATAACTTTAATTTCAGGGGAAAATCGTACAATTTTGCGTGTTGCCTCCAGGCCGCCAATTCCTGGCATGTTCATATCCATCAACACAACGTCCACACTGTTATTACGGCACCATTTGACCGCATCTTCACCGCACTGAGCCTCACCAACAACCTTGAGGCCTTTAATATCGTCAAGAATGCGCCGTATCCCTGCTCGCACCAGTTCATGGTCATCAACAAGAAAAACGCTAATCAAAGAACAATTCTCCAAAAAGAGTAACACTTGCAGACAATTCCATTGCAGGTGATACTACGTGGTTTCGAAAAAATGAACACACTTTTCAATTAGAAGTGTATTTTTATTCTACTGTATGGTATTATCATAAGAGCCTATAAATGATACCTACCGCGCATCATCCAAAGAACTTACTCCCATCACAGTATTCATGTTTCAAACCTGGTTTTTTAGAGAAACAGACGTGTCGAACGTCTAAAAATAGAAAATTTAAATTTAATCAATGAACTATAAAAGCTTGCACCTGCATCCAATCAGGCCAGCAACAACTATCATCTATTGTAACTGTCTTGTCGCTTTGCTGCACTGGCTATTTACTACAAATAATACACCTCTTCCAAAATATCCATATAAAAATTGCAAGGTGTCTACTCAAACGCATTTACAATGCCAAACGCATATTGATCAAATATGGGCAAAATGTGGCATAAACAGATAAAAACAAGGCGATTTTATGGCCTGATGGGGCTAATTTCTTCACCAGACGCATTGTAGTTCATGGTATAATAAGACCAATTTTTGTTATGTCACCAACTGTATCATGGTGCAGAACCAATCCCAGGGCCCATTGCATCGGCTTGCGTTTGTTAAAGGAGATACTATGAACAATAATGACTTTCCAACAGCCTCCACACCAGAAACACTGGCTCATGAAGCCAGTTGCATGAAGGTATTGATGACGTTGATACTAAAATCTATCGGCCAGGCTGATGCAGGCAAAGTTATCATTAGCATGGAAAAATACTCAGCACAACTGGAAGACCCTGCTCAGGCAGAAATATTTAGTACCACCATTAATCAAATCAAAACTGTTTACCGCCGCTAATCAAAGCCCATCGGCCAACAGCATAGTGATAAAGGTCCGATGGGTATAAAATCTTTTCCTTCAAAAAATAAACAGACATAAATAATAGTGAACTCCGGTTCGGGGAAGTTATATATCCTAAACAATTCGAGTTTTAGACGACACGCCTACGCCTTGAAGTACAATAGATACATTTAATCTAATATAGATTGTTATCGAATAAACAATAAAACGAGAAGTCTAATAAGTTTTATTTTTAATCAATTAATTTCCCAAAAATAACAATTAAATCAGTTTTGAAATCAAATGGCAGGAATTGTTTGATGAAACTTGCTTTAGGCAATTAAAAGAAGTGTTGGTGGGTCGTATAGGGCTCGAACCTATGACCAATTGATTAAGAGTCCATAGATAGTCCAATTAACCTATCTAATATCAACAAGTTACCTGCATTCACACCGCATTTTTACGTTGTAGATCGTCACAATGCGACAAAAAGCGCCGCTCTACGTCACAATGACGGCACGCGCATGATCAGTCTACAGGCTCCTGATATCCGCATTCATCACAGTACCACCATTGCCGGTTGTACTCGACGATCTGCCGCATTTCACTGCCGCAAATTGGGCAGAATTTATAGTTGTCATCCCGTGCTAATTTAGTCTCAGTTGCTTCCGTTTTTTTGTTATCAGCCATGTTTTAATTCCCTCACTGTTGTTTTGCCGCGGCAACATCGGATACATATTTGTTTTTGCGATCGGCTATGCGATTACGCACAATTGTTTGTTTTGTCGCCTCCTGTGGCCCGTCAGCAACAATTGCTGCAAGATACGCCTGATTTAAGTCGTTCATGTCGTTTTTGTATTCTGTGGCCAACACAGCTAACGTGGCAGAAACGGCATCGGCACGTTGCGCCGCGGTATTCGTAACCCATGCATTACCATCCCACTCGTCATATTGAGTTTCCGGAATTAATAAAGTCAGATTTGACGGCAATTCACCAAGCGTGCTAACCACCTGCGGTTGACGTGTTTGCGTGTCATATGCAGTTTGACCACGATAGTCAGTAACGATTTCCCATGTTAAATGATCGAGGCTACGCACGATGGCTGTTCCGGATTGTGAAATAGGTGGAGCATCTGTGTAGCTATTTGCTGGGATGCCAGTCCCGGTCATCAAAAATTCCTCCCCGCTACCAACATACTCACCAGTCACGCTATTTGCGTGATAAATCACAATCCAGCCGTCACTGACTGCGAATCCATGCTCATCGAGCGTGGTATATTGTTTATCTGTCATGCTGCTCTCACTATGTAGTTGAATGCGACGTTGCGCGGGCGGTTTTCCGATGCAGTAGGAACGACTGCACTAGCTCGGAAATATTTGTAGTAAAAACCATTAGGGCCAGACGCGGCAGAAAATGGCGCAGATGTGCCTGTGTCAGTTACAAACGCGCCAGACGTCATCCCGATATTGTACCCAACCATCGAACCAGTAATATCCCTGATCGCGTCCCCCTGTGACGTTCCAATCCCCCGCCCCGCATCCACCCCCCGCCCATCATCCCAGCCGCGAATAAATTCGCCGCGCAGATCCGGCAGTACACCGCCGGGGTAGACTTGTGCCAGTTTCGGATATGTTGATGTGTTGAATGATTGTCCGTTGCATTTCAGCCAGCCAGATGGCGCTGTGGACTGCGGCCACGGTAACGGTATGCCGACTATTTCAGAAACGGAAATGGCCCCAATGTCCGCCGGCAACGGCTTAAATGCGGTGGTGTAAATCTGTTCCCACGGGTTCGGAAAACCAGAGTTTCCAATTGACGATCTGTAGCTCAACCCGCGGTTGCCAAAAAGTGCTTGAAATTGCAGAGCTGTGCAACTGGCCGACGATCCGTGAAAGTGCACCACCATCTCTGATGCGCCATCTACATCAGCACGATATACGCCGCTCTTAGCGTCCCATGGAACATTAAATCCGGAAACGGCACCAGTAAAGTCCAATCCGAACGAGCTATTATGAACAAACTCGGTGGTGGCGATTTGCGTAGTGCTGGTTGCCGATGATGCGGTTGGCGCCGTTGGCGTCCCAGTTAACGCAGGACTGGCGAGCGGGGCGGCTGACAAATATGACAACACATTGGCAATCGATGCCTGGCCGATTATGTCTCGACCGACTGAGGTAATATCGGCCTGTGCCAGCACATCAACGCCAGTGAAATACGGCAATTTATTTGCACCACCGGAAAGCCCCGCAAATGCTGTTAATGTCGAATCCCTTGGTTGATAAGCCGCAGTTAAATTAAACCATCCAGTTGATACTGAGTTTGGGTTATTGGTATTTGCGTCAGTAGTGCTGACATAAATAGATGTTCCGTCATCACCGAGGATTACCGCACCTTTGGGATAACCCGCTATAGCGGCAGAAAATGTTGCGTCATATGAATTTAATGCGCCAGCGCTGAACCATCTACTTAGATTTGATAATTCATATAGAATCTGGTTCATGTCCTGCCCTTTTGGGGGTAGGCCACCAGCCGCTTTCAGTATCATCGTTACTGGCGGAAATCCAGCATCATATGATGCCGTGTTATCTCCGGCTGGAGTCGTGCTTAATATGTTTTCTCGCTGCCCGTTAACGCCGAACGGCACGGGTTGTTTCTTGGGTGCATCAGAGCGATTCATAATTAACCTTTATAAAATGTTCCATCGTTGAATGGGTATGCATCATCAGCAAATCCAAAATACGGAGGGGCAATTTGTGAAATATTTAACTGAACACCACTTGGCACCGGAACCACATTATAATCCGTCAGGATTGATTTTTCATATGGTGCCAATGCAAATTCGAATGTTATGCCGATCGTCATATCTCGATAATTGACGCAATACGCACGTCCACGACCAGCAAATAACATAACCAGAAATTTGTTTATCTCCGGTATTGTAGCAATGCTAATATTAGAAAACGCCTTGCACATTATTAGTGTGCGATAGGCATCATCAGACAGTCTGACTGATGTGGTTTCCTGAACACCTGCATAAAATGGTGAATCATTAAATGGTAGTGGATAATCTGATGCCCCCGCATTGGACTCATAGAATCCAAACGCATCACTATCGATTGGCGCAGTTATATACCTGCCTATTCCTACTATTTTTCCCCACACGTCTAATCCATAAGACTCATTAGCAGTCAAATCCCACACTTTATTGATAAATTCATTGGTAAACTCATCAATACTCACGGCCTGATTAAATGTGTTGATGATAGATAACAATGCAGTACTGTTTGCGTACTGCGCGTATATTGTCGATTCCCAATTATTCATACAAGATTTACCGTAATGTCAGAATCCTGAATTGTTGGTATCTGATCAATCCCCATTGTAACCGAGGGTGCATACGATGACCCGGTCAGAGATATTTCAATTGATAACACGCTAACCGTGTCGGGCGATATGGATATCACCGGAGCATAGTATTTACCGGCGTTAATCGATGCGCCGATTCGTGCCTTTCCTATTCCCTCATACCCTCCGGTAAAAACAGTGGTTACCATGTTTTTTACCAGTTGCGTAATGTTGCTAGGAGGGTTTAGTGTGCTATCAATATTGACAGTAAAATACACTCGCGTTGGCGAGGCTTTTTGCCATTGCATCACATATTCAGGATATGGAGTTCCATAGTTTGTGCTGTCATAAACAGTATATGTAGTATTGCCATTCATGTCAGCGCCGGGGTTGTAGGTTTTGAATATAGCATTAGCTACATCACTATCAGACCCCCCATAAGCGCAAATATAAATAGAATGCCCCAATACATGAAAATTTGTTGTCCCTTTATTCACTACGCTGGCGGTTCTGTTTGACCACACATAGGCATCAAGGACGCCATTCACCTCAAGCACGGCAGATAATACAGCTCCATCCATATTTCTTGCGTTTCTCGCCACAGATTCCTTTCGGCGATATTCAAAATTAGCTCTTGATTCCTCAAGACTGCCAAGCACACCAGCAGAATTGTTAATAACGCCAGACCATCCGGGGACTGCCTGATAAATCGCAGTTAGCGCACCAATCGGGCAGGCAATCGCACCAGCGGTTTGGTTTTGGAAAATCACCGACACGGTGCCATCAGATGATATTGTTGCCGCCGATGTTGATGCATAAATGTAGCCGTTAACATCCTGAGCCAGACTCCCGGCAGGAATAATAGTACCGACCAGCCCTGAGCATGTAGCAGTTACCGCCGTTCCGGTGGCGGCGATTCGCTCCATGAAATAAACGCGACCAATAGCGTCCTGAAATCGCCCGGATGCATAGTCAGGATTGATTTGATTTACTATTGCCAGTAGCTGATCGTTTTTATCAGCAATGATTGCCGAATCTGATACGGATATTTGCCCTTGCGGGGTTGATAAATCCTGACTCATTGCGCTACCGAGCGCAGTAGAAAAGTCCGTGATGCGACCCGATAAAATATCTGCCTCATCTGGAACAGCTAACCCGGATGTTGAAAATGACACTGACGGGACGGAGGTTTCTATTGTCGTTGTTGCCATATTCACTCACATATTTACTGTTGATGTGGTTCCGTTCGTGTCCACAATAGTTATTACGCCATATGATTGGCGCTTCTGTTGATCATTTATGATTGTGGCTTGTGCTGTTGATACATAATCCAGCCTCATAGCCTCATTCTGCAAATAAGATTGAATAAGACCGGAACCCGGAATAAATCCCATAATTTGGGTATTGTACGGGATGCCTATTGTGTTGTCATATACACACTCACCGAGATATAAACTACAGGCTGTAGCCACATCCTGTGCGACGGAATAGGGATTGTTTACAACGGCGAGGTTACCAGAATCATCCAGCTGAATATCCCACGTATCAGAATTGAGTGATAATGTCCTGTTTTGCATTTGCTACCCTCCTGAATGCATAGGTGTCGATTCCATCTCTACCTAGCTCTGTTTCTGTTTTGCAGTGATCGACGCATTCAAACCCGTTTTCCAAAAACCATTTTCGTAAACCTACGTCAGTGAAATACCAAATGTGTTCGTCTTTCCTGAAATGTCGAGATTTTAAAATATGCTCAGCATTATCAAAAATAGGGATGGATACGAAAACCCACTCTGTAGCCTGAGATATGGCCTGTTCTGGGTTGTCTATATGCTCCAGCACATCCCAAAATGTTAGCGCGGAAGCCTTTTCATTGTAGATATCATGAAATTTCCCGTTTTTATGCAGCCATTCTACACCAGCTGGATTAACGTCAAACCCCTTAGCGTTTTCGCACTTTGATACAAACTGACCGCACCCAATCCCCACATCGACAACATCACCGGCGTGGTACTTTTTTACAAAATTGATGCGGAATTTTGTTAACTCTCGTCCCATTTCAGTGCTTGCCATTGATGCATATTTTGAGAAATAACCTTCATCATATGGCCTGTTTTTTGGTACAGGGTAGTGACCTATTCCCAGCTCAGGGAAAAATGACAATTCACTATTAATGAGTTCACAAATTTTTTTCATTTAACCATCCGGTTATTTTCTCTGTCAGGTTTGAAATTCTTTTATCGCAATTGTGTTTCATCTCCTGACACATGCAGTAATTGTCAGGGTATACAAACAAGCATTGACTCAAATCCATAATAGATGCATCTGTTATGCGCGAGTGATGATTACTACCACCACAACCACCACCAATAAAAATCATTTTGGTGCGATATGCTAACGCCGCTTGAGATATGAGGCATGGGCCCGTCACGACAATATCAGCGTGGTTTACCAGTGCCATTAACTCGGTGATTTTCAATTCACCATTATGCAATTTCAGATCGGCATATGGTTCTAAATCTGGTATCCACTCCGCGCCCGGAACTGTATCCGCCACACTGACGCAAAAATAGCCGCGTCTGTGCAGTAATTTCGCGGCGGCATCGATATTTTTATTCAATGGCCCACGCGATTTGTGATGCCATTCTGACCGCTCTGTTGTGGGTCGGATTAACGCTATTTTTCTACCTTTCGGCAATCCGATGTCAGGCAGCGCGAATTTTGGTAAATCGAACCCATCAGGCTCGCAGCCAAAAACGCGTCTGGCGGCTGAAAATATCCCACCGGGCCGCATCAGGTCAGCATTGCCATAGAATATTCTTCTCGACTCCATCTGAACTGGAGGGAGTTGAACATATCTGATAGTTGATGATTGCTCATTTTTACGCTGAGTGCGCAATGTGGTATCTGAGCGGATGAAATTGACGTTCGGCAGATCGGAATAAAATTCAGGGATGGAGGTTTTTAGGTAAATCTCTCGCGTTTGGCATAACCGCTTGATAAACGCTCGCTGAAATATGTTGTCCCCTATCCCCTGCATACCGTCGATGTAGAGTTTTTGCATAACGATAATTGTTCCTCAAAATTCCCGGTCGGGAAGGCATTCAGTTCTGTATGTCGGGAGCAGTTGATCACCTTGGTTTTTCCCATGCGAGCAGATGCACGCAGGAAATCATCGTGCCAGCGCCGCACAAGGTTTATATCGGGGTTTTGTAACACTCCAGAGTGATCGCTATGCCAGTGCATACCGTTGGATAGCGAACAGTCATAACCGATCAGTAGAATGCGCGTCGCGCCAAGGTGCTTTGCTAGCAAGATGGCCCGTTGCCCGGAATTAAAGCCGCCTTGTAGTTCTGGCGGGAATAGCCGCAAGCCAAACAATGCCGAAGTGGTTTCGTTTGAAGCCCACCGCATAGCATCTGAACGTATGATTTTGTGGTTTTGCTCCCACCATTCATGGTCACCGGCATAAATATGGTGGCACTCTGGTATCAATGACCATGAGTTGTTAACTGCAATAATTTGGCAGCCAGAGGCCGCCGCAAGTCGGCAGTCATTGGCTGTTAGCGATGGCCCGGAGGCAATGCATATAAAGTTCATAGGCAATAAAAAACCCGCCGGAGCGGGTTGGGTGTGATGATGTCGCGAGTAAGCTCAAGGCTGATTTACGCCGCCACGTTGCTGCAATATATCGGAGATCGACATGTCAGATGGATGGCAAAGTTCACGTGAATCATAAGTCCGCGACCAGTAAGCAAGCCAATCTTCCAATTCTCTACAGGTGTACGTCTTGCAGGCCAGCCCCTCAGCCATAGTGACAATGTCATCACCCGGTGCCGTCAGCTCGTAGCCATTGATTAGCAAAAATATATAACCACCCATCATAGCCGTACGCTTGTTGGCGTTCGCAAACGGGTGATTTTGTATCAGGCTTTCAATAAGAGCCGCGGCCAAGACAAACATGTCATCTGTTTGCTGATAATATCTCGTCAGGCTTGGTCTGGATTGCGATGAACTGAGATTGTTTGGATTGAGAACGCAAACAGGCTCGGATGGTGTTTGCGCCTCAATCAAACTTTTATTGATAAAAATCAGATCATCTTCGGAAAGGTAATGAACTCCATCAATAAACTCGGCCATGCGTGTGCTTTACACCTTAGAGAGATCTTCCATCGCCTTTTCGTAACGAGCAAAACCAAAAGCAAAGGCGTTCTTTACCTGATCTGCGTGTGCGCAGTCGCTTCCCATTGCCGCACGTGGAGATGCCACCACGCCTTTGTCACGCGGGGGGATGTACAACCGCTCGGACTTTCTCAGTGCGTGACTCATAATATAAACCTCTGTAATTACTAACAATATTGTGTAATCCATTAACATAAGACCACCAGTGCGCGCCATTCACTACAGCCCAATGGTTAGAATGACCTGTAATGCATCTAGTAATCTTAGGGCTAAGTTTATAGTAAACACCGAGTCAAGCCATGGTTTACTTTCACAGGCAAACAAAAAAATCAATAGCGCATAATCAAATCCCCATTTGTACAAGGGATTTCATTAACCTGGCTCAATCATAGTTAGCAATCGGTCTGACGCCACACAAATGAAGTGCGTAGACAAAAACTCGCGTTAGGTAAAGACTGATCGCCTGTACAGGGTTTATTTGTAATCAACCATCAAAAGGTGCGGTTCTCGTTTGCGTTTTACAAAAAAAATATGATTCTTGCGTTGCGCGGTTAACCATTTTCGGTCAAGCTTTGATTTAACAAGTAAAGGTTTTGATTTGCCAAATCCAGTAGCTAATCTAGTACGCGCAAAACGAAAGGACTCCCGATCATTGTGGGGGACATATGCAAACAGCAGCTAAGAATACAACTATGCCATACATGATCCCGGAAGCGGACTTCGACAGAAAGCTCAGCGTTATCAAAAACAACATCGAGCATACCAGCTCTTTTTTGCAAAAAGGCATAGAGGATTTCTCGTTGCCGGGCTTTGTTGTGCCATTTGGCTATCGACTGGTTAAATCTCGTGATAACGAACACTACCGACTGATTACTGATTCGCAAGATTCAGAAACCGTTTACGCCGTTAAACTGCTGTTTCGGCATGACATCATAAACGCTAAAAAAACATGCACGCAGATATTGGTATGGCGAACCATTCAGGCCCAGCATGACAGTGCCGTCCGAGGTCTTCCCCAAGTTTTCTTTGAGTTTTTTTTAGAAAGCTACTCGATTGTCGTATCTGATGAAGAGCAAACTCCTGATGGACGCCGCTTTTGGGAACGAATGATTTCGTGGGCCATGTCTGCAACTGGATATCATGTATATGTATCAGATGGCACGCAAGAATCGCGTCCGTTGACATTTATGACATCATGGGACGACTTCTATACTACGTGGTCTGAATTCTGCTGGGGTCATGACAAAGAGTGTCATCGCCACAGGCTGCTAGTGATCAGCAAAGACAAGCTGCACTAATCACCAAACTAAACCCGGCTTGCCGGGTTTATTATTGTCATTCAAATAACCTTGTTGACGCCCAGATCACTATCAGCTACATTCTGTGTCACGAGGCGTAGAAACCTCTCCAAAAGCGGTCCTAACCAACCCCGATAGCGTTGGATTTTTTATGCCTGTCATTCAGTGGGCGCAGTGCGCGACCACACCCCGAATAATGTCGGGAGGGCAACGAATACAACACCCAGCAATGGGGAATAAGTTCGCGGTATCTTTTGGGCCGTTTCTAACCTCCCGACACCACACCATCTGTGGTAATTGACAATCTAATTAATTTCAGAATATAGTTCCGTCAGGTGCTCAAAACACCACAAACAGCGGATACCGCACCCGATAGACTTGCGGATTTTTTGTGCCTGAATTTTGGATATATGGCCGGGCGTGCGGCTAATACAACACCCGAAAGGGGAATATGCCCGCCGACTGTTTGCGGTTTTGAGCGCCCGGCCACCCTACGCAACGCCGGTTATTGCCCATCACATTAATCCTATTGTTTTGGCGTTTGCTGCTTCTCAATTAACAACTTTAACCCTTCTAGTGATCTAGCAATCTCAGTAAGACTACCCGCAGGATTAGTGGTAAACGCGGCCTCAACCCACGCCTCTAAGGCGGCAACAATTTCAGCGTTTATGGATCTCTTATTCCTTTCTGCAAGAGCCGCCACCTTCTCTTTTAATTCCGGATGGATTCTGACGTTGAACTGTGGATTTCTAGGTGCTGACATAAAAATTACCTTGCTCAAATATTGAGTTGACATGATAGCCCACGGATACTAACATTTCAACATTGGTAGCCACTGGCTACTAACACGACGAAGCCCCAACTACTTGCGATAGCTGGGGCCTCTAATTTGCCAGTAACCTGTGAGAAACCGACATGAAGAGTATGGCAAAAGTAAATGCTGATATCACCATTTTTAAGTTTGACGATAGAGATATTCGCGTTGTGATGAAAAAAGGTGATCCTTGGTTTGTTGCCGCGGATTTATGTGACGCCTTGAATCTGACTAACTCCCGCGTTTCGCTTATGGCTCTGGATGATGATGAAAAGGATGTAAGTTTAATTTACACCCGTGGAGGTCGGCAGATAATGTCTGTTGTTAGTGAGTCTGGCATGTACACACTGATTCTTCGCTGTCGTGATGCTGTTAAACCCGGAACCGTTCCGTATCGCGTTAGAAAATGGGTCACTGCTGATGTTTTACCATCAATCCGTGAAACTGGGAAATACACTAAAAATTACGAAGATATCGAAAAGACTACTGTTGATGACCGCACCCCGCTGCGCAGCTTAGTAAACCGGATTATGGGTAAGTACGGCATCCCATATCAGCCCATCTACAAAATGATCCACCGAGAATTTGGCGTTAACCATATCGATGAGCTTTCGCCAAAACAGGCAGCAGAAGCGATGGACTATTTGGCCGCAAAGGTCATAGAGGGTGAATTCCTCGGCAAGCAATCTCTACCAGCAACACCTCCATCACCAGCGCTTACCGTGCAGGAAATGAATCGTCTGGTGTGGCTATGGGATTACGCCAACCGCTCACAGGCCATTTTCAGGGAGCTAATGCCAGTCATGCAGCAATTGCAATCCTCGTATCATGGGGTGTGCTGCGATTACGGATATGAGTTCTCAGCAATCCTGTCACTATCGCGTGACGCTGTGCTGAAGCTGACCAGTGGCGTAGATGTTCAGGCGCCCAGCGACTCAATAAACATATCAGCATGGATCAGGCTAAAGAATAACGAGCTACCGGCAAGACTGCGTTAACTTGGAATTACTCACAGACCACGCTGCGCAGGGACGCGCAACAAAAAACCGATGGTCGGGCTATAGATATTAAAAGTTTATTATGCTGCCTTTGCTTTCATTTCTTCTATTTTTGCCAGCATTCTTTCAACCACAGCTATAGAAGTGATGGCCTCTGATGCACTAATCGTTTCGTCAAGCTTGTAATCAGCCCGTTTTCTTTGCATTTTTTGCTGCTTCAAAACAGCGCCAAGTTGAACTAATGCAATGAACTCAAACGGCTCATTTTTTCTCCTGGCATCTTTGGTGAGGTATTCAACAACACCATCATGTGTAGTTGGAGGGCAATGGGTAAGTATTCCGCAAGTTTCATGGTAAAAGGCATAATAAGCACGAGAAATCGCGCTTCTCAATCCAGATTCGGTTCCAGAATCCAAGCAGGATTTTGCGGCAGAGACAAAATCTTTCCCTTTTATGCTCATGATGCTGAAATCTCCGTTTCTATGTTTCCTCGATACCAAGCTGTAAGATTTTTGCTTGCAAAAGAATCATTTGTTGCCAGCGCAATTGCAATGTCTATATCCATGTTAGCCAGCTTCTCCGCATCATCGCAAAGAACATTGCAGATGATCGCAGCATCTCCATCATCACTAGTGTAGTAATCATGTGATGTTGCTAATGCGTTGTGATTTTTTGCGATGGTTGAGGCAATAAGCGAAAGAGATTTTAGCTCAGACGGATAAAGGCTTGTAACCTCTATAAAATCTTCTAATTGCTTTTTCTTATTTAAAACATCCATTTGCATTTCATTGCGCTCATTATCATCACTTATCATGGATATGGCCTTCCTTGCAAAAAATAATGTAAGCTCGCCATCGCCATCAGCATACGCGGCGTTTCTTGCCGTAATGCATAGATTAAAGCTGTTTATTTCACGGCCAAGCCTTACCGCTTCATTTTGATAATCCTCAAAATGACCAGTATGCCCAAGATAAGTAAGATAATTCTGTGCTGAGATCTCGTCACGATATGATGCTGCTTCTTTGAAAAATGAAACCGCCTTTTCGTGTTGTGCTGCAGCTCCGTAAGCCAAAGCCGATATCATCAGCTTTGTTGGCTCATCTTGAATCTTTTCAACATCTGATAGAACGCGCTTAAGAGTAAAAGCGTCCAGAATGCTACCGGTCTCTATGTGAGAGATTAGCATTATCGTAGTGTCACGAAATCCTTTTTTTTGTGTCTGAGCCATTTAACCCCTCCCTATTCCACAAACTTAGCATTAGGAAGGGGAACCAACAACCTGTTGTTTTATTCATGATTGCTGCCAACCAATGATTTCCCCACATGATTACTCAATACTGCATCAGTAACAGTATTGGTGCGGTCTCGATGTCTGCCGATGTTAAACCCTGAGTGACTTTTTCCAGTCATATTTCAATTGTTGCAGGTTCCAGCACGACTTAGCTATATCAACAATCGCAATGCGCGAGTTAGGGTCAAGCCCCGGCGCGTCTTGCAATCTCGTTACGACTTCATCTAGCGGAACGCCAATTGACTGTTGCCCTGCGGCACGCTCGCATATCGTGCGCACTGCATAATCTATGTCAGATTGCTGATAGGGATTTGATGACAGCAGGTATTGATAGCGCATCTGCAACTGCTGGCTGTATTTTGTAATGGATCGGTTGTCCATGCACTCCTTGCTTGCCTGACAGTCTTTCTCTTTTTTGTCGGCAGCTTGTTTTTCTTTTTCATCAAATTCACGGATGCCGTTATCAAACGCGGACAGATAAGCGGTGTGGTAACAATTCTTATCCGTCCCGCACTTGCTGGTATCAGCTGTCAAATTGCTGCCCGTATGAGAAAGATAATCTTGTTTCAGCTCTTTAACCGATTTATACCATGTCCTTCCGTGACCATTGGGCCAAAATTCTTTTACTGGCTCATACGTTTCCGATTCAGTCCTTTGATACTCTTTTATTTGCTCCGGCGTCATTGCGCATCCAGCGGCAGACAATGCAAGTAACAGCACGATTTTTTTATTCATTATTGCGGCCCTGAGGTTAGCGATCCCCCCGATTGTACGCCGCCATGAGCATGATTTTCCACTGATATATTACCCGCCCTAATGTCTCCCGCGGCGGTAATTGTGCTGGTTGTTGTCACCGGGCCTATAATGTGCATTCCATTAGGAGCCATGATAGTGATACCACCATCAGCGAATTCGATATACTGCGTGGGTGTAGGGTTCAGTAACCCGATTCCGCCGAGGTATACCGCGTCAGCAAGGTTGTGCTCTCTTTTGCTGCCGGGGATGGCTTGCGCCCCACTGCTTTTAACCAGACTGATATCCCGGTCACAGACCAAAATCAGCCCAACATCACCCACAGACGGATTCATGATTACCGCGCTTTGCCCATGCTGTAACCGCATAAACGGAACGTTGTAAATCAGGTCTGTATCGTTGATTTTTTTACCGGACGCATCAACAGGATTAACAAACCGCCTTACCGTCAGGGTCGAGCCTGTAATAGCGGTCACCTGAGCCAATTCGACAAATGAGCATCTTGATAGCATTTGCCGAAACACGAACGCCAGCGAATTGCCCTCACACGATATATCTGCCGGGGTTTGATTGATCGGATTCATTGCACCCACTCCGTAGGCGTCGCAGTTATCACAGAAAACCACGGGCCACCTTCAATTTGAGACGATAGGTAATGTGACGTACCCACCTGAATGAGATAATCCCCACTAACGTGTGGTAAATCGCTCTCTATGCGAATTTTGCGGCACACCTTAATTAACGGCGAATACAGACAGGTGACTGATATCCCCAATTCAGTAAATATGGGATAACCAATCATGCCGTGGTCAGCAGAAATCAATACGACTTTGTCATCAATCGGATTTTTGCCGGTATAAATGGTTACCTTGCCAACGTCAATATCAGCATTAAAACCATATGCACGGGCAATGCTTTGTATCTGGTCTATAGCGCTGCCATCAAAACGCTGATTATCAACAGCAACATCAACGTCAGCGTTGTAAAACGAAAATCCAGCTGCCCCGGCTATGCCTTTTATTAAATCCTGAGCCGTGGTCTTCCCGGCCACTGACGTGGCCGGGAATGGTATTGTCCGTTCATACGCCGTGGCCTGCGCGATAATTTCTATCGGAGCTTCTGGCATCATGTTAGCATTAATCATTGGACTGGTGATTGAGCCGGAAAAAATACGCTCGTCATTGGCGATAATTTCAATCTGGTTTTGTTTCTGAGCGATAATCCGGCGCGTTCTTGATGTCAACTTGGCTATGATATCCATCGACAGTCCGTAAATACGCGCATTGGCTACGGTGCCGGTAGCGCCACCGTATGCCGACACACTCACCTCACACTTGAAACCCTTTAGCGTGATAGTGTCATTTTCTTTTTTATCATCGAACGAACCCTCTGACAGTTTGAATTTTATTTCAATGTCGCGGCGTTCGTATGTCATAAATCAGATGCCTCTAAATAGTAGAGTTTGTATCGACTACCAAGGCCATCCCATACCGGGTCGGTATCACCTTCCATATCAGAAAAAACCAGATCGCCGATAAAACCGAGGTATTTATATCTCACCATTCGATTGCAATTCAGGCATATAACGCCTTGCATTATTGCTTTTTCACCAACGTAGAGATCCATATAAAGGCCGGTAGTTCTTTGGTGTATTTTTATTCGGCAAGATTGACCGCCTAGTGTAATGCTTATTTCTTGTGATTTTTCCGCCGCAATAGCAATACTCAACATTATAAAATCTCCTTAACAAACCTAGAAACATAGTCTTTTATCTGTTCGGCATTAGCATTGGTGGCTTCGTCATATGCCTCACTAACAGTTTCAGCGGCAGACACAACACCGGAAACAATTGCGCTTCCGGTTGTTGAAAGGGCTTTGGCAAATGCAGTTGCAGAGTTGGCAGAGGCCCACGCTTTTTTAGCTTCATCTAATGTTACAGGTGTCGTATTTGATATAGTTTTGCTTGTTGAAATTGCACCATTCCGGGTTCCCCTTTGGTTGTCTGTCTTTTGTTCTTTGGTTGTTGAGCTTGATATAACCACTTCACCGGTTTGCATGACGGCCTGAAATACCGCACTGACTTTTAGCAGTGTCTGGCCATTTTTCGCGGTAACCGAGTAATCATAATGAGCCAGGTCATACGATTCAAAAACACCGTCCGGCGTTTCGATATTGTACGTGCTCGCACTGGTACGCATTTCATCAAGAATATCAATGAGGTTTGAGCGGCTCAGCATACTGAAATTGGTCAGGTTAGGTAATGCCCCGCTAAATGCTGACCATCCCTCAAGCAAGAATTGAACGCGGATTTCTCTCGGCTTCTTAACTTTGTTGTATGAAGTATAAGAGCCTTTTTCAATTGGTGAATTCACGATTACAGCATCGGCGGATTGCTCAATAGAACCCCAACCGCTAGGAGTAAAAACCTTCTGTCCGACTACTTTTGTCTTGTCGGTATTATTCTTATCAATCGTGTTGTAATAAATGCCATAAGTAGGTGCAAATGCGCCATTAATGACAGAGAAAATACTTCTGCTTTTAACAGCGGATAACAGGGTTGTTTCGTTAAGCGAGAAAGACATTACATCTCCTGATAAATCCATAGGTAATAAACCCGTCTAAACGGGTTTGGTGTGTTCGATTATTTTGCCACTAAATCAGTAGTATGCGTTAACTGGCATATTTAGCATTTCAGGAATGAAAATCCCGAATTTCTTAGCCGTTCCGCGCACAATCTCCTCTGGAGTGTTTGCTCCCCCACTGATAGTTTCCTCTTGTCCGGTGACAATATCTCGGTAATGAAGAGTGATAACGTAGCGGAATACTGGAACAACTTGACGCTTTTCTTCAATCTGATAACGACCAGTTTTTCGAATGGATGGTAGTACTTCATTGGTCACCCATTTGCGGAAGCGCCAAGGTAAGGTACCTTGTTTTATTGAATCACGGCAGCGGAGAATAAGAGTGTACAGGCCGGATTCATTGATGATGATCATGCTCTGCGCTCCGTTACCTGCCGACCCTAACTTGAAGTTAGGGTCGCCGTTGAAGATTTGTTTTTCATCATCGTCCAACGATGCTACTGATTTTGAAGGGTTTGATAGGTCTAAAGACTTACAAACATCAGAGGCAATAAACCACGGTTCTCCATCGCGCATAACCGCGCGTATTTCACTTCCTTCAAAAATGAAACCTGAATTTGCAACTTCATTGGTGCTGGATGTCGTATTTTTTGCTAAGGTATTCATATCAATAATTCCATCACGATTTGTTGATATCGAGGCCTCGTTAGTTGCAGCTATCGAGGCTTCATTTTTGTAGTCTTCCACTTCTTTCAATCCAGAAAATCTCTTGTATTTTGTTTTCCCATCGCTTTTCAGGTGTCTTTTGTAGGATTTAGATGACATGCCAAGGTCTTTTTCAGGCCATCCGGCTGCAATCCTTTGCTCTAGGGTGCATGGATTAACATCAAAAAACTCAGCCCATTCAAAAATTGTTTTTATCTCTCCGCTAATCTCATAAAAAACTCGACCGAACCTTTCCTGTTCTCCCCATCCGTGCCTTTTGAACCCCATCCGCTGCCGTTTGCGGTCAATCATGTCTTTAGCGTTGTCTTTGGCGTCCCCCAAGTACAAGTGATCTGGGTTGCAACAGCATGGGTTATCACACGTATGAAGCACCCACCATTTGTTAGCACCCTGAGGTATCACACCATTTGACATTTCATAAGAAATTCTATGGGCTGACCATACTCTCCCCTCAAACGATAATTGTCCGTATCCGGTGAATCCGGTGAATCCAGTCCAAACTAGGCAACCATCATCGCGAGCACTTAGCTTGGATAGAAAAAGGCGCCCAAGTGCCTCCTTATCAACAATATCTGCTATGGTCTTCCGAATCTTCATATATCATCACCAAAAGTATTTTACAGTATCGAATAGTCGTGACAGAATCATAATAGATTCCATTTACAGCCTTAGTCAATACTATAAAGAACTATTTATGACCAAAGAAAACCATTTCATAAAAAGAATGATTGCCAGAAGGGTTGATCAGGGGCTTTCCCAAGAAGATCTGAGCAAGAGATCTGGGGTGGCAGCTGCACAAATTTCTCGCTACGAGCTAGGAAAAAGCAAGCCAAGGCCAAACGTAATCGCTAGGTTAGCTGAGGCGTTGAACGTGCCCTTTGAGTGGCTTGCTTATGGAGATAATGATGCTGACCCAATAACAATTCCCGGCATACCCACGCGCCAAATAGAATTACCTGAGGATTTGGTTAACATAATCAAAAAGAAAGCCGATGAAATGGGTATTCCTGAATATGAACTTATAGAAAGAATGCTGGCTGAATCACTCGTTCATGATGGAGTGATAGAAAATGTAGATGACTATTACCTCTTAAAAAAACCGGATCGTTGAGTGCTCGTGCGGTATCAAAAATAGGAACTGCAATCTTTTTTTCCAGCTCCTGCCAGCGGTCAACCAGTCTGGCAGTAAACTCCGGCGACAACTGAGCTACTACTACGATGCTGTCTCGTTTGCCTTGCTCACCCTCAAAAAGATAAGCATCAACAAACCGGTTTGGGCTATTTGATTGTTTATTTTCAACTTTCCCCGTTGGGGTAAGTTGAATCACGCCACGATCTACTTGGTCACTGATTCAATGACCATTGTCATCCCCTGAGAAAACTCGTCTATGTATTCAAGCATCACAGCATTTCGTTCCGCTTCGTAGCTCTCGCTATGTTTTCGTAACTCTGCGGTCATCCAGTTGAAGGCGTTGATATACGCCTCTTTAATCGCATCAGCCTTGGCGCCATTGAAACCCATGACCAGCATCACGAAGCCGCTAAAATCCATTCGGTAGTATTTCTGTTTCTTGTCAAAAATACCTAACTCATTGATTTTATCGACAGCGCAAAAATGCGCTCTCCTGAATTCATCAGAAAATAGACTGGCGCAGGGACGCGATACGCATCACGCCTATACCCCCGGCAAATACATCTGCACCTCATCAACCACCATTTCCCTCACGGAATGAAGCAGCCGTTTGCGTCCACCAACACCCCAACTAGCCATTTTTCTGGCGCACTGGCTGATCTCCTTGGTTTCAGTATTGATGATGTGATCGATTTTATTCAGACGCGACATGGCGCTGATGCCATTACGGATTACTGCCTGAAAGATCTGGTAAACCTTGATTTCAAACTCAACATTGAGCCACGCGGCATAACGAATGGCGACCAATTCAAGACCCCAAATACCCGGCTGAGTGCCACCTTTGATAACTCTAACCGAAGCTATTTTCGTAGCTTTGGTCAGTTCTTGTACAAATTTCTTGATTTGAGCGCTTTTGATGAAGTTACTTGGTCGTTGTGATTCAGTGGCCTTTCCCTCAGCCACGGCGGCAGCGTGCAAGTCATTGAGATTGTAGCGCCCGGCGTCATCGACGCGAACGGAAACGCCGTTTACGGATACGGTTGGGTATTGCATGGCGATTACCTTACTTTGAAATGAACCTTTGCCGCACAGGAAATCAGCCCATCGAAGGCTCGCCAGCACTAGCCGACTTCCTCAAAGGCTCATTTCAAAGGGATTGGTTCGATGTGGATGAATGCGCGTGCGAAGCGCTCGATGAATTGGCTAATTTAATACGCTGATCGTTTATCAGGATTTACCAATCCTGAATGTGTTGTTATGGTCAAGCCCTATATTTTTTCACATAGCAAAAAGGCGTCATCATGAACGACAAAAGGATTGTCGAGTTAGAAAACCAGAATCGTGAACTAAAAATACGGCTAAGAGCATTAGAGTACGCCTTCATGCTGTCTGTTGTTGATATGACGCCAGATGGGTGCAGGCAGATATCAGATGGATTCGGTCACCTTCAGAGCGATATCCTTAAATCCATGACTGACGCTGAAGCCCGTGAAAACGCAGCCGTCACAAAACAATTGAAATTTCTTCTTCGGCATGTCTTCATTCAGGGTAGTACACCCTCCCAATAGCATCATTAAACCTTTTAGTTCCTTCGTCAAAGCTTGTTGCACAAAAAGTGCTCTCAGCTCTACATGAAGATCGCTTTCTTGCGCCCAACCTAAGCGCAAGCCAGTAAAGTTTCCTTGCAATAAATTCTCTCATGATTTCCTCGATATTCCCCGCCGAAGCGGGGCTTAGTTTCCGGCAGTAAACCCCAGCACGCGAGAGCGATTACCCGCCTGCTGTTGCAGGTCTTTTGACAGCGCCGAGGCGCTAGTCGGATTTGATGTGACGGTTACCTGACCAAAATTATAGACAGGGGCCGCTGATTGCTGCGTTATCGGAGATTGATATCTCGGTGCAGTTGCTGCGGCGCCAGTCGGCATACCAGCCAATACCTTCGGCACATACATTTGAGTTTCCAGCGGTGCATTGCCCAACCCTTTACGCTGCACATTGCCAATCCCCCAATTGTAAGCTGCCAATGCTTTATTGAGGTCTCCGCCAGTTTGCGATAACAACTGATTAAGGTATTTTGCAGCCGCCTGCGCAGATTTGTGCGGGTCGAACGAGTCATTGCCACTCAATCCCAAATCACGCGCAGTACCCGGCATCAACTGAAATAATCCCTGAGCACCAGCGCCAGAAACAGCATATTGATTACCGCCAGACTCAACAGTAGCGACACTTTTAAGCAGTCCAGCAGGAAGCCCGTATTTCGCCTCAAGTTGCCCGAACTCGCCAGACATCCAGTCAAGCATGGCCTTACCTTTGCCGGATGCCTGTGGTGCGGTAACGCCGGGGATGTTTGGCGTCATTGACGCAGCCCCAGCCGGGGTGATGATGGCATCGCCAATTTTCCCCAGCATGTCAAGCGCCTTGCTCCAAAATGATTTTTCATCCTGATGCTGCCGGTCTTGAGCCGAATTTCCCTGCTGCTGAGTGTCGTTTATCTGCTCTAATTGATGCTGTGATTGTGATTCCGGATAAGCAATGCCGGGGTTATTTGCACTCCAATTTTTGCGCTTAAGTCGTTCTAACTCAGACATTTCTTCCGTCTGGCTTTGCGTGTCAGACGGAGCCAGCAGCGACAGTAATCCCACACGCTTAGCGATGGCCATGACGACGCCGGAACCGGCAGCAGCAGCGCCAGAGCCAGCGGCGGCACCAGCACCAAGCTTCAGCAATGACCCAAACGCGCCGACAACCCCAAGAACCCAACTTGCTACTTTCAATCCAATCAGAATTTCAAATGCATTTTTCCATCCACTTACCGCTTCAACTCCTTTATGCACGTATGATGCGATTTCGCTGAACGTATCCAGCACTGAGCGGATAGCGGATTTAATTTCCTGCGGATGACTGGATAACCACGTCGCCAGCTCCTGTAGGTAATTGGTGAACTGCTGAACATACGGAGATAGTGCGTTAAATATGACGTAGCCGGTTTTTTCCAGATTTTGATGTAGTTCTGTCCACTGCACGTTAAATTTACGCGCGGTGTCGATATCCTGATCTGTTATCCCCGATTTAGCCGTGTACTTCTGCACATTCGGCATGAATTCGCCACGCTGGATTGATTGCAGTGTGGCGTCATCAATACCCAGCATTTGCGCGATTGTTCTGGCGCGGTCTTGGTTTTTTTCTTTCTGCAATCCAGATGCGATTTTCGCCATCGCTTGACTGGCATTGTCATTGTAATCAACGGTAACGCCCGTGCTGGCCGTGAGCATCGCCAGTGCTTCTGACATCGGCGTTGACTTGCCCTGCCGCATCGCCTCAAGGTTGGTCTGCAATCCACCTAGCGTGCCACTCATTTTTTCAGCGGACGAACCTGCAGCCTCGGCAGCTTTTCGCCATCCATCCAGCTCCTGAGCCGACATGCGCAGCGCTTTGGATTGGGTGGATATCTCCATCAATCCATTTGTGGTGTTTTTTACAAAACTCGTGACGCCGGTAGCAGTAAGTGAAAGACCAACAAGAGCCAAAAGTTCTTTCTGAATCAGCCCGAAAAACGATGACGCTCGTTTACCCTGCTGCTCCATGAATTTTGCAGTTTGCTCTGAATTATCGCGGGTGGATTTCATGCCGTCCGCGACATCCTTTTTACCCTTATTGAATCCAGATGCATCCAGACCAAATGTTACAACCAGCGCGTCAACAACAGTTGGCATTATTGTTCACTCCGTCGCCGCGCTACTTCGGCGTTGTAATTGTCGATAGTGATTATTTCAAGCAGCGCCCACAAATCCTCTAATCCGTAGACGGTATCCAGCTCATGCAGCGTGGCCCGATTTGCCGAAATGACCGTCGCAATAGTCCGGGGTATGTTGACATAATCAGCCAACCCCCGGATTTCATCGCTCACCATTGGCGCGATGTCTAGTTTGCGACGGCGCTCAAGAAACCCACGTGGAGTTTCAACACCTCCGTTTTCAGGCGGAATCGCGTTGACATTTCCTCAATATGAGAGTCATCGAGCGGGATCGTTGTGGTGGGTGTAGCCTGGAACTGAATGCATGACATCAGCTCATCCATCAGAGGCCTCGATTCCGCAAACGGAATTTTCCCCAGTGCGGTAAGTGCGAATTTTGCTAATGCCGCCATTCCCGAAACGAGGACGGCGTTATATAGCTCATTATCCGCCTCATTTTCTGGCGCTCCAGCGCTCAATTTTTGGATTGCGGAATATACTGGTTGTGGCACCTCGACATTTGCAGCCATTAACGCACTGACAACGCGAATAGCCCACTCCTCAATTTGTCTGGCAGGCATTTCAGTGATGAGAAAAGTTTTTCCCTCATCGCGGTTTTTCGCCTCTACTTTGAATGTTAACGTTTTGCGAGCCATATTATGCATTCTCCGGCGTCACGGTTTCCCATTCAATTAGCCCGGTAACAGGCTGCAAAATACGAGCGGCGGCGGGAATGACTTTCCACCGTTTTAATATCCCGTTAGTCATCGTGTATTTCATGCCAAGCGACGGAAGCCAAACAATTCCATTGCAGCGAAAAATCGCTTTGCTGGTTTGCTGCGTCGTATACCACGTATCTAATTTAGATCGCGTCGGGGAATCAGCCGTCAGGTGAAATGTCCATGGCAGGTCACCAAAAATAAAACCGCCAGTTAATTTGCCATCTGCGGTACGAATGGTTTCTGCCAAATCAGTGTCGCCCATGTCAAAAATATTCTGAGCCTCAAATGATTCCATCTGAAAACCAGATGGATAGAGATTTGTTACAGTCAACTGAATAATGGCATCAGCAGCCGTTAATGAATTTGCCATAATTATTGAACCTCAACTGAATTCACGATCAGCTTCTGAATAAATCCACCGTCGCAATACCACAAATAAACTGTTGGTGATGTACGCGCATTACGCATTGCAGCAGTAAACGGTCCTATATAAATGTAATACCCCTTTGTCGTTAATGATGTCGATACATCAGTTCCGACGATAGAGTTAATAGCCAGAATCTGATTATCATCCAGCGTAGTGCCAGCAGAAATGCCACCCCAAGATTTAAACTGCTCAACTGTACTGGTCATGCAATTTTGAATAGCCGCTCGACCAGCGTCGTTGTACGGCAAATAAATTTCAGACTGGAATAGCGTGATAATGTCACTTTGCAAATTAGCATTAAGCCAAATCTGACCAATGTAAGCGTCGATCCACTTATATGAACCAGTTATTGAACCCGGATACCACTGATTGGTTACGATGTTATTTGCAGCGTATTTTCCGTAGAAATTATATCCATTTGTAATCAACGAAGAATAATCAGCGTTAGTATTTACATTCGATGCCAGACCACTTTGCACGCGAAATGCAATCGACCGACGCCCATTAGTCAGGTCGAAATTAAATGATGCGGGAATTGCCAGCAAAGATGCCGCATATTCCTGCGTTCCATAAACGGGAATAGTACCGCCATCGTTGTATGTATTGATAATGTCGTATGCATATGCATTCGTGCTGCCGCTGGTCACGGCATAAACCGAATTATCCATCAGGATGTACGCAAATCGGTTGTTTTGTCCGGTTACCCATGCTGCTAATGCCTCACCCTGTGATTTTGTCGGCATGAATGACGTAGTAAACAGCACCCAATTTTGATTCTGGTCGAGAATGGTTGTGAACAAATCAGCAACCACGGCAGCGTTAGCGCCATGAGACAAGCTTGCCCCGGTCGCCGATGTCAGCAGCAGGCTTGCAGACAGCGTGCCAGATGCATAACCGATGGCTGAATTAGAGCCGGATGAAACGGTTGTAATATAAAATTTTTTCTGTGTTGTATCGAATCGAACGCTAACCTGAGCCGATGATTTCACCGTGTTAATTGCATTCTCGATGACGGTCGCGGCTGCGGCAAAACTGGTTACCGCTGACAGATTAATATTACCTGTAGTTACGGTGGTATTGTTAATCGACAGCGATAATGTGCCGCTCATAGCCTGCAATTGAGCAATCGTTACCGATGCCATGGAGCCAGATCGCAACCACGCAGATACTCCCAATTCATTATATTGAGCAAACAGCAATTCACCCGGCAAGCGTGATGCATTGTTATATCCGCTGAAATATTTTGCTGCCATCGTGTATTCAGTGGACAGTGCGCCAAAATAAGATTTTACGTCATCGGCGGTTGTGAAATTTAACACAGCTCCGGTAGGGATGCGTGTGTCTCCGGACAGAATTAACCCATTAACATCAAGTGCAGATCCAGATGCAGCCAGTACACCGGGCAGAATCTGCACGATTTTACTTAACGAAATCGACATTTTTTATCCTTGAGGTGGAAATTGAACGTTTACAGGTACGGCATTTGGATTTGCGCTGGTCATATATTGCTGAGGTGTTGTTATTACCGGGTTTGTTTGTCCGATAAAATCCATCGTCCATCGCGGCTCATATTGCTGCTCACCGTTAATCATTGTTGTTTGGTGCGGGTCATTTGAATACAGAGGCGATAGCGCGGAACCATTTGAAGAAAACCATCCAGCCGCATACTCATCTCTAATCATGGTTGAAATTATGACCGCATTGTTTTGTGCGTTAGGCCCGTAAAAATCGATCTGACATCGCCATTGACTATTTCTGTTTGTTTTTTTCTGTCCATTTTCACCGTCATGAACCCATTTGTTTGTTGACGTGGCTACGGAATCAATAGGCGTCATTACAATGTAATCAGTGCCAATTTCCGGCATTGGAACATTATTTTCCTGACCAAGGACACAATCAGAAACATCAACGAGAGACAATAAAAAACCACGGAGAGCCGTGGTTAAATCATCCTCTGATATTGATATCGTAGCCGTCATGTTTTCCTCTGCAAATTGATTATCAGTTTGCACCAGTCATACCAGAGTTCTGCTATTTTAACGATCAGCCACTCATTTCCATTCACGACCAAAATATCCCCACCAGTTTGATTGGCACGATTTATAGCGCTGAAATTCCCGTGTACATACGCAACGCGAGTAATCCCCTGCACATTCAATGAATCCATTTGCTTCAAATCCATTGATGACAATTCCTGCAATTGAACTGAAACATCAGCCTGAGAATAAGACGGCGTGCGCTTACCGCTGGGTGCAGTAACATAACCGGTGTTTATTTTTATTACCGCAGGGACATAATCATTGACGAGTGACACCGCGCCGGATGTGATATTAAACAGATCCATCATCACCCCCATTGATTTCATAATCCACTGCGCGTTGCATTGAACCGGAGTCAATCAGCGTTTTATCTGGCTCTTTACGGCCTTTTCTGATTTTTGCATCGATAGTTGATTTGGCGTTAGCGGGAGGTATCGATGATTCAATCGAATCTCGAATATCCTGAACTATGGTTAATCCCAACCTATCGAACCCTTTTTTAACCACGCCTGGATCGGCACCAATACCATCCAATGACTTAGCCAGTTGCTGTGACCAGTCTTTAGCGTGGTTATCAATCGATGTACGCATGAATGGACGAGGGGGGATGGTTTTAGTGCCGTATTCATTTGCAGCAGCATACGGAGCAATTAGCTCCCCCATATCCTCATTTGTCGCCCCCGCCAGAATACCGGCACTCAGACTAATCTGCGTCTTTTCTGCGATAGCCTGGAGTGCCGACAGCATTTTATCGCCGCCAGAAATACCCATAAATCACCCCCAAGGGTGGTAATATCGCTGCACATGATATCTGCCACCAACCACATATTTCCGCGTAGCCTGCCAGTATTGCTGGCCATATCCCGTCAACATAAACCATGATTTGGTTCCCGGAACTGCCGTAGCAAATGACGAACTCACCGACCCCTGAGATGCGCTTGATAATGGGCTCGAAACGCCTTTAGCGGCCCACTGTAGTGATTGCGACACATGAGCGGTTAGCAAATAGAGCAACGTCTTACGCTCAATCTCACCGTTATCCGGGTCATACGGACTAATCGACCCATCGGTGTTATCGAGATACAGACATGCGGTGCTGAATGCGTTAGTCAATTGCCCGGTGGTCAGCGTGGAAAAATTGGGGTAACTCGTCAGGAATTCGGCAGCGTCAAACACCACGACGCCCATAATTATGCAACCTCGTCGGTGACTTCTTTAGTCTTGACGGTGGGGTCTTTCTCAACATCAACAGGCTCGCGGCCATGTCGAGATTCCCGGCGCTCTTTTGCAGCAGCAACGGAACTTGCATCTTCTGCGTGATAAACCAGTGTGTTATTGCGCTCCAGATTTCTAATTAAATCGGGGTAGGTTGATTTGACCAACTCCCATTTATCGGCGTCGACAACGGTGTGGCCAAACAGTCCGGTTGGCAGCACGCCTTTTTCCTGTCCCAGCAAGTGGAACGCGTTGCCTTTAAGGGTCACTCCCGTGCCATCAAAATGAATACCGTGCGGGTGATTGAGGCGAACATGAATTTTACCTGACATAGAATTTCCTGATTCAGAAAAAGAAGCGGCCTCTAATGAGGCCGAATTGTCTTGTTGCTTACGTGGACGTCCGCGCATATCACATGCCCGTCATCTGAGCGACAGCAGCCGGAACCCGAATAACGCCGCCGTAGGTGGTCGAGGTCACTTTCTGGCTGTATGAGGACAGACCCGGAATGATACGACCCATGCGCATTTTCTCACCAAAACCTAATAGGCCCGTTTCATTGCCGAGAACCTTGGGCGCGATAAACATCATTGTCTCAACACCACCGCTTGACAGCTGGGGCAGGCTGACAATGGTCAAATTGCTGAAATAGGTTTCCAGCATTTTCAGTACCGACACATTGAAATCGGTCGCGCCACCCAGCAGAGTGCGCAGGCCGGGCGACATGGTCAGGATCAGCTCATCTTTTTCCGACACCAGACCCTGCAACTGATTAACCAGACGTGTAAACAGCGTCAGGATATCGTTGTAACGCTGGACAGTGGTTTTAGCTGACCACGCAGTTGAACTGCCTGTGCCAGTTGCAGCGGCGGTAATTGCCGCAGTCAGATTCGGATCATTCAGAACGCCATAGATTTCCTTTCCTGACACGCCCAGCAGATAGAATTTATTGGCGTCGATGTCGATAATCGTCGCAGCAGCACGCTGTTTGTCAGCAGCCAGATTGATTTTTGCCTGCGATGCCATATCTGCTTCCAAATCACCATACTGAATAATGGTTTGGAACCGATACTGTTCGCGGGTAAACCACTCTTGGTTAACGCCTGCAACGCCGAATTGCCCGAAATCACTGTATGCAGCGGTATTACCGGTAATTTCAGATGCACGCCATTTGAAATACGGTGCTGTCCAGTCGCCCTTTTTCTCTTCCGGGTAAAGTTCACGCGCATTACGCGGCGCGGTCATGATTTCGATGACAGTTGGGTCAATGTACGCCAGCAGTTCAGCCGGTACGGTTGAGTTCGCGGAGGTGATTAACGCGGCATCCTGTGCGATTGCTGCGCGGTTTTCCGGGGTAATCCACATGCGACCGCCGGGAAACACGAACCCGTATTGTTTTGCCTGATCAAACGTAATATTCATTTTGTCTCCATGCAGGCGCGACAAATACCACTCTTATTTCAGAGTGTGCACGTCACGCCAGATTATTTAGTGTTTATGCGGAAGCTGGGTTCCAGTTGGAAATGACAGCAAGGCCAGAAGTTGAGTCAACGCCTTTACAAACAAACGTGGTCTCGACGAATCCTGACACGGTGGCACCAGCAGCGGCAAAGTGCACCGAACCATTGGTTTTTGATGCAAATGCTTTCTGACCTACTGTAGGCACTGAACTGTTGTCGTATGTGACATAAAACTCGCCGATTTTTGCCACGGTCAACGATGTGTTATCTGGCAGCGTCATAGTCGAACCAGACGTCAGCGTAAAATTGTAGTAGTTCAGCAGGCGCTCAATGAACCCAACCGGCGCGTCAGAGCCGGATGTGGATGATTTGACCTGTGTGTTATCACTGCCAGCGAATACAAACTGACCCACATACACGGTATTTTCTGCTCGTGGATTGAACGGCAGATACACAACCGGATTTTGTGACGCCCGATCGCCCTTTACTGCCGGGGCGTAAAACTGATTTACCTGAGATTGCAGACCCATTTACAGGCTCCCATTAAAGACGAATATTTGCCAAACCGGCGAATTTGCCATCCAGTTTCGCGGGTTTGTTGAATGCTGAGTCACCGACCGGCGCAGGTTGAGATTGTTTCTGCTGCAGCATAATTTCTACCATACCAGCGTAACCAGCAGGTTCGAATTTACTGGTGTCGATGCCCTTCGCTTTCAGTGCGTGAGCATAGATGTCGGCAGCGGAGTCAAACGCCATTGCATCAACTTTGCCGCACAAGCCCTCAACCTTGCTTGCCGCCGTGGTCAGCGCCTTAGCCCGTTCGCGCTCGGCCTGAGCCACTTTCTCGGTTGCTGATTTGATTGCGGCATCCATGACGGCCTGTGTCACCACGTCTTTTTTCTCCTGATTTTCTTGACCGCCTTCCGCGCCGCCAGCAGAACCGTTTTCGTCATTGGCTGGAACCATCAGGCATTTCAACACCGCATCAATAGTTTCAGGCGGTACGCTGGCCTGCTCCAGAATTTGTTTGATGCTCTCAGCCGGTGATTCCGCATCATATGCCGGTGATTCCTCTTCCTGTTGCGGCTCTTCTTCCACGCCGTCGCCGATTTGTTTTTCCTCTGGCTCAACAACTTGCTCGGCGGCCTCTAGCGCTTCAGCCAGTTCTGTAGGATCGATTTCAATATCCTGCGCCAACAGCGGCGCAAATTTCTGCACTGCGGCTTTAGCAATCGCAACAGGGGTTTTGTTTGCTCGCACCAGAGCAGTTAATTCGCCCGGTGCGGCGTCTTGCGCCAGCAGTGGTTTCAGGTGAGCTGCCAGCGCAGAACGCAACGCCACCCCTTTACGATTCAATTTCTTCATCGTATCTATTACCTTTTTTTGTGAGAGATTAGACGGCATTGCGTCATGTACATATACATCCGGGCCAGCCCGGCCTTTTTCCACCAGCGCAACATGGTTTCCCCTCAAATTGCGCATGACAAAATCATAATTGACACCGTTGAATTCACCCGGAGTGAAGTCCGGTTCGAAAAAATATCCGCAACTAATTTCACGCAGCGTGCCGTTATTGATTTTTTCAATCGCGTCCGAATCAGTGACAATCAACGCATTATCAAGATACGGAGCACTCCAGACAGGCGTTGTGCCGATTGATCCGATCCGAAATTCTTTGAGCGGAGCATCTGCGCTATCCTGTCGGTGTTCGCGCAGCAGGGGCATTCCATTAAATGTGTCTCTGGCCTTTTCCAGCTCTTCGCCAGACCTGTAACCGTAGTAGACGCGCTCAGGTTCGAGGTTTAATTCCTGCCAGCCTGGAATCTCCTTGCCCAAATACGGAGCGACTTGTTCTTTTGTTAGATGGGTCTGACTAACGTGCAAGTAGCCGTTTTCATCAATTCGGCGGCGCGATGGCTCAGAATCTAGTGCTATTTTTCTGTCACCAATATAACCATTGGCATATGCTGCCTTTTCTGCTTCTTCTGCTTTTTCGCGTGTGGGGAATGGCCCTTTTGACCCAAACCACCAGCGGCCATTTTTTTTATGTACTGGCATGGAATCACCTTTTTATGGCAATAAAAAAGACCACCTAGGTGGTCTTGATTGCGTTAACTTTTATTTCTATGCATCGCGCATAGATTATTTGGGTATCACCGGTCTCATATCACACTTGCAGTTAACGAGCTGACCCGGCATCACATGCTGTCTTTCATGCGGATCCCAACACCCCTTTGAGATGCTGAATACCTCGCCATTCATTTTGACATGTGACTCTCGATAGGTTTTGCTGCCACCTGCACGATGCACCCATATTGCCTCGGTAATACCAGCTGATTTACAACGCTCAACAGCAATTGCATTCGAGGCTTTGGCGTTTTGGTCACGGGCTATCACTTTTGCTCTTCTCTCGGTAACGCCGTAGCGCTTTTTTAACTCGTCTTTGAGATATCCGACATCACGCCCACGCGTCACGCTTTCCTGAACCAGCACCCCTATTTGCGTTAGGTATTGCTCAGGTATGGACTTGATTAGCGTTACCTGTGTTTCATAAAGCGAATCGAGGACATTTTTCACCTCTGGCGTAACTTTGAAATTGACAGTCATACCAGCGGCGCGGAGTTTATTGCTCACTGACGTTGATGCGTAGGTATTTGAGCGATTGACGAACCACAGAGCGATTTCCTTTGCGCGTTCATCAAATTTCTTTTGCCACCCCGCCATTATCTCCAGCAATCGGCTATGCACCGATTTTGCCGGTGATGCGTCGCCGACTATTTTTGACTCCTGTCGTTTGTATTCCGCGACAAGCCAGTAGTTAACCGAGTTGTTCATTTCCTTGGTTAGCGATATCAACCTCCGGCGATATTCCATTTCCAGACCCGCGTTCGGAGACGTCGCCTTGGCTGTTTTCGGTTTCCGCTTCTTCATTTTGCATCTCCGGCACAGCATCAGCATCAATTCCAGCAAATCCGCTGGCTGGGTCGTTAGCCAATAATTTGCGAACCTCCATTGCATCCAGCACACCGTTTTCCAGATAAGTGGCATGTGTCTGGGCGCGGATAGATTGAGCCTCAGCCGCCGCTTTGTCGTCGGATTCATTCAGACTGACAAAATCAAACGTCACTGAGCGATTCAATTTCCCCAGCTTGACTATCTGTAAAATGTCGAGGACTTTTTGCAGACCTTTGCGGAATACTTTTTCCTGCTGCGTGCTGATGTGGTCGTTGTAATTCTTGAGGTCAGCGTCGCCCGTATTAAATCCGGCGGGTGATATACCGAGTAATTTAACAGCCGGAGTACGGTTAATGGCGACAATCATTTCCAGTTGCTGACGCACAATATCAGTTACACCAGATAGCGGTGTGTTGATATTGACGTATTCCTCCATTTCCTTATCAATCGCCAGAATCCCATCATTTGAGCGATACGCAGACATATAGGCCAGCCGCGAATCGAGAGATTTTGTTGAGTTCGGATTGGTCAGAATATCCTGCATATCAGTCATCAATACAGTCTGACTGAATTTATCCAGCAACCTGGACTCTGCTACACGAGCATCCTGAAAATGGATTACATAGTCATACAGCACCTGCGCTTGCGGAACGCCGAGGAAATTATAGTTCGCCTTTAACAATACCGGCACCTCATTGCCGCAGATGCGAATTATCCGGCTAGCGTGAACCTCTTTCCCCAGCACCCACCATGTGCGCGGCTCAAAATAATCAGACTGCAATGGATTTGTGGACTGATACAGTCCGGGAAATACGTTGATTGGCTCAATAACAGTAAACCGCTTGAGGTTTTTCAGTTCCGCCGACATTTCGGAAATGTCCAACGGGGTGAGTAAATCCCGATCATCTGCACCTGTATCGATGTAGATTAAGCACCCGCCGAAATATCCGTCAAATTCCGCCGCCTTGTGGAACACCTGCCGAACGCAGAAATCAATCAGCGCATCATCCAGTGTTTTTTTCTCGTCAGAACTGTCGCCGTCTCCATTTGTATCAACCGCGCTAATCTCTATCCATTCGCGTGTCATATCATCAGCGACGGTCTCAATGCAGGCACGGATTAGGCCGTTTTGCATCAGCGATGATAGCGCGGCATATCCCATGAATGACGGGCCTAGCGAATATCCCTGCCCCATCTCAAAAGCGTGCTGAATCAACGCATAACCGCCAGCGTCTTCCATCGAGTGATCCATTGCCATTCTGGCCGAATCTGGCGTATGCAGCGTTCTGGCCGGGCCGTACATTGATTTGATTTGCTCAATTGTCGGCAAGGCATATGTGGGATCTGACATGGATTCTATTTTTGCCATCATCGCGGCGGATGTGGTTAATCCGCGTCGAGTATTAGGCGTAGCAAGTCCCCGCCGAGCAGACGCGGTGTTTCTGTTTTTGCGTGACATAGTGCCTCTAGCGGAATGGACGACGCGCCCGATGTTGGGCTTGTTTGATTAATGCTGGATTGATGTTTATTTTCCCCTTGCCCTTAATCATCGGCGCGAGGGCATACCTTGTGGCATCAATAAAATGGTTGTGAGCATCGACAATATCAGTCAGAACATCACCGGTAAGCCTGTCGGTCTTGTAACTGTATAGCCTCGCCTCTTTTAGCCATTCCTTGCAGCGAGAGTGGATAATGATTTCTTTGTAACTGCGCAAATGAGCAATACCATCCTCTACGCTTCCCGTCCATTTCTCAACACCGGTAATTTTTGGCAGATTATTGCGTTTACCATTACCTGTTGATTTGACGTGACTGATAGTTTCCGGTCTCGCAGAATCGGCGCGAATAACATGCTCTTCAATTTCAGGAAGGCGCTGAATCATAAAATCAGCAATGTCATCGTTTTCCAACCCGACTTTTCCAGCCTCGTATTCGATCCAAAGCCTGTCATTACCGACCCAGCACTTAACGCCAGCGGTCGGGTCTTGGCTAAATCCCCAGTCAATACCGTAATATGGACCATCCCAATGGGCTTCTGGCTCAAATTCAGCCACACGATATTTACCAGCCAGAATTTGTGCATCGCTATTTTCCCGATATGCGCCGTCCCAAATCCATGCATACGTCTGGTCGTCCAATCTGTCTCGGTCATTCAGCCGTTCTTGGTCGAGAACATCGGGAAACCACGGATTATCTGTGTAATTCAGTTCGACAATTTTCGCGCCATCTGGTTTTTTTTTCCTGAATCGCGTATCTGTGGGGCTACCGTCCTTTTCAGGGTTCCACGTTACCCAAACTTCCGAACCCTCTTCACGCACGGTTGGCAGCAATTTTTGCCACGCTATCTCGCTGACTGTTTCGGCTTCATCAATCCATGCTATCAGTATGCGGGCTTTGGATTTGATGCTGTCGAGATTATGCCGCAAGCCGGAAAACGCATACCAAACCCGGCGATTTTTGGTGCGAATGTATCTGTCACCAATATCAAAATAATCACTCAGCCAGGATACGGAACGAATAGCCTGCTTAATTTCCTCCATACTGGAGTCTTCAAGCGAGTTCATAAACTCACGAGCGCCGAGAATAACACCAGAAACGCCAGCTTCGGCGAACATATACGCCCGAATAGCAGTCATCAAGGCAAATGATCGAGTTTTCGCCGATCCTCGACCACCGTATGCGCCGCGATAACGCGCTTCGCCGCTAAATACCGGGATTAGCTTCGGTGGTAATTCAATCCGTGCTACTGACATCTGGAGCCACCAATTTAATTACTGATGGTTTTGGGGACATAGAGCCATCTGACGAGATATGATCAACGATCTGCTTATCCAGCCCGGTAAGTTTTGCTTTCCCCAGCGTGGCGGCAACCGCAGCAGATGATTGCGGGGTTTCAGCGCCCAGTGCTGCCTGTCGGGCTTCTTCAAGTTCAGCCAGCAACGAATCAACCGTGACATTGTGACGCTGTTTAATTTCACCCTGCAATTCAGATACCCTTAGTGCCACCTTAGCGTTATCAAGCAGCTTGCTTGCGTTTACATGTATTGCTTCCGGCTTCATCTTGTCAGCAGCATACGCCGTGCGATAAGCCTCGGAAGCGTTACCCGTTTCGATGTATGCCTGACAGAAAGTCTCTTGCTTTATAGTCAGACCTGTCATTCAGAATATCCTGCTGGTTTTGCTTGATGCTTGCCCGGTGATTTTTGATACCACCCTCAATGAGACTTATATAAAACTCTAAAATGCACCCCAATAAGACGCGCATTGTGGAATTTTATAAATTGATGGAATCAATTAAACGGGGCAATCCCGTATTTCGATGTGAATTGCGCGGTGGTGAGATTAGTTACGGTGCCGGTAGTGTTATCGCCGACATAAACCGCTTCACCAGATTTCGCCATCATGAACGGAAAAAATGATTTATTTCTTGTCTGGCAGAGCCGCGCCCAAAACGCCAGCAGCGGTGATGCCGGCTGAAATGACAAGCGCCTAGCAGATTCCTCTGAGCAGCCAAGACGCAAGGCAACGCCAGCAACAGATAGCCCACCACCCCAGTAAAGCGCAGTCAACAGCTCCTTAGTCACTTCCATTCGATATCACCCTCAACGCCTTTGGCTCTTAGCTGCCGCTCTACTTCTGCTCGGATATCGACTCGCCAAAGGTCTCGGCTTTTCGGGAACCCCGACCCGTACACCCATGCGATCATGTCGCGGATTTCAAATCCTGCGTCCTCAATACGCGCAGCCATTCGATGCTGTGTACGTGTACCAGCAAACGCTAGCAGGTGGCCGCCAGGCTTCAAAACGCGCAGACATTCAGCCCAGACATCAACGTCTGGCACATCGTAGTCCCATTTTTTACCCATGAATTTCAGGCCGTAAGGCGGGTCAGTAATGATGCTATCGACTGAGCTCTCTGGCATTGTGCGCAGTACATCTAAACAGTCGGAGTTGTGCAATGTGTAGGTCATGACAAAAACATCTCGCGTTCAGCGGCGTCAGTAAGCCAAGTGCTCTCCGCATAGATCACGACGAAGATAGAAAAGGTTTTCTTGATGACGTTGACACACAGCCAGCACTTGTCAGCAAAAATCCGGAGTTAATCAGCGGTTCCGATTTATCGGATTATTTACGCAGAGAAAACAACAAAACAGTAATCAGCAGTCCAGCGCAGAAAACAAGAAATCCGGGCGCCATCAGATAGCCCGTCATTTTGATTTACCCTCGCAATTGGCTTGCCAGCTACGATTATGAGCCAGAATGTCTTTTTTGGTCTGCGTATCGAGAACCTTGACATCATTGACTGTCAGATATATTGGCTTGACCCAGTTACATGACGTATCAACGACCACCGGAGCCGGGGCGTGTCCAGTTGTTGAGCAGCTCGTTATCGACAGCGCTATCAGAGAGGTGATTAATAGTTTCTTTAACATCTGACGCCTCTTTCGTTACTTTAACTTGCCGTTCCGCGACAGTTTTTGTTGCCGTTATAACCGATTCCGATTCCGCCTTTCCCGCCGCTGACTTTGCCTCATTCTTGCCTTTTGAGTGGCCGAGACCGAACGCAGCGGCAATGGCAGCAATTACGGCAGCAATCGCAGTCAGTATCATGTCAATGCTCATGATTGCTGGCCCTGCTGAATGACGCGCCCAACGATACCGGCCACAGCCACTACAGCAGTGATGATGCTCATTGCGCCTGCCGGAATTGCCGTCTTGAATTCGTCTGGCAATGAAACCCACATTGCAGGAATTGCGCCGGAAATAGCCAGGGCGTGCACGCTAAACCATCGCCACGCCTGTTTCCAGTCTTCGATTATTTTCATGCGACTACTCCGCCACTTTGTTTATAAACCACAATCAACGTATCGATAGAATGCTCGCGCTGGCCGTAACCCGCTCCCGGCAGTGACGCCCATATATTGCAGCATTTGCCGATAGCCGACTGAATCCGTCCAGCGATAACATCATCCAATGCTTTCCGCTCTCGGATTAACTGTGTCGCCAAAGCGTCCTGCGAATTAGGGCCAAAATCTGGCAGTTTTAACTGCGCCTTGTATGTCGGCCAGTAGCGGTAAAGTTGTTGATAGCGGCCAGAGGCCGTGGAGCGCTGCCCTTGTTTGTTGAAGATTTTTCCCGGACGACCATTAGCGAATGGATGATTTTGGTAGTCAGTAAATATCTCCGGTTTACCATCAATACCAGTAACAATGACATCGTAACCGCGATTACGAGTGATCGGATGTGTTGAGGTTCCCTCGGAAAATGCCAGCACATCCAAAAACGCAGTCAGATTTTTATTCACGCTTACCTCAAAAACGAATATCGCTACTATTACGCAACTCAGCGTAATTACGCTGAACAGACTGAGAGCGCTGCTGCTCAGACGGGACTATCACTGTCACGTTGGGCTGGTTTTGCTGCGTCGTCAATTTTGCGTTTTCCGATGAAAGCCTGGAATTTTGCATATTTGCCGCCGTCAATCGTCGAGTCATCGCTGATGACTCTTGCCCGATTTGATACCCGCAAAATGCGGTCAGCGCGATAAATAACAGCGGCATAAATCTGATGCTGTATTTACCAAAAATTTTGATGTCATTGTTTCCGACCATCGTCATCACCGTTAATGTTCACACCGGGCGGATTTATTCGCCGGATAATCGATGCCCCATGCCACCCAGCCAACCCGCAACACATACCAACCAAAGGCAAGCTCCAGCCTTGCTGAATGCCGAGCAAATACATCATTGCCCCAGCAAACGCTGAAATAACTATGTGATTTCGAATCGGAACATTTTTTGATGATGTGTATGCATATTTGGCTACAGACCCTATCAGGGTCATAGCGGCAGCGATCAGGGCAGCAATGAGTTGCTGTCCATCGTACATGTGCTCCACCCGTTAGGCGGCCAGAGAATTAGCGCCCGTGGAGCGCGGAAATAAAAAACCCCAGCAATTGAGCTGGGGTTTGAATTCTTTTTATTGCTACAAATAAATCCAGTACAATAACAACACGCAATTTCCGCATTGTTGTGCTTATATTAACCAAATCTATTCAGGTGTCAATATATACAAAATAAAAACCCCGCTGGAGCGGCGTGTACTGGGTTGTCATGGGTTTATATGTTTTCTTCATCCAGAATCTCAACGATTTTCCCAGTTTTTTCTATCGGATTGCCATTCTCATCGCGCAAGTGGACATTAAGAGTCTCTCCGATAAAATCATTCAGGTCGCCGTCGATTGTGTCTTCATTAACTGTACCAACGGTGTCATCATCCAGCAAAACTGTCCATTTTTCATGATGTAGCCCTTATTTGTGATTGAATGTGTGTCGCTTCGTCTTGATGGCTTCAATATAACCCCTTAATGGTTATGTGTCAACGTGCGGATGGTTTATTTTGTGACGGGTATCTCTCTTCTGACGGTGCAGAGGAATGCCCTTCCATCATCGTCGATGTGGACTATCGTTTCAGACGATAGCCACTTTGTGATTTTTTGTGGTGGAACACCCATGTGGCGAGCGAATTCTGCCCGGCTACCGCCAAAATTCTGATCGATGTAATCGGCTAATTTCATATTATTCTGCCGTTATTTTTGGGTTAACGATTAAATAACTGGTGCCGTGCTCGTCTCTCATTTCTACAGCATCAAAACCAAGGTGCGCCGCAACGCGACCGCGTAGGCGTTGAATTTCCCACGAATATGCACCCCCGATATCAGATCCGAGCCGAGGAAATAACAATACATCAGCAAATTCATCATCTTGATTTTCGTCATCAACTATTGCGCGGGCTAATTCATTAACTCTATCCATGTTTTCAGAATTAATTTCATATTGATCGAGCAGAAATCTTACTATCTCCTCAAAATTGGCATCCAAGTCGCGTGATTCAGCCACCCTTTCTTCATCAACAATATATGTAAAAATGTTACCGTTTCCGTGGGATGCCGCTGCGTCCCAGTCGCCGCTGGCAAAGATGCCATCAAATACGTTTTCGCTAGCACCGAGCATTTCGAATGCGCCAACTTTTATTGCTGGAGCTACGGTACTGCATGAGCCGTGAAACAGTTTCATTTTTTGGGCCTCAACCTCGTTTTGATGGCCTAACTATAACCACTTTATGGTTATACATCAAGATGGCGGACGAATTATTTTTCTCTGCGCATTCAGCCAATTCGATTAGCGCCCAACCATGTGAGCGCTATGTGAGCACGCATCGACTTCAAGGCGAATTAACTGGTAACGCGCCTCAAATTAATCTCTGCAGTTGATTCCGCCTGATGACACGCCGAAACGAGCCGCTCATACATCGGTTTTACATGGCGTGACCATGTCGGCTGTGATATCTCAACGCCAGCGGCACATAGCGCCCTGCGGACGCTCTCAGCTGGCAATCGAGAGTATCCAGTGCCGTGGCACCGCTCACATTCTTTTGTCACCGGTATTCCGCCATTTATCGCTGTAGCCCGCTCATCAATCACAATTCCGCGTCCACGGCACCGGCATGAATTACTGACCAACCCCCTTCCTTTGCAGGTCGGGCATTGCACACGGACTATCTCGCGCCGTTCGTGAGTAACATTGCAAGCTAGCGGTTTATCCAGCATTTCGATTTTCGGCATAGCATCAATGACGCGTTTTCCATACGCCGCCTTCAGACTGAACACCTCCACGTCGATAAACCCATCATCGCAGTCAGGGCAACGCTTTACGCTTGCAGCACTACGCGCATAGTCATGATATGCAAATGTTGCGAGCAATTGCAGCGCTCGCAGTTTACTATCTGCATCGAGTTCTGAAAGAGGTTTGCAGTGTCCCGCCAGACTTTTTGCAATCTCTATCAACCCCTCAATGGCTTTATCAGGGCTGCTTACCCCGATTTTAGCGAGAAACAAATCCATCCCAATGCCGCTAGATTGGTGACTCATGCCGATAGCGGCCATCACATCACTGATACCTAATCTGTCGCTTGCTGTTGCCGGTGATTCGTCGGAGAGTTTTGGTGATTTCGGCGAGAAAAATTTAGGAATTGATTCTAGATTCACTTGGATTTCCTCCGCTCTGGATATGCATCCCATGACTGATAATGCGCCGGTTTAACCGCCGGAATTATTGGTGCAAACAAAGTCAGAATGTAAGGAAGATATTTCATGATTTATCACCCTTGTTCAGTGAGTATCGATTGATAATTTCCCGGCGGCGCTCATTTTTCCACTCAATCGACTTTTCATGATCGGATATTTCTTTTTCCAGTCTAAGTAATTCCGCTGTCACATGCGTAGGGATTTTATCGATCATAATCCACCTCGGTATTCACAGTTCCGAATCTATCTTGCCGTGTTGTGTATATTTTTTTTTGCGCAAGCGCTCTCTTGTTGTGCTCATCTCCTGACTGACTCGCATAGTGCCGTCTCTTTTTTGAATGACACAGTGATGATGCTTTTCAGTTGCACGCAGGTATCGCGCTTCTTCTATTGCCGCGTTGATATTTGTAAACATCATGCTGCCTCCCTGTTAGCCTGCATTGCATTCAGATATAGGCCGTTAAAGCTGTATCTTATGCCATCCCAAATATTTTCCAGCGTAGCATATGGGAAATAACTCAAATAAAAATTCTCTGCTTTGTCTATTTCATTAAACAAGTCACTGCGGCTTTGTGCCCTGATAATGAAAATGACATCTTGAAATATCGCTGCCGTTTCGCATGGGTAAATTATTTTGGTCATACCTTCCCCAATTCAATAATGACGATATCCAAACTGCCGCCTTTAACTTGATCGCCACGCCTTACTCTGAAATCATCTATCTGTTCATCATCCAGCATGAATCCGGCGTGCGTGAGCGAATCAAAAACCGCCTTTTGCAGGTTATCGAGGTCACGTCTTCGCTTGTCTGGAGCGCTGGCGATGATGGAAATTTTCAGTCTTGCGGGAGTATTGATATCGAGGTTTTGTTGCTGGATTATCTGGATGATTCTTTGACGGTATTCTTTGCCTTTCTCGCTGATATAGTGCCCGTGTCGTGCGTGTCGCCAGTATGTGTTTAGGCTTGGTGGCCACGGCAATTTGAGGTGATATTCAGTCATCGCTTAATCTCCGGCATAGAATTCACCATGATTTTCTTTGCAAAATGATATGTAGGCATTTTTTGCATCTGATAATTCATTAAAAAGGCCAAGATAATATCTTTTCCCATTTAGTCCGGCCTGAGCTTGCCATTTACTTGTTCGCTTATTCCACACAACCCCTTTAACTCCTGATGTGTTGTTTGATGGAACTGCTCTATTCATTTGATTTTCCGACTTGCTGCATTCCCTTAAATTATTTAATGAGTTGTTATCTTTGTTTCTATCCAAGTGGTCTAAGTTTGAAGGCCAATACTTATGCTTGTAAAACCAGGCGAGACGATGCGCAAGGTGCAATTCTCCAAATAATTTAATCATGCGATAACCTAGGTTGTTTATATATCCGGCCTCGTCACCTTTTTTAACGCCACCCGTTCTATCCACATTCCATGTGAAAATTCCTGTAGATTCATCGTAATTAATCAACTCAATTAGTTGTCGATGACTTAGCATTTGATCTTTCCCTCCGCCAGTAACACGGCCTGCGTCCTGATTACACCCTCAAGGTGTGCCAGATGTGCGCTATCTGCGTCTGTGAGGCGTGTACGGCGGTCTATCTCGTCATGGCACGACGAGCATGTCCACGCGCCGAAAAGGTCATCAGGCTTCATTCCTGTGCCGCAAATGCCAGACATTCGGTAATGCGCCAGCACCACGGTTTCAGCATTGCCGTTACAAATGCCCTGAAGCCTGACCTGACACTCGCGGCCTCTGGCCTCTTTGCGTAAATTAGCCATTCATTAGCTCCTTTTCTCTCTCGTCTTCGTGAGTGAAGTCGTCGCCGTCAATGGGCATGAGCCATGCGCCGGGGCATTTGCAGTTTTGCCCCGGCTGAATAATTCCCTTTACTCCGTAAAGCGGTGAGTTAGTGGAATTGACGCGCCAAATGTCATTTCTGTTTTTGTGCGGGCCATAATCTACGGCACCCAAAAACTCAAACAGGTTTACAACCCTGCCAATGTTTTCGTGATTTATACTGTAAACAATAATAGCCATCCCTCCAATTCTTAATTCAGCCATTATTTTCCTCCCGCACTATATCCATCACATCACCGCCCAATAATTCATCCGTGCATTTTTCGCACGCATAAACCTCATTTTCCTTCAGACCGCCACCGCATTGAATGCAATATCCTGCACGCTCTATGCACTGTCGCTGATAGTCAGTTATTTGATTCTGAGTTAGCATTATATTTCTCCGGGTTCTCATCAATCCACATCAGGAATAGCAGGCAGCAAATGGCATGAGCTAAATGTGGCAATCCGCTCTCATCATCCAGTCGCTCACCATCCCACCATGCTGTTATATGCCGTATGCTGGCATCAAAATAGCGACGACGAGCATCAGGAACGGTTTTCCAATTATCAATAGCGTATTTCTTTGCTCCGAATTCCAGAACATCCACAACGCTCTTTATTGCACCTAATGGCAGTAGACTAAATCGCCATTTACCGACATCGTTTTTTGTCGTCATCGCGTAATCCTGTTTCTGGTTCTGTCCCACATAGCCTTTTTGAGTCCGTAGACATAATCGAATGTCTGGACTTCACTAGCTGGCGGGATTTTCTTGGGTTTATTTCGACTGCTGCGGGTGGGTCTGAATATACAATTGTCACAAACTACTTGGGTTGGGCTTCTCATCACCCTCACCTCCTGAGCGTTGCGCCCATTCATACTCGCGTCGAGATTCATCGCTCCATTTGACACTCCTCTCAGAGCCAAACCAAAATATGATTTCTATCAACTCTGTCATGCTGGCCTTGCGCATCTTGCTTGTGCGAACGCCGAACAGCACAACACCGCCATCGATACCCGGCGCACTGCGTTGCTCCTGACGTTTCGTTTTCAGCCATAGCGCTGTGAAAATGTCCTTCCAGTCGCTTTCGTCATACCGCTTACCATGCCAAAGAACTTGCCGTGAAACGTCCTGCAGCATCGGCCACATGCGGTCGTTTTGCGCTTTACTTCGCTTGGGTTCTTTGACGTGAATTTCGTGCGGTGATTTGTCGTCAATTGGTAATGCGAGGATGGTGTCTATTGCGTTATTTCTGATCGCTTCATTGCGAAGCAGGTAGGTTTGCTTCACTGTTTATTCCTATATTTCGTGATTACGAATCAGGGTGAGTAAAATACAGCAGCGCAATAACAAAAATTGCACTGATTGCTATTTCAAAAAATTCTATAAATTTCATGGCTTTCTGCCTTGCACGGTGATGCCAGCTGCGCGGATAGCATTTGCTGCGTGCTCTCGCATCATATTCCAGTCGTCACCTTCCCAAGCGACTTGATGCGCCCCCATCGCTGCCGGTATCTCAACCACCAGCGCAGCGCGGCTGGCTTGCCATGCCTCCCAGCTGCTTTTGTGCAGTTTTTTAATGGACAGTAGGCTAGCCCCATTCCGCATCATTTCTTCCTTTTGCGGCTTAAACCACGCCTCAAACTCACTGCGCATCTGGTCTGTGCTCATGGCCTGCCTCGCTCAAATCGTCGATTAGCAAAATATTATAAATTACAGGCTGGTACCTGCGCCTATACTCCATCACCGGTATCATTATACCCAGCACCCAGAACATGAGTCCGAATATTAATCCGCCGTGATGTGGCGATACAGACATCAAAACCATGACCATGCTTCCCAACCACAGGAAGCCAAGCAGACATGTCATACCATCCGCCTCCCAATCTCCGCCGCAGCCTCGACGATGGCACGGCGAGTGGCGGCTAATTCATCCGCTCCGTTGACCCTGACGCTCAGGCCCGCAATGGTTTCTGCTAGAGCCGATTCCGTTGTAATGCTAACCCGCATACGCAATTCTACCGCCAGCCTGAAAGCATCGCCGTCGTTGGTTAGAGGATTCCAATATGAATGCATCGCGGCCATGATTTTGTTCTTTGGTGCTGGCAAACGGGGTCCGAAATACAAGCCGTGGCCTTCTCTTTCGGCGTAATCAAAATCAAGCGGACCCATCCCGGCAGCCTTCGCCGCCAGCTCCAGCAATTCGCGGTCAGTCATGCCCCACCTCCACCAACTCCTGCGGCACTTCTACTTCTTCCCCAAGCACCGATGCGACTACAGCGCGGCAAATGGCGATCAACTGCGTCTCACCTCTCTGGATTGCGTTATCCACGTGTGGATGAATGCTGGCAATGTGAGTTAATCTATTTTCGTCCTCGTCGTCACTGAGCCATATTCCATATTTCTCAATAAGCGGGGCACATTCTTTCCAATGTGTGCTGGGGCTGTATCCCATCTTGTCGAAAGAGCCGATTTTTAATTTCGGGTCTGATAGCTCATCGCCCCATATCCAATATCCGCCGTTTGCTCCAATCCCAAAATCCATTGGATCATACTTAATTTCATGACCATCAGCGGTCGCTACAGCCCAATCAAGCGCCGCTCCACTCAACTCACTTGTTTTCACTTTCACTTTTCACCCCTTTAATCAGTAAGGAATACATTCATCACAACCAGCAGACCAGCCAACTCCACCACATTTAGGGCAGACATATGGCTCGGCATCTTCATCCTGCGTCAGTCTTTTTAGAACTGATTCCAAGTGCTCACTTTCGAATCCATCTTGGAAAAAGCAGGTGATTAGTTGCGTCAGTTCATCCTGTTCAAATTCATTGAGTTCGATTTGCATCGCTTTCACCTTTAACTTTTCTCGCGCACAAACTCGCGCCGCCTATTCCTGTTTGTTTATATTGCCTTCACCAACGGCGTGATATTCGTTTAGTGCGTCAACGATGACATCGATAATATCCCCTGTTGACATTTGTCCGAGAATTTCAATAACGCTAAAACTTTGTTCAACCCCAAAAAAACTTTGTAGCGCCAAAATTAATTCTTGGTATGTAGTTTTCACGGTCTCACCTCATCTCTAATGCGCTCTATTTCGCTAATTGCTGATAACATCCCGATCCGCATACGTTCCGATTTTTCCAACCGCAATTTATCTCGCACAATTGCCAGCGCTGAATTGAGTGATTCAATTTTCGCCTGTGCAATTGCCTGTCTATGTGTTTGTTTTAGTGCTGGCTTGATATTTACTTTCGGAGTCCATAGCGATTTACGGCTTCTTTGCTCTGCCATGATAGCGTCTAACATTTCTCGCTCGTTTTGCATAGAATCACCCAATGTCACATGCATATGGCTTATGATGTATTCCGGCGTTTCTTTCACCTCAATCCTGTCACCGCTAGTCATTCTCAGAACTGTTCTCCCAGCAGAAAAAAATGATTCGATGTGGCTAGGCTGAATATAAATCGGCTCATACTCGATTCGCTCTTGTCCATCGATTCCTGCCGATTGAATTAGGTGTACCTGACTTAATTTGATTACGTTCATATCACATCCTCCTGTTTATTCGGTCTAGGCGTCAACGTCCCAATCTGAGAACTCGATAATTAAATCGAATACCCGTTCGATTGATGCTTTCGCCTGCTGTAAATTCTCCGCTGATTCAGCATCAGCGCACTTAACGCCGTTAAGCTGCCCCATAACCAACTCCTTAAACTCTATGGCGTCTTTGCGGTTGCTGATTGCTCTGGTTCTGCTGAGAAAGTCGATGATTTCAGCCATCACGCAGCCCCTTTGTTTTCGATGAGGAACATCCCGTTGCGGATCTGCTTGGCTTTGGTCACATCGCCCAGCAAAAACGGCTTTGGCGCTTCCTGAAATCCAGAGCGGATGTTTTGGGCATCGTCCATGCCGATCAGGATGGTTTCGCACTTCTGCACACCAGTGATCAGCATCGCTCGGTAGCGCTTCTCAAACTCACGCGCTCGGAACGGCAACTCCTCCTCAGTGACGCCAGCAAACTCAATCCAGCCACCCATTTCAGAAATCACTGCGTGAATCGCGGGATCATCGAATACAACGCTGTTGCGGCGTCCGTAGCTGCAAATGGCCTTGTATGCCTTGCTCCATGCCTGTAACGCTCTGCCGTCCTTGTTTCCCTCGATGTGCCGTAGCAGGTCAGCAGGCTTGGGAAAGAATTGCCCGTTGTCGGTGTCGCGGGTATGCCCCTGAAATGCTCTTTGCACGTCCTCAGACGGATACGGCTTTAGGGCGTTCCAGTAAATCCCGATCATCACCTCGGAAATCTCTTTCCCGTATATCTCGCCAATCGCTGCCATCGACTGAGCGAACTTAGGTTTTTCAGTGTCGTTCATCAGAATGGTGCTCCGCTGTCGCCCTCTCCTGCCCAGCGCTGGAGACGGTCAAGGTTTCTTGCAGTGGTTGCCGAGTATTTCCCGGCGGCGATCGCCTTCGCGTGCTCGTTGTCGTCAAGGTCGCGTAGCTTTTCGACCTGAGCGGCGTCACGCAGGATTGTCTCGATGCCGTCATAGCGCTTGTTGGACGGGTTTTTGCCCATTAGCCAAGAGTCGTATTTGGCACCAGATATCGCTTTGCAGAGGTCAGCAACGGTGAATCCCTCATCGAGACGGGCGTTGATTCGCTTGCGGCGCTTCTGGTCGAGTTTTGATGTCAGGTGGTTATGCTCTGCCTGCCAGTGGCTGAACACGGTTTTAATGGCTTGTGATGCTGGTTGTTCTGGCGGTTTCTCTTCGTCCTGCTCAGGTGGTTTTTCACACGCGTCCCCAGCGGGGACTATAGGGGTAATACTGTCTTTATTGTCTTTTGTAATATTGTCTTTTGTGTTTGACCGTTTCGGTAAATCGCTTTTTACCGATTTAGGAAAGGTTTTCTTTACCGATTCGGTAAATGTTTTACTGAATCCGTTAAACTTGGTTTTCCACTCAGAAACGGCCTTGTTCATCCCTACCTGACGCCCTTGTTGTACAAGGACTCCCATCCTGATTAACTCGTTTCTTGCTGTAGAGCATTTTGTTGCCGCCATCCCTGTTAGCTCTGCGAACTGCTCATTGCCGATCCAGTCCATTTTTTTGTTATAGCCGTAGGTCTTTCTCCATACGGCCATAACAATCAGCAGTTGGTGTTGCGTCAGGCCGGATAACATCACGGCCTCCAGCAATTCGTTAGCAGTTCGCGTGTAACCATCGTCGAGATCTGCCACTCTTTTCTCCTGCCCCGGCTCAGGTCCGGGGAATTTGATTACCTCAGCAGTGTTCATGCCCCCTCCCTAGATGCGCATCGGCATAATGACCAGCGTTCCATTGCCGAAAGCGCTGTTGAACTCAACGATTGATGCTTCTGTGTTACCGTTTGGCTTGATCTTGATGCCACAGAATTTCGGGTTGTATAGCTTTGCGGCTTTTTCGATGTCAGCCAGATAACCAGCGTTAAAGCCGATCTCGTCAGTAGGCTTACTTTCAAATTTTGAGGTGAGGCGTTCGATGTCAGGGAATCGAGCGTCAATTACTTCACACAGGCCAGCGCCAACGCGCAATCCATGAGCGTCAAGATAAGAAACGTTACCTGTATCAGTATCAATTTCGGCTTTCTCGAATCTGGTAGGCTTGGCACCCTTGATAGCGACGATCACGCGATCTTCTAGGCCATCAGTTTCATGTTGGCCGATAAACGCTCTGTGGCCATCTGTCGAATAAAGCTTTTTGTCAGGAGCAAAACAGATGCCATTGAGGTAATAACGAACATCCGCTTTTGCTTGGAAAATCATTGCGCTTAACAGCGCGGTTTTGCTGACAGTTAAAATCATGGTATTATTCCTATCGGTTTAAAATTCCATCGATATCTGAGAATCCGTGTCCTTGCCCGACGCGGATTTTTTCTTTATGAGCAACAGAGCAACTTGTTTAGCCAAATGCGCCAACTCATCGTCATCAACGCCCCATTCCAGCACTGCCAGTAACAGGCTCATGCGCGGTATCAGCGTTTCTTTCCACCGGGTAATCTGTGATGGATTTACGCCCACTGCCTCAGCAATAGCGCTGACCCCTTTCACAGCAATTTTGTTCAGTAAAGCGCTCTCAATGTGCAGAGCTTCTTTGCGTGTTTTTGCACGTTCCATTTGTGATACTTATCCGTGTTGAATACATAGGCATCCCGTGGGGTGCCACTGTGTTTGTTTGGGGTGAATCACCCACATCAGGCTGTTAAAGAGCGGCGTTACTTATGCGGCACTGAAAATATCAGGGTAAAGTTCTTCCTTACTGAGTCCGGTTGCTGCCAAAAATTTGTTCATTTTTCGTGCTGGCAACCGGCCACCGCGCCGTTTAATCATGTTGATGGCCTGCGGAGTTACACCCACTTTTTCAGCCAAGTTCTTTTGGCTGCCACCAACAGCGGCTACGGCTTTTTCCAGCGGTGTAGTCTGCGTGTTGATCATATCTATCTCCGTTTATTTAAATCAACGTAATGTTAACTCCTTAGCTGGAATAAATCAACATAATGATGATGGATGTGAATAAACAATATGTTTATATTTTGTGATATGGAGATCGCCATGAAAACAGCTGAAGACAGAATCGAATACATCATTGATAGTGAAGGGATTAGGCAAAAAGACCTAGCCCGAATGGTCAATGCCACACCTCAAACAGTAAATAACTGGAAAAAACGAAACTCGATCAGCAAGGACGCAGCAAAAAAAATAGCTGAAATGTATGGCTATTCCTTAGAGTGGGTTCTTGATGGGACAGGTAGCCCAAAGCCAATCATCAATAGAGAGTCCACAGTTCCACCGGAATCAGAGTGGGATACAGTTGATGCATGGGATAAAAAAACACCACTACCTAGCGACGAGGTCGAAGTTCCATTTTTGCGTGACATAGAACTCGCCGCTGGAGATGGTCGAATATCAGAAGACGATTATAACGGATTCAAATTGAGATTTTCGAAAGCCACTTTGCGCCGGGTTGGCGCTAATACTGATGGGTCTGGAATTTTCTGTTTTCCCGCAAGGGGTAACAGTATGGAGCCTAACATACCAGACGGAACAACTGTTGCCGTCAACATTGACGACAAAAAAATAGTTGATGGAAAAATATACGCAATAAATCAAGATGGCTGGAAACGCATAAAACTACTGTACCGGACCGGGCCGGATACATTGAGTATACGCAGCTATAACAGCGCAGAACACCCGCCAGAAGAAGCCGCCATCTCAAATGTAGAGATTATCGGGCGCGTATTCTGGTGGTCTGTAATAGATTACTAGCCACAGGCGGTGGGTGTTGGTGCGAACTTCAATAGGCAGCAAACAGTAAATTTACTGTATATGAGATCAGGTGAATGCCATAATGGAAGCAAGTGGAATTGCGGAAACAGACGACATGAAGTTCAGAATTGTTTATGACGGCCCAGCCCTAGACAACCATGAGATGGATGTCCGCGATTTGGCACCTGCCCTTCTGTCGCTATCTGATGCTTTAGAGGAGGCGGGAAAGACAATCTATGGAAAAGAAAGGCGCGTATCAGTAAAGGTAAATGCTTCTTTTAAAGCTGGATCTTTCGGCGTCGATCTCATAGCTCAATCATCATCACTAACCAGCCAAATAATCGGAGCTTTTTCTGGCAATAGTGCCTCTGCTGCCTGCAACATAATAAGCCTGGTTGGGTTTGGATATTTAGCATCAAAACAGTCTTATAAAGGTCTGCTCCAGTTAATCAAATGGCTGGGGCCAAGAAAGATAAAAAGAATAGAACCAACATTTGATGGCTGCACAGAGATTTTCACTGATGGTGAAAGTGAGGTTTTTGAGTCTCAAGTTATTGAATTATATAAAAACAAAAAATTAAGGCGATCTCTTGAAAATGTAATCACTAAACCTTTAGAGAGAGATGGTATCGACAGTTTCGCCGTCACCATCGACAACGGGAAAACTTTTGTTGAAGTCAGTAAAGACGAAGCGATATTTTTCAAAGTTGATAACATAGAAGAATCAATAATATCTGAGTCCATTACTGAGAAAGCACTTCAACCCTTAGATATCTCTTTTCGTGAAGGACACAAGTGGCAGTTTTCAGATGGAGCGAGCCCATTTCAAGCTGAAGTTAGTGATGAACGATTCCTAAAGGCTATTGATGACCAATCAATAGCCTTTGCTAAGGGTGATCTCTTGCTAGTTGATTTGAAAGTAACGCAGTATCTAGCAGAGAAAGGCATCAAGACTACCTATGAAATTGTGAATGTTAAGAAGATCATAAACCCACAACGGCAAATTGAATTCCCCTTCGAGTAATCCCACCCGGCTCCGCGCCGGGTTTTTTATGCCCATCCTCAATCCCCTTTGTCTTGAACACATAAATCAACACTGATAAAAATAAATAAACATAAAAATCAACGGAATGAGCATTTTTATAAAAAATAAATCAACATTATGTTGACCGAGCAATTCACATGATGTTTAATTGATTCACAGCAGGACGCTGACTCAGTACAAAACGGATTTATTGCTCTTTAACAATACGCCTGAGGGTGTTTCACCCCCAAAAAAACAAGCGATTTCACCCTGCTGCTTTACGAAGCGGCATGAATGAAACCACTGGAGATATCCATATGCCAAGAAACACACACAAGAATTTAGCGCGAGCGATTGCTCATCGTGCAGCACAGCAAGCCGATATTCGACTGGCTCGGAAAATTGAGGCGGCAATTTCAGGTTGTTCAGAACGCGTAACAAAGGCTCTGATTGAATTACCGCGAGTGACAGAAGTAGATAGCGGTGCTACATGCATACCTGATGTTGCGCTATTTCGAGCCGGGTATCGTAAATCTGAAAATATTAGTGCGAGGTGAGTATGAAAGACAGGCCAAATAAAATTTTACTTACATGCATTCAAAACAACGAACATTCTCCGGAGCGATTAATAAATCAAAAAAGAATGGTTGAGATGGCTATATCAGCATGGTCTATTGGTGGCAATTGTTATGATGAGAACAAGCACATCGCCGGATATTGCGAAGAACAAAGAGGCTATTTTTACGAGGCATTAAATCTAATAAATAATCTGCTAGTTAAGTTTAATTGAAAGGCCGCATAGCGCGGCCTCTTTTATTACCACATAAATTCTATGGGATGCGGTGACGCCAACACCGGGGTGCGAATATACAGACATTGTTTGTATCTCACCGCATCGCCATAGAGTTTATTGCATCCGATTAATAACTGAGTGAGGGGATATGGACGATATATGCGTTGGATATATCCGAATAAATAACAGCAACGGAACATACTTAATGGATGGCACGACGCTTCCAGTTTATGTTGATGCCGATTTTGGACTGTACGCCATTGAAGAGTATGAGAAAGGCGAGCCATGTAATCACTCTCTCCAAGATTTACGAGAGGATGGCGTAGATTTCACGCTGGTAAATATTAATAACTTAATCAGTACAGAGAGGTGAGAGATGGGTAAATACATCATCGTCTGGAATGAGAATAAAACGCAAGGGATTCTTCTCAGCCAAGAGAACGAAACAATAGATACATACGATGACGCATTTCATGCAGGCGGGGGAATGGAGCAAGGTAATGTTGCGTCATTGGCTGATGCTTTCAGAAATATATATGGGGAAGAACAGCAGTGCTCTTATCAGTGCGTAGATATTGAAAACGAAAATAGCATTCCGATCGAACATGATAGCTCAACTTGGGATGATGATTGGGATTATGAAGACGCTAACAATTAACCACCACCCCCGCGCCAACACCAGATAACGCGATAACACTTAACGCCCTATTGGGCATTGGAGATAGAGATGACAAAGAAAGAAAAGCAATTCGTTGACGATATGATTCGTTGCCGTGGTATCGATTTTGCCCGTATCGGAATGATGGTTGAAGTTTACGGAGATATCGGAACCATCGTAGGCATGAACGGCAGCGCTAATTTAGATGTGGTTTTCACCAATCAGCTTAAATATGGAAAGCATCCTGAAAACTGCCATCCAATTTGTGAAGTTAAATATTTCGACGCTGACGGGAAAGTTATTGCTGATTACACAACCAAAAATACGGCGGCATAGTTATAAATCAACGGGAGGGAGTGATAAGTAAAATTACCATCCCTCACATCCGCATCACCTACTAATTAATCAATCAGGAGTTACCCAATGGCATATACCAATGTCGGGGCTATCCCTATGGGTAGCTCACAGCCAGTTTTTGAGTTTGACGCAATTAAATCTATTCAACATGCGAGAGTGAATATTCTCGCTAGTTCATCATTTACAACTAAGAGTTGGCTGCAACGGTTATTCGAACAAATTGTCGCAACGGTTAATCAAAAGGGGTGTCCGCTATGAGCCAGTCAGTAGAAACCCTATTCCCAAAAACAAGAGTTGCAGCGGCATCTTGGCATCATCACTGTTTAATCATGGCTGGTGAATGCAGAAAAATGGGGAATATTGGGGCTGCTGCAAACCATCTTTATTCTGCAGCAATTGCAAGATTAAATTTTCAGCATTTTACACCGAGCGGCAAAGAGCCATTTTGAGGAATAACAAATGAAATTTGAAAGGGCTGTACGAAAGAAAGCCAGGCTGCGGCTGGCACTTACCGGGCCAAGCGGATCGGGGAAAACATACAGTGCTCTTTTGGTAGCAAAAGGTATTGGCGGAAAGATAGCGGTAATCGACACAGAAAAGGGTAGCGCATCGCTTTACTCTGATATCGCTGATTTTGATGTGCTAGAGCTCGAACCACCATTCTCTCCTGAGCGTTTTATTGAGGCTATTCATGCGGCAGAAATCGCAGAATACGACACGCTGATTATCGACAGCATCACACATGAATGGGCTGGTGTTGGCGGCTGTCTGGAGCTGGTAGACACCATCGCAAAGAACAAATTCCGTGGGAATAGCTGGTCAGTGTGGAGTGAAATCAACCCGCGCCACCGCCTATTCCTTGATGCAATTTTGCGCTCAAACATGCACATCATAGCCACTATGCGGAGCAAGACGGAAACTGCGCAGGTTGAAGAAAATGGCAGAAAAAAAGTTGCAAAACTTGGGATGAAGTCAGAGCAGCGTGATGGCGTGGAGTATGAATTCACTACCGTTCTTGATATAGGGCATGAGACGCATCATGCAATTGCCAGCAAAGATCGCACGAAAATTTTCTCTAATGCAGATCCGGTAATTCTGAGCGAGGCAGTGGGCGCAAGGCTTTTAGAGTGGCTTGACTCTGGCGTCAATCAGCACGACGAGGCGCTAAAGCATTTTACTGAAGCCGCCGCGTCAGCTAAGAGCGTGGATGAGCTTAAATCGGCATTCGAAGAGGCGTGGCGAACCCTGCGAGGGTCTACCCAGCAGTCAGATGCTAAGAGCGTGTACGACATACGCAAATCTGAATTAGAGGAGTCAGCATAAATGGCCAGCAGAGGCGTTAACAAAGTGATTCTTATCGGCAATCTGGGTCAAGACCCGGAAGTTCGCTACATGCCGAACGGCGGTGCGGTCGCCAACCTGACTCTGGCCACGTCGGACAGCTGGCGCGACAAGCAGACCGGCGAGCAGAAAGAGCGCACCGAGTGGCACCGCATTGCCCTTTACGGCAAGCTGGCGGAAATCGCTGGTGAGTACCTTCGCAAAGGCTCTCAGGTGTATATCGAAGGCCAGTTGCGCACCCGCAAATGGCAGGATCAGAGCGGTCAGGATCGCTACACCACCGAAGTGGTGGTCGATATCTCCGGTAGTATGCAGATGCTGGGTGGCCGCGCAGGCGGCGGTGCACCAGCCGGTGGCGGCATAGGCGGTAATATGGGTGGTGGTAACGCGCCACAAGGCGGTTGGGGTCAACCACAACAACCGCAGCAAGCCAACCAGTTCAGCGGCGGCGGTCAGTCCCAGTCCCGCCCGCAGCAAAGCGCGCCGATGCCAGGCAACGAACCGCCGATGGATTTTGACGACGATATTCCGTTCGCGCCTATCGGATTGCAATTTAATAAACATTCCATTCACTCAATTTAAATAAAATTGACGCAGAACACTGAACCACTCCGTGGGATTTGTGCCGCATAAAATTAAGGAAATTCATTACCTATCAATTTTCTGTTAATTCTGGAATTGGTTATTCATAACGCATGGTGGAATAAATTGAACAACATAATGATTGACCTCGAAACGATGGGGACTAATCCTCATTCACCCATCGTCGCTATTGGCGCTGTATTCTTCAATCCGGTTACAGGTGAGCTGGGGAAGACATTCTATCGAACCGTAGACCTTGAAAGTTCCATGAAACTTGGCCTTACCCCTACTGCCAACACTATTAAGTGGTGGATGAATCAAGATAAGAAAGTTGTTGAGGAAGTTATTAAGGCAAAATCAAGCATTACTGATGCTCTTACGGCATTATCTCAGTTTGCAGTTTTTGCGTATTCACCTGCAGCTAATTACGGTGGTAGTCTATTAAAGATTTGGGGTAATGGTTCAGCTTTCGATAACGTTATTCTCCGCGAATCATACAAAGCATGTCATTTGACCCCGTTCTGGGAATTCTGGAACGACATGGATGTGAGAACGATTGTCGATATGGGGCGATGTGTTGGCTTCGACCCTAAACGCGATATACCATTTGATGGTGACAGACATAACGCTCTAGCTGATGCGGTACATCAGGCAAAATACGTTTCAGCGATTTATAAAAAATTATTAAATAAACCCAATTAGATTTACGCGCAAAGAATACGCCAAATTAACTTGGCGTATTATCTATGCAAAAAACAAATGGTGAACATAATGATGCTGGAATATCAACTGGATAAAAAAAATAAGTCAGAAGCTATTAAAAAAATACAACTTGGGTTTGGCGGAGAGTTAAAGAAAGAATCAAACTATGATCGATGGTTAAAAATGATTGTGTATAGGACGTCATTTCACCCACTACCAAAACAAGATAATAAATTCTTCATTCAAGATTCATTCGGTAAATATCGCGGATACGGTCAAGGCCGCGTCATGGGCGACTAATCAGGAATAAATCATGAACACAGCATATACTACAGCTGCAAATAAAGCAGTTGCGCACGAACGCGCATATGAATTTCATAACGCAGGAATGATGTGGTTAGCTGCACAGCGCTATGCTTCTGGTAAAAATATCGAACACTGCGAATTACGTGCTGAATTTTGTCAGAAATTTGGTAAATATCTGGAGAGAGACAATGACTGAGATAATTGATCAGGCAAATGAATTAGTTGAAATGACAATTCAGCACGCTATTAATAGCCGACCTGCTCCGTTGCCATTTACTGGTAAATGCCGTAATTGTGACGAGAAGATATCAGTAGGTTCATTCTGTGATGCAGACTGTAGAAATGATTTTGAGCTCAGGAGAAAAAATGAACGCAAATAATGAAACTGCCTGCCTGATAGAAAAAATAAAATCTCATCTCGAAATACAAGATGACTCGATAAAAAACGGAAAAATAGCAAACTGGCAATACATGTATCAGAGATATACAGCACCAGTAGTATTGCATCAGATTATTGAATACATAGAATCGGTTGAGAGCCAGCTGACAGCTCTGCGTCAGGCGCAGCAAGAGCCGGTTGCGTACATGTGCGATGATGACGCTGGACGAGAATACAACGGACACAATCAATTTTCATGTGGTCGCCGAGGCATTCCTCTATACATCCACCCCACCGCAGTTCCCTCGGTTAACGAACAAGAGCCTGCGGCTTTCCGGTGGCGTCACCGGGCGGATGGTGAGTTTCCGGCTAGTAAATGGGAATACCTACCGGCAGACCTCGCTGACCGCTTCATCGAGCGCGTAGTCAGCAAAGACAGGGATGTAGAGTGCGAATATGTATACACCGCCCCCGTCATCACGGATAGCGCTCCAATCATCACGGATAGTGAGCGCCAGTCGGCGATTGCCGCGCTATTGGCGCACCCGGATAGCTATTTTGGTGAGATGGCGTGTCGCCAGATTGCCGATTGCCTGCGCCAGCTCGAAACCGCTGAGGGTCAGCGAGCTGGCGCTTTTATCGCGTGTAACCGCTGGCACGATATGTTCCGAGAGGCAGAGAAACAACTGGCGGAGTTGCAGGGTATTCCCACCCCGCCAGCACCAGCTGTGCCGGATGAGTTGAAGGAACTTGCCGACAACATCAATGAGCGACTGCGGAATGGCGGGTTGAGCGGAAGAGAAACGGAAAAACTCGAATATGCGTGGGCCTTAGTAGAGACAGCAAGGGCGGACAGGGACAACGCCTGCCGCGCCGCAATGATCAAACAGTCAACCAACACTTGTCAGTTGTCCGGTAATTCCGAACAGCTGGGCAATGCTGGCATTAAAAGCAATGTCGAGGGGGAATAATGCGACTTAGTAAGAGGGAGATTGAGTACATAAAGCCCGCCTTTCTTTACTCTTGGCAAATTTACGTTAGCGCATACAGAAAAACAGCATTGTGGGATGACGACCCGCTAGTGCCTGTAAAAGTTGGTGCTGTAGCGGACGGGCTGATACGGAAAGGGGTTCTGGAGCTAGTGCATATGGGATATAGCCGCTCTGTTATTCGCCTCTCGAAACTAGGTGAAACATTCCGTTGCCCTAAATGCGTTAATGGCCGCACTTTTGAAGGTTCCGAGAATCCAGACGAGACGGTGGAATGTAAACATTGCGTCTCTGGAATCAGAATTGATAACGGAAAAAATTAATATGAAAGATAAAGACATTCAATCCCGCATCGACGCGGCTGTCGAGCTGCTGAAACAAGCGGCCCCGCAAATGCTGGCGGTAAAAGGCCCGGATGGTGCGCTTGTTGGGCCATTGAAAGCTACCGAACAACTGAGTGCTGCTGAACCTGTAAATAAACGTGATGAGTTCCCCGCCATTCTGCCCTGCGACGTTGAATTAAAGCCGGGACTGAGAATTGGGAAGGGTTGCCCAATCAGCACTCTGCACTTGGCCTTAAAGCGTCGCGCTGAATATCTCGCCATGCGAGAGTATATAAAACCCGCTGAACACGAAGCCGGGGTTGCAGCAATGCGCAATTTCATCCGTGATTGCGCTCCTACCACCGGCAAACCGTTGAAAGACCTTGAGCCTGACGAAATCGTTGAGCTATTCGGGCGCAAATTCCGAGTGGATTGCAGACACGACTACCACGGTAGGGGGGAAACCCGTTTCGACTTTCGGCGAGCAGAGGATGGGCTATCCCCTATCTGTGTAACGATTGGCATCGACAACGACCTCGGCCTTGTGGTCAGCAACCATCCGGGATTACCGGATGGTTGGAAGATTGTTCCTGTTGAGCCGACCGAGGCTATGTTGCTCGTTCTCGGAATGAGTGGCTCGCTTGAGTCGATGATAGCTAGGTATCACAAGATGCTCGCCGCCGCTCCCCTGCCTGACCATTCCGCCAAAAAGGTTGGCGCCGATCAATTTCCTGACTTCACGAAAATGGGCAACGGTCTGCTTCCGTGTCCATTTTGCGGAAGCGGTGACGTAGAAGCATTTGCACAAGATAAAGATGATTGCCCGAATATGTCGGCTATCGTTCGTTGCCATAACTGCAATGCTCAGTCAGCGCAGATGGTCGGAAAAAACAAAATTAGTATGGCATCAAATTCGTGGAATCGGCGCGCATCGGAGGTGAATCGTGGAAAATAAAATGTCTGCTGGGCGCGCTGATCAATATCGTGCAGAGGCACTAGCAGTGAGAAAAGCGTTAGGGTTTTCGCCAGATGCCGAAGATGTTTCGCCGTCTGATTTGGTCGCCGTTATCAATAATCTGCGCATTAACGCGACATGGACTGACGAGCAATGCGTTGAATTCTTATCCGTTGCGTTCAGGCATTGCGAAATTAAAGGTGATGTTGTCTTTGATGAAATCAGGCAGGGAGTTCAGTTTGCACTCGCCGCCGCTCCTCAGCCCGATCAATTGCGTGACAATGTTCCTGACGCCACGAAAATGGTTCCAGTTGACACACCGGCAAAAGACCTAATTGAACGATGCAAGCAAGTAGTTGATAACGCCGTGCAAAATAGTGGGCTGACATACGGCATGTCACGCATTGCGGACTATCACCACGTCGCATTATCAGCACTAAATTCCAGCGGTATCGCTAATACTACCGAAATCAGTACAGACGATTCCGAGCACCTGCTCGAATTGGTCGAAATACCAGTTGAGCGTGACGGAAACGGATATTGGTCGCACCATGTGTGGAGTGCGCTTTTCGGCGATCGCGAGGGTATGCCGCTAGATGAACTGAAAGCCACGCTGGCAGCAAAAAATCTCGAATGCACGTATGTCGAGCTGGAGTTAGATCACTCGGCTAAAGCGGAAGCCGTGGCATATCACTACTTTGAGAATGGCGACACAGACATCAGCGAATGGAACCCGATGCGCCCAGAAGGGGATGGATGGTTCATCGTGTCAATCCACGAAACTGATGAAGGACCAGTGTGCTACTGGGTTCGCCCGATTCCACAGAGCGAAGGGGGTGAAGCGTGAGTGATGAATTCCTTCGCCGCATTAACCAACTGGAAGATGAATTAGGAAACTGCACCACCACGGAGGTTGAGCTGGTCTCATACGTAAAGAACCGTGAAACGGGAACCTCTGAGGCTCGCTATTACGTGAGGCATAGCAATCAGACAACAGTTCTTGAGCAGGGATTAGTTATTAGCCGCGATCAGTTCGGTTACTACAAAGCCGATCTGGTAATAACCGACTTTCCTAAGTTGGGGTCAGCAGAAGAGGCAGCGTTAAAACTGGCTGCATGGCTCAAACGAATGGGTGAGGCCATTGAGTCCAGTTTTAATAGAGAAGGGGGTGAAGCGTGAGCTATGTATTTCTGATTTTTGTAATCAGCTCTGCTTGTAATTAGCCGCCTAGTGCGGCTTTTTATTGATATAGAGGTCATCATGAAATCAGCAGACGACTGGCTTAATGAGTGCATTGAGTCAGAGCACGGTATTTTCAAAAAACGCAAAGATGCGCTGGATTTATCGATTGGGCGGGAAAACTTTATTCGACACATTTTCCGCAGCATTCAGTCAACAGTAGAGGTGTGTGTGCCACAGCCAATTTTAAACGAATCTGCGCATTCGTATCGAAAGCGGGTAATCGATGAAATACATCGGGCTGGCGGAACTGTTGCGACACTTAAATAAGGGGATATGAATTGAATGACGAGGTTTTGACACTAAAAGAGGTCTCCACACTATTGAAAGTCCACCCCGAAACAATAAAGTCACTCGTACAGCGCGGCATCCTCCCGGCAACTGACATCGGCACCGGGCAACGTCATAAATACCGGTTCGTAAAATCAGCGTGTCTTGAAGCGATGTCAAAACCGATCAACACTGTCGCCGTGAATGCGGGTGACATGACCGAGAAAAAACCATGTCAATCAAACAACGGAACGGTGTCTGGCACTGTGATTTCACTACGCCGGACGGTAAGCGAGTTAGACAGTCTCTTGGCACGGAAGACAAGCGAGAGGCGCAGGAACTCCACGACAAGCTGAAAGCCGATTCGTGGCGGTCTGCAAAGCTGGGTGAAGCGCCGGTAAAGCTGTTCGATGAGGCGTGCATTCGGTGGCTGCGCGAGAAATCGCACAAGCGTTCACTGGATGCAGACAAGTCGAAGATAACGTTTTTTCTCGATCACTTTCACGGACGGGAGTTATCTACGATAACGAATGATCACATTCAGGTGGCGATATCCAAGGCGTACGATAGAAAGCACAGGGAGCGCTGGGAAGAAATGCGGGACAGGTTGAAGCGAGAAGGGAAATCAGTTCCAGCGTACAGTCCAAAGCCGATATCTGAATCGACCAAGTATTCGTTTCAGGCCTTCATGCGTGCTCTGCTACGGATAGCGGCCAACGAATGGGGATGGCTTAACTCGGTGCCAGTGGTGAAAGCGCGGCAGCCGAGAAACAAGCGGATACGTTGGCTTACGCATGACGAGGCACGGCAGTTGATCGACTGCCTTCCAGACCATTTGAAATCGGTTGTTACTTTCGCACTGGCAACCGGGTTGAGGCGGTCTAACATCCTAGATCTTGAGTGGTCACAGGTGGACATGCAGAGAAAGATGGCATGGATTCATCCAGAAAATGCAAAAGGAGGAAAGGCGATCGGCGTCGCGTTGAACGATACGGCGTGCGGAGTATTGAGGGGGCAGATCGGAAAGCATCACCGTTGGGTATTCGTTCATGAAATATCAACGACAAAGCCTAATGGTGAAAAAACGCCAGAAATACGAAAGTTAAGAGTTGACGGAAATAAGGCTTGGAATGCTGCCTTAAAAAGGGCCGGAATTGAAAACTTTCGCTTCCACGATTTGCGTCATACGTGGGCGAGCTGGTTAGTTCAATCCGGCGTACCTTTATCTGCATTACAAGAAATGGGCGGCTGGGAGTCGATAGAAATGGTACGCAGATATGCACATCTGTCGCCAAATCATTTAACTCAACACGCCAAACAAATAGACAGCATTTTTGCCAAGAATGGCAAAAATACGGCACAAGGGATAATCGGGGAAATAAAGAATGCGATGTAAACGATTAAAAGAAGTGTTGGTGGGTCGTATAGGGCTCGAACCTATGACCAATTGATTAAGAGTCAACTGCTCTACCAACTGAGCTAACGACCCAACGGGACGGATTATTCTCTTCTTAACGTCATCTGTCAAACAGTTCATTTTATTTTTTCAGAAGTCAGAGTATTCCTCAAACATCTTGTAACCTATCACGATTTTCCCTTCTGGCCTCAACAAGATACCTATGGTTAATATTAGGACATATTCATCTTCTGACGGAAACGTTTGCTCCTGACTGACTGGAGAGGCGCTGCAACGCATCATCAGATGAATACCGTGTTACTATTAAACACTGTGACTTTTTTATATCTCACGGGTGGCAGGAACAGCAAACCTGTCAAACCCCACTATGACAGACACAATCCGGAATAATATTACATGACAGAACAAACGCATCATGCCCCAGGCACAACAGGGCACAGCGACCTACGGCGCAATCTGACCAATCGCCATATTCAGTTGATCGCCATCGGTGGCGCCATTGGTACAGGCTTGTTTATGGGGTCGGGAAAAACCATCAGCCTTGCTGGCCCATCAATTATCTTTGTTTACATGATAATCGGGTTCATGCTGTTTTTTGTCATGCGCGCCATGGGGGAATTGTTACTTTCCGATCTCAATTACAAATCGTTCAGTGACTTCGCCGCCGACCTGCTAGGACCATGGGCAGGCTTTTTTACCGGTTGGACTTACTGGTTTTGCTGGGTTGTAACAGGTATTGCCGATGTTGTCGCCATCAGTGCTTACGCACAGTTCTGGTTCCCTGAGCTGTCGCAATGGCTCAGTTCTCTGCTATGCGTTCTGCTACTTTTGACCTTAAATCTGGCTACCGTCAAGCTGTTTGGCGAAATGGAATTTTGGTTCGCCATGATCAAAATTGTTGCTATCGTCACGCTGATCATCATTGGCGTTGGGCTGGTCATCATGAACTTTACCTCACCATCCGGTGCCGTGGCATCCGTGACCAACCTGTGGCAGGACGGTGGACTTTTTCCGAAAGGACTCAGCGGTTTTTTCGCTGGTTTTCAAATCGCTGTGTTTGCATTTGTCGGCATTGAACTGGTCGGTACTACAGCTGCGGAAACTAAAAATCCGACAGTGGTTTTGCCACGAGCAATCAACGCTATACCGATACGTATTATTATGTTTTATGTATTTGCGTTGATGATGATTATGTCGGTTACTCCATGGAGCCATATTGCAGCAGACCGCAGCCCGTTTGTTGAGATGTTTGTATTAGTAGGTTTTCCGGCCGCAGCCAGCGTCATTAACTTCGTAGTACTCACATCAGCAGCATCTTCAGCTAATAGCGGCGTGTTCTCGACTAGCCGTATGTTATTTGGGCTAGCCAGACAAGGTGATGCACCAGCGCGTTTTGGCAAGCTATCAAAACGTGCGGTGCCCTCAGCAGGACTCCTTTTTTCGTGCCTGTGCCTGCTCTCAGGTGTTGTGCTGATCTACTTGATTCCGAATGTCATGACAGTTTTTACGCTGGTCACCACCGTATCTGCCATTCTTTTCATGTTCGTGTGGAGTATTATCCTGTGCTCTTACCTGGTGTACCGCAAGCATCGGCCACAGTTGCACCAAGCATCTTCATATAAAATGCCATGGGGAATTATGATGAGCTGGGCCTGTCTGGCTTTCTTTGCTTTCGTGCTGATATTACTGACATTGCAACCAGATACGTTGCAGGCATTGATAGTCACACCTATGTGGTTTGTAGTTCTGGCGATCACCTACTTCTTCATTCGCCGTGGTAGAGCCAACGCTGATTCTCAAGCGTAGCACTCAGTACCAGCGCCAATTTAAAACAGCGTCAGATCCAATACGGTCAGCTACACCTGATGACATAGCTGACCGTATCCGATTAGACACTTACTGTTTGTCGTACACCATTCACTGCGTTTTTAGCCTGTTCGCACTGATTCAAAATAGTTTGTGCGTGCGAATACAGAATCTTGCCCGCTTCTGTCGGCGTCACGCCACGACGACTACGGACCAGCAGTTGCTTCTCCATTTCGCTTTCGAGCGTAGCAACTTGCTGGCTCAGCGCTGGTTGCGCAATATGCAACATTTCAGCAGCTTGGGTCAGGCTACCAATATCAACGATTTTCACAAAGTATTTGAGCCGTCTCAGATTCATGTGTACCTCCCGAATAGTTACAGCTAAGTAACTGCAAGAAGCGCGCCAGATTATTTTATTATTATCGAAAAAAATGCGGCGCCGTCTTAACATGCTTAAAAATAAGTAAAAGCAATGGCGATAGCAGCAACAGTAACAATGCTAATCCTCTCATCATAATTGATAGTATGTCAGCGCTGTCTCATGTTGCACCAAACTGGTGCGGTAATTGCTATCTGAAAGTGCACGCATTAGTCAATCACTCATCATCTGGCGCAAAAAACACCAACCACCTCAGTAATTTCAACAATTTGATTATAAGTTCATCAAACAGTTACACCTTGCGTCATCATGCTTTGACAAGTAATCAGGCTATCGCTATCATCCACACCACTAGCGATTCCTCTGTAGTTCAGTCGGTAGAACGGCGGACTGTTAATCCGTATGTCACTGGTTCGAGTCCAGTCAGAGGAGCCAATTTAAAGAAAGCAGACGTTCACTGACGTCTGCTTTTTTGCTTTATATCAATTGGTTATCCCCTTCTTCAGGTTCGCCCTCGTTCACCAAAAAACGCTCGAAGCCATACCCTTTTGCTGGTAAAAATACTGGTAAAGCTGGTTCGATTTCGTTTTTACCAGCAATCGGAGGGAACCGTCATGTCACTTACTGATACTAAAGTAAAAAATGCCAAGCCGTCAGAAAAGGCGGTGAAGCTCACTGACGGGTTCGGCCTCTACTTGCTGGTTCATCCCAATGGTTCCAAATACTGGCAGTTAGGCTATCGCTTTGAAGGAAAACAGAAGGTGTTTTCCATTGGCGTCTACCCGGCTGTTTCACTGGCTGATGCCAGACAACGACGGGATGAGGCAAAAAAGCTGTTAGCGGCTGGCGTTGACCCCAGCGCTAAAAAGCAGGCTGACAACAAAACTATTCAAGAGCGACGTAACAATACCCGCGCTTTCAAAACTGTTGCTAAGAGCTGGTTTGCCACCAAAACCACATGGTCGGAAGATTATCAGCGTTCTGTTTGGACACGTATTGAAACCTATCTGTTTCCTGACATCGGTAACAAGGACATTGCTGAACTGGATACAGGCGATCTGCTGGTTCCCATCAAAAAGATAGAAAAGCTGGGCTATCTGGAAATCGCTATGCGGGTGAAACAGTACGCCACTGCCATTATGCGCTATGCCGTCCAGCAAAAGATGATCCGCTTTAACCCTGCCTATGATTTGGAAGGTGCGGTTCAGAAACCACAAACGGAACACCGCCCCGCTATCGAGCTGGAAGAGATACCTACCCTGTTGGAACGCATTGAAGGCTATCAGGGACGTAGCAGGCTGACCCTGCTGGCGATAAAACTCACTCTGTTGATATTTATTCGCTCCAGTGAACTACGCTTTGCCCGATGGTCAGAGATCGATTTCAAAAGCGGTTTGTGGGTTATCCCTGAACAGCGTGAAGCCATTGAAGGGATCAAACATTCGGGCCGTGGTGCCAAAATGCGCAGGAAGCATTATGTTCCCTTATGCCATCAAGCACTGGCAATTTTGGAAGAGCTTAAAGGCCTCACCTATGACGTTAACGGTGATGACGGCTTTATCCTGACTGGCTGTTATGATGCGATGAAGCCAATGAGTGAAAACACCATCAATAAGGCACTACGCAAAATGGGCTATGACACCAAAACCGATCTGTGCGGTCACGGCTTTCGAACGCTGGCCTGTAGTGCCTTGATTGAATCGGGTATCTGGCCTGAAGATGTGGTAGAGCTTCAAATGAGCCACATGGAAAAGAACAACGTTCGCGCTGCCTACACTCACAAGGCCAAACACCTTGAACAACGCCGCCTGATGCTGCAATGGTGGGCTGATTTTCTGGACGCTAACCGGAATGGGATGGTCAGGCCGTTTGAGTTTGCACAGAAGGGATAAATTTGACTCTTGCTCAAATTTGAGTAAGATAACTGTGAGGCTTAATAAGAGCAGGGCTATCGGATATCACGGTGATATTGGTTCGATAGTGTGGATTGTAAGGTTCACCGACCTTATGGTAGCGGTAATCGTAAATGCAAGTTTATGATTGGCATGTGACCCAACTCAAAGAGAGTTAGCTAAGCAAGCGCTGCGACTACCAACCTCAATAATGAAAAAGGTGTTCTGAAAAGAGCACCTTTTTCATTTATAGAACAGAAACTTGTGCTACCAATGTACCGTTTGGGTTTATGTTACGATATGCCGTAACAACGCTATAAATAAGGCTACCCTCATCATTGGGGCTGTCAAATGCCGCTAACACAGCACATCCTTTACGCCCTCTCAGAACAACCACTCGGTGGTATCCTCCCATTTCCGAGAATTCACATACTATCCCTGCCTGATGAACAATAATCTCGGATACAAAACGAGGGACATCATGGATGGTAGGAAATCCCCACTGAATAAGCTTAGATCCTCGCTCTGACCAGATATGCCTAACACCAAAGCCTTTGTGAGGACCAATATGCTTACCCGCACGAAGAAAAATCTTCCCTCCGAGTTGGTTGAACTGTTTACTGGTTATTTTTACTTCACCCCAATGCTCAGTATTGTTCACCGGATGCAAAATATTATGATTTTCATGGAAAACATAATCAGCAGGAATTTCCATTAACTTATTATTATGTCTATTCAAACTGCCATTCCCTATGCATTATCATATCATCACAATGAACGAAAGATTGTAGCCAGATCCGTGATGCTAAAGCAACGTCAAACTCTTATCCAGATCAGGTTAGGTCAAACACCTTGAACAACGCCGCCTGATGCTACAAAGGAGAACTGATGCTTTATGTTGCCGGAAAGCAATAGTGAGACCGTTTGAGTTTGCGCAGAAGGGATAAATAACCGCCACGGATGGCTGATATTCCACTCAACTATTTCGTTAATGATGCGCTATAATCATCGTCTAAATAACACATAGTATGAGGCCAAATCGTGGATGAAAGATATATCATTATCCCGCATAAAACCAATCTATCATATAGATTTGACGGCAATGAAGAGGTTACTATTGAATTAGAAATGCACCTGATTTTCGATACCGTTAATCAACGAGTTATTACTGTTTGCAACTCATTGGAAGAAGCACAGATAAAGATTGAAGAGTTAAAAAGACAAGTTAGCTCAAGACCTCGTATGAAATAAAAGGCATTACGTTATATATCCTATGATGCTCTTTAATCAGTGGAGCATCAAAATACGCATACATATTGCTACCATCAGGAAATACATACCAACAGCAGCCATTGGATTTATGTCCCCATTCTTCACGAAAAAACCCTTTTCGAATATTGACACCTTCAGGCCAATCAGTGATTTTTTCTATCAAAAAAGAGTTATCATCTTTCATTGTTAACGAGAATAAAGAAAACTCCTCAACATCAACGATAAAAGGCATCTTTACATATCTCTGATAAACCTTTCCATCTTTATGCAAAAAGAACAGTTCTTTACCACACCAAGGGATTTTATTTTGATCATATTTAGCTGAATCGAGTTCTTTTACATTATCAGGCCAGTTGTTTTGTACGTTAATTAATATTTTCATTTAAACACCTATGTTATTTGTGATTTATTATTTATTATCAATAGCAAGTTTTTTTGTCAAATTTCACTCTCATCATATAACATCGTAACACAAGAGTTAAATTCAATATCAAAAACATAGGTCAATTAATTTCATCCCTAGCACCAATAAAATAAATTTGACACACCTTAATTTTCACTATAATAAACATTACAAATAAGTTAATTACCATAAGAATTATTATCTATACGACAATTTAAAAAGAGGAATATTCAATATGAAATATAAACTAAAAATAATAGATGAGTGGCGTGAAATAGCAGAAAAAAAGTCGACTTTACTTATATAAACTTGTTTGACTGGGAAGTTACTCCAATACCTACACCTCTAGAAAGAAAAAAAGTAAGAACACATTTTTTCCTTGATGAAGGAATAGTTTATGAGTGCATAATCATGTGTCCGATTCTTGCGGATTACCCAGACAATACACTATTTAAGATTGATGCTATAGATTCCAGCACATTTATATTAGATACAGATTGCGAGTGGCCTGATGGTGTTTCACCAACATCGGGGGTTGTTCCTAAATCAAAATCTAACAGTTCTGATTTTTTCTATACTTTCATGATGCCAAATGAGCGAGAGGTAGTACCCGCTCATTTGGAAATAAATATAATGAGAAGGTATTGTAAAGAACATAAGAAAAAATCTGCAAATCCTATGATAACGATAGAAGAGATTAGCGAATATCAAGACCAATATTCAACTGGCGGCAGTCTTCCATAGCGATATCAAGCTCTCAAGGTCAGAAATTTACCGACCGCAGGTTTTTCTGTCTCGCGTTTAGCAATTGACTAGCACCAATCCTAGCCTTACATTGCAGCCGATCAGGTACGAAACCTTATCACAACTCACCTGAACACCCGTTTCGCCCCTGAAAGGTACGCCAATACCAGACAGGGGCTAACCACACCGTTATGGAGCTAACGCTATGGCTGTTTATCAGTTTACCCATTCCCCACCTGAAAATCTGCATCTGGATACGGGCTTTTTTACTTCGGGCCAGTCTGTTCTGGAGGTGTGTTATGTTCGATAACACGCCGCTGGAACCAGAAGAAATTATCGATCAGTGTCGGGCATTGATTTACGCTGTTGTTGAAATTGATAATCCCCAAGCCAAAGAGATACTGAGTTTTGTGCTGTGGGAGCGTCTTGATTTCCTGTATCGGACATGTCATTCCGAAAGCACTGACGACACAGAGGGTGAATTTCAGGCATAACAGATAGATATGAAAACGTCAGATCTGCCTTGCGGTGGATCTGACTTTTAAACGATGTTATGGATAATACAGAGTGAAAACAAATGCTCTGTCAGTTTGATGAACAGAATACAGGCTCATTCCAGTTTGATGCATAACCTCCGCCGCACCCTTCACCTAATGTACGCCATGAACTCCAGTCGCCATTATGTTCAACACGCCCCACTTCGAGAGGCCATTGTCCACCACAATAATTTGCACAAACCTTAATGGAATTACCATCAGCCGCTTTCCAGAGACCATTAACACAGGAAAGAATCGCGCCATTTGCTGCTCTGCCCTGTAAGCCATTCGGTGAACATCCCCAACCAACATTGGCTACGCCATTTATCTGTAAAAACTCTCCAGCACTTATTCGGTTTGATGCCCAAATATCGCCCTGAGAATTCATTGTGGCTTTAACCTCTGTATTCGTCTTATTTGTAGTATAAATTGTCGAGGATGATCTGATATTGTTGTCAGATTCAATATTTCCAGAAGCATAAATATAACCATCTTTAGTCATAAAGGCTTTGGTTGAAGACTCACTTCCGGTGTAAATACTGTTTCTGGCGTAAAGGCTATCCCCCGTGCTGATACTTCCATTGGCTGTAATGGTTTGTCCTGAAAAAATATTTCCAGAAGCATCAACATTTCCGTTTGAATGGACATAACCACCATATAACCCGCCACTGGTCTGAACATTCTTGCCGCCATAAGCGTTAATGGTTGCCGTATCTGCCATATTCCAGCCACCGCCGTATTTCTGGAAATAAATCCCGCCATCACCTAATGTTCTGAACCAGTTTTGCGTATAGGTTTCACCACGAGATACTACAGTTGTGCCTGAAACAGTATTATTGGTATTGATATTTCCGTTAACCTGAGTGTTCCCCGCCACGGTTAGATCCGCACCTACTGTCGCCTCGCCCACAGTCTTAAGTATTCCCGTTGTCGTTGTCCCAGCCGCAGTGATGTTCTGAGCGTTATATATATTCTGACCACCCATATTCAGATCGCCCGTCATAGGGAGTGTTCCATCACGACGCAGGTAAACAGAATACATTGCAGAATCATATCCCACACGATAAGCCAGAAGCCCCGCAGCGGTGATATTGCTGTAGTCCGTAGAGAGTTCTGACCATTGACCACCATAACCTGATGCAGCGGTATCTGTTTTTGTCATTCCACTGTCAATTCCCGCTGTCTGCATCGCTTTGCCCAACAAGTCATAACGGACTTTCCCGCCATCAGCCCATACGTTCGTAGTCGTAATCAGGCCATTAATGATGTAGTTGGGAACGTTCCCTGAACGTCTCAAAAAAATTTTATATGAAGACTTTTGCGCATTAACACCAGAAAAAGAGGAAGGTAATAACCCTTCATTCACCAGTGTTTGATAAGTAATCTCGCAGACTGACCCCGAACACGTTCTTGGACCCGGATCACTTGACTGGCTGCTACTGGATGTCAGGGTAGAAAGCTTGTCATAACGGATATTGATATAGCCATTTACCGCCTCACCCATTTGCTTTATCTGTTCACCCACGGCTTTAGCAACAACAGTTTCCTGTTCATTTTTCATATCCTGAAATTTCATAAAAGTCACTGTTGTTCCAACACCCAGCACCAAAATGAGTTCTAACAGTGAGAACCCTTTCTTATTTTGTTTTTTCATTTTCATCGTCCTTTTTATTTTCACGTACTATTCAATTAACAAAAATGAAAAAGTGGTCAAGAGCAGGAAATGTAAATCCATAAAAAACGAATAATAAGGCATCAAACACATTGATAGTGTCTGCATTATTTTATCGTTTATAGTATGATGTGTATGACGTTCAACATTCAGGATAAATGATAATGAGTGAAGCCCTAAAAATATTAAATAACATTCGTACCCTTCGTGCTCAGGCTCGTGAAACCGATCTGGCAACACTGGAAGAAATGCTGGAAAAACTGACCGCCATTGTTGAAGACCGGCGTGAAGAAGAAGCCAGCGCACAGCAACAAAACGCGGAGCGTCAGGCTAAAATCGAAGCCTTACGCGCCAGACTGCTGGAAGATGGTATTGATCCGTCTGAACTGCTCGACGCAGGTGTTACCAGCAAAACAGCAAAAGCCAAACGCACTCCCCGTCCCGCTAAATACAAATATACCGACGAAAACGGCAACGAACAGACGTGGACAGGTCAGGGACGGACACCTAAAGCTATCGCAGCAGCGTTGGAAAGTGGTAAAACACTGGAAGACTTTGCTATTTAATTATATGACTCCCTGTTGTATTTGGTGCAATGGGGAGTCACTTAATTGGACAGGCTGTTCTGTGCCAAAAGCAGACATTGACATATGCTAATTTATGGAGAGCAGTCAATTGAGGAATTTTAAAAAATGTTTGCTAATCGAATAAGGAATTTTGGAAAGGCATTTGAAGGTAGATTAGAGCCTTTTCTACTTGAAGGTGCTTTGGACTATATAAACTTTAACGAAGAACCATTAGCCTTTGAAATCTTATGCGAACATATTTGTGAGTATGAAGTACAGCTTAGCCAAACTGAATATGATGAAGCTATAGCATTGGCTAAACATATGGGGTTGGATGTATTGGATGAACCCTACAAGCACTTAGCTGGCTTGATTGTATAATGAGTCGATTTGACCTGCTCCCCTTTGCTTAAGACGCATCGATGTAAGTATGCATTCCGAACTTCTGCTCCTCGCTCAGAGCAGACAGTCATATTATTCTGTCACGCCTACTACCTTAGACAAGCTACCGCGCCCTCTAGGGCTTGCTCAACAGCTCACCGACCTAAAAGCAAGTTTTAGGCCGGTTCACCGTTCGGACGTGAAAAAAATAATTAACATTTGGATTTATTTATAACATTTTCGATATAGACTTGGCCCTGTGCTTTATACCTTTCAATATCACGCTCAGGTAGATTAGATATATTGAGCAGAACACCAAAGACTAATTCTTTATCTACATAACCAATATCACAACCTAAGACTTTGGCAACCTCTGCACCGAAAATAATTTTCTGGCGTGTGTTTTCTTTTTTGTTTGTTGTTTCTTTTTAGCTTCCAAGAAATATAAACGTTCCTGTGCTGAAGCAATTTGTTGTTTGATATCTTTTCTGGTCATTTATGTTCTCCCCAATGTTTTTTCTTGTTGGCATAAGGGACATCCGCATAATAATAACCATTACCAATTTTTTTCTTGATTGACTTAATTTTCAATTTAAATTGTTGCTTTATCTGGCGCTGTTTTGCTTGTTCCCTTATCTGGTTTACTAGTTTCTCTGCCTCTAAATAGGCTTGTTCTGTATTGGTATAGATCCCATCATCTAAAAGTCGCTTGGCTTCCCAATCAATAGCTTCATCATTATTTTTATACATTACACCTCCTTGTATTTGTTATATATTATCATTTATCATATTTTTGATAATTATCAATACAGGAAGATGATTTTATTTAATGAAAACCACAAGTCAGAATTTATACCTTACACCACAGCATTAACGCCGATTAAAACCAATACGGCTTCATTCAGTTCTCCGAGTTTCAAGTTTTTGTCTCACGCGACTACAAAATTTCTGGCCGCTCACCCAAAGAAAATCTAATAGACCATTGTATTTTAATGCATTTATTTCTCGCTCTTTCGGCTTGACTCTATACCCATATAGGTATAAATTATTCCCATATGGATATAACAACACAGATGATGCGATGCTTAAAAATTTGTATTGGATTGCCAGCGCAAGGAAAGACATGAAGGAAATGCCTGAAGAGGTTCAGGATGTTTTCGGCTATGCCCTGCATTTGGCTCAATGTGGGAAAAAGCACAGCGATGCCAAAGTGATGACCGGATTTAGCGGTGCTGGCGTTCTTGAGGTCGTTGAGGATTACGAAACTGATACGTATCGGGCTGTTTATACAGTTAAAATTGAAGATGCCGTATATGTTTTGCATGTGTTTAAGAAAAAATCTAAAAAAGGCATCGCAACACCAAAACCAGATATGGATAAGATCCGTGAAAGGTTGAAACAGGCTGAAGAACACGCAAATAGTTTAAGAGGAAAATAACATGAAAAACAAAATCGAAGTTAGCAGTGGTAATGTCTATGAAGATCTGGATCTACCAGATTCAACAACTATGTTTTTAAAGGCCCAGCTTGCATCCAAAATCACTGATATTATTAAAGATAACCACTATACACAAAATCAAGCAGCAGAAATTCTCGGTATCCCTCAATCCAAACTCTCCGGGCTGATGCGTGGACAGTTCCGAGGTGTTAGTGAGCTTAAAATGATGGAATGTCTACTCAGACTTGGACTCGATGTTGAAATTGTTGTAAGAGAACAAAGTAGTGAAAAAAAATCATCCAGCCTAATCCCTAGGGTTATTTTTGCCTGATGAGAAGATTGATTAGAAGGATATTAAATTTCATATAGATTTATAAAAAATAAAATTTTCTGCAGATCTAAAACCCCAACTTTATTTGTTGATTTTTTTACCTCTTTGTGTTATTAGTGCTTGCATATTTTAGATTAATAATCATTTGACGATTTTATGGAAATATCAAAAAATAAAGTATGGGAAGCAAAGGAATGGGAAAGTCACGTCAATGATCTTCTCCGGCTTAAATTCGGAGAAGAAAATTATATTCCGATACCTGATTTTCATAATGGGGATGCAGGAATTGAGGGATATTGCATACAAGGGTATGCATTTCAGTCTTATTGTCCCGATGAGGCATGTACGGTTGATAAGTTGTATGATAAACAAAGAGATAAAATGACAGCGGATGTTGGAAAATTTATTTTAGATAAAAATGGTTATTTGAAAAATATATTAAAAAACACAAAAATAAAGCGTTGGATTTTAGTAGTACCAAGACATTTATCAAAAAATTTGAATGTGCATGCAACAAATAAAGAAAGTGATATTTTATCAGCTGAATTACCTTATATCGATAAGGATGATTTTAAAGTATTGATTTGGGATCGAGATAATTTTAAAAAAGAAGAGGACGAGTTAATTAGCAGTGGGCTTAGATTATTGAAAATTGAAGTACCACGAGTGGATATGTCTGATATTTTTCATCTCAAAGATAGCAGTGAGTTTGGCGATAATATATCAAGAAAACTTAGAAAAATCAGGAATGATGAAAGCCAAGTTCAGAATGCATCAACAATGCTATTAAGAAATATTGTTATGTATAAAAATATTATGAGCGATCTTAAAGATAACTATCCAATTTTACATGAGAAAATAACAAACGGTATTCTGGATCGCGAGCAAGATTTGTCTTTAGCATTTTTTGATGCTAATATTTTGGCTCCGAATCAGCAAATTGAATTTCTAAATAATAAACTTAAAGAATTTAGTCGCCTTCATCAAGATAATCTAAAATGTATCTCAACTGGAGTAGTTGGTGATTGGCTAATGCGTTGTAATTTGGATTTTTAATCATGGATCTTTTAAAAGTAACTCCTGAAAAGATGACTTTTAACTCAACTGGATCGCCTGTTGAGCCGGAATTGCGCCCCATTTGGAGAATATCCTTACTCACTATTATTCTTAACAAACTATGTAGAGGTTCCTCTGCAAGTTTGAAAAAAATACAAGTCTTATATTCTTTAATCGCATCTGCTGATAAAAGATCGCGATATCTCTCTGAGGGAGCTTTCTCAGATATTAGCATTCGTTTTGATCCGCTATTGGATAAAGCGATTTCGTTGGGATTGGCGGAAGGGGTGTTCTCGCTAGACACAGCAAAAAGTGTTGTTTTGACTAATAAAGGAACTCTTTTGTCTAAAAAAATTTATAAAGATTCAACATTATTTGTTTTTGAGAAAGAGTTCATTGAAAACTATAGTAAATCTGAATTTTCAGACAAAAAAATTGATCAGATATTATATAATGGAATTATATGAGCAGGCTTAAAATCGAACGGTTGATAATTAGAACAAGTACAAGTGATGGGATTTATGGAACAGATCTCAAATTTGACTATGGCTTAAATATAATAAGTGCAGAGAATTCTTCTGGTAAATCTACCTGTATACAATCAATAATATATGCATTAGGATTGGAAGGTATTTTGGGGCCATCGAGAAACAATCCTTTAAAATCTGCGCTAACAACTAAATTAAGGGATTATAATGATAATGAAATTCCAGTTAATGAATCAAAAATATACCTCCAAATTGCTAATAAAAATTCAAAGACAATTACCATTTTAAGAAAAAGTGATAGTGATGCTTCAAAAATAGTTACCGTTTTTGATTGCGAGTTTGACAGAATAAATCCACAGAAATTCACTGATTATTTTCTAAAAGATCCCGGCTCTGCACAGCGAGAAAAAGGCTTTCATTACTTCCTATCAAATTATTTAGGGATTAAGCAACCTCAAGTCCTAAAATATGATGGAACCAAATGTCCATTATATATTGAGTCAATATTTACTGTTAATTACGTAGAGCAGACAAGAGGTTGGGGAGGTATATTAAACATTACCCCTACTTATCTTGGCATAAAGGATTTGTCACAGAATATTCTTGAATATACTCTTGATCTGGATATTCGCGAGATTAGAAGAAAGCGAGAGATATATTTGGATGAAAAGAAAAATCAAGAGACTAAATGGCTGAATACACTTTCAGATTTAGAGTCTAATGCAAAAGCGTATGGTTTTTTTGTATCAAGAAGAATACCAGAGAAAATCACAGCGAGATCTGAGATCTATCAGGATAGTGATTTATATACATTGGATGAAAATAATCGTGAAATTTCATTGTCACAAGAAAAATCTAACCATGAAAAGGAATTGGAAATAGTTAAAAGAAAATTAAATAATGATGATATATCAAATAATGGGTCGCTAGATTTAGTGCTTGATAATCTTAGAGCAAGTTTAGAAAATCATGAAAATGCGCTCTCATTATTAATATCAGATATAGAGTCTAATAGACAGTATATTATCTCAATAAATAGAAGTCTGAATGATACAAAGGAAAGCTTGAGGAAATATAGAGATATTGAGAAACTTCAGCTATTAGGTTCACAAGAGGAATTTTCTTTTGTTGAGGGGAGTTGTCCAACCTGTGGGCAAACTATAGAAAATACGCTTTTGCCAGCAACCTTAGATGGTAAAATATTAACTATTGAAGATAACATCAAATATCTTGAAAAGACTTTGGCTGTTTTCAATAGTTTAGCAAGAAGTGAAAAATCAAAATTTGAAAAGAAAGAAGCAACATTAAAAGTTGCTAATGCTAGAGTTCGAGATTTACGTTACCAAGTCAAGGAGACTCAACGTAGTATTTCCTCTCCGATAAATTCAGAAATTAGAGAGCTGATAAGAAAAGAAGTAAAATTAGAAAAAGATATTGAAAATTTAAATTCACTTTTAAATTATGAGTTAAGTAAAAAAGATACTCTTCTCGCGGTTATTTCCGACTGGAGCGAGTGTAATAATAAATTGACAACGCTTCCGTATGATGGTTTTACCCATAGAGATAATTTAAAGTTAAAGTTATTAAGGGATTCATTTAAGTCTAATTTACAAGATTTTGGGTACAAAAGCACTCCAATAGAAAATTTTAGCTTATCGAGTAATACCTATAAACCTACTATTGACGGCATAGATATTGGCTCTGAAGCATCTGCCAGTGATAATATTAGGGTTATTTGGTCATATTTATATTCATTATTAATGTTAGACTCAAATGAAATATCTACTAATCATTTGGGATTGCTTATTATGGATGAACCTAGGCAGCAGGAAACAAAAGATGTTAGTTTCAAGACGTTTATTAAAAAAGCGTCAGAATCATATCTAGAGGAAAAACAGATTATAATGGGGACTAGTGAAAAGTATAACGATTTAATCTCGATGTTAGAAGGTTTACATGTAAATCTTTTACATTTTAATAGTAATATCATACGTAAGCAGTAAATTGCTCCAAATATCCCTTGTAAATCAAAAAAATAAAAATCCTCTATTTCAATAAGTAAAAAGGGATCCCGCCCTGCTTGCTATGAGGGCTGGCCCCAATGATGAGAGTTCAATCTCAATACAAGTTTTTATTGTCTTTCACCACACACAGATATGACCAGTTTAAAAAAACGCATAAAAAAGGATGGCGAAACAAAATTTAAAAACACAATACGATAGTAATCACTAACTATTTTGTCCAATACTCTCCGCGTTACTTATTTTTATTTATTAGTGCTTTTCATTTTACTTGTTAAAATTTAATCCTGATTTCCATAGTTGACCTGTGAATTGTGCAACAGGGAAAACTACCGATAAACTTACCTGTTTTTTTGTTTTAGAGTTTTCCCGCCTTACGGCGGGATAAATTAACACTCTTTTTGTCCTTCGGACGCTATCTAAAACCCATCGCTATAATATCGAGGGAATACTTCGCCCGTTTATCCAGATTGCGCCGCTTAATTCGGCGTTTTGTTTTACAGGCATTCATATATTTCGTATTAATTAAGTAGGGAGGCTTTTACATTGTCTCTATTTTTAATAAGACAATGCCCACTTATACACTGCGTAGCAGTGTGTGGGCCCTACCGGGGGTTGCCTGCCGCAGGCTAACACCGTTTCCTTCGGAAACAACGTCAACGTCAACCCCGAAGTTTTTCTTGCGAAAAACTAACGGCAGCATAGTTATCGTTGCGTTTTATATTTTGGTTTTATTTTATGTTGAGGTCTTTTATTATATGGCGATATTTCATCTGGAGTTTAAAATTGTGAAACGTTCTGAGGGTATGTCTTCCTGCAGGAAGGCAGCCTATCATGCACGTTGCAGAATAACAGATGATCGCACTGGCAATACCTACGATTTCAGCCACCGAACAGATTTATTCCATCATCTGATATTAGCGCCTGTTTCCGCACCTGCTGATATTGTCGAAAACTCAAGCTCCTTGTGGAACGAAGTTGAAAGGGTTGAGCGTCAGAAAGACGGTCAAACAGCCCGTTATTTTGATGTGGCTATTCCCTGTGAATTGGACAATGAAGACAAGATAAAACTGGTTGTTGAATACTGTCAGGAAAATTTCGTCGATAAAGGAATGATTGCCGATATAGCCTTCCACGATTTGGGTGGCAATAATCCCCACGCACATGTAATGTTGACATTAAAACCAATCACCGCTGATGGCTTTGGTAAAAAAGAAAGGAGCTGGAACGACAAGAAAAACGTAATACTGTGGCGTGAAGCGTGGTCTGCTCTTGCCAATCGCTATCTTGAAGCATCAGGCGTGTCAGAACGTATTGATCATCGTTCTATTGAGGCTCAACATAATGAAGCACTCGAACATGCTGCTATCACCTTGGATGCAGAAGAAAAAGCACTATGGCTTGCCAAAGCAACAGCAACCAGCCGCCCGGCAATGCAACGTATTCATCGTGCCAAATGGAACAGTCGAAGCGTTCAGGAAAAACGTGCTGCTGAACAGGCTGTTCGTGATGAGATGATAAAGGAAGCACAGGCCACATATAGTGTCTTCAAAGATTTGGATCTTCAGATCGTTGTTGACCTCAGAAGCTTTACCGTGTCGCAGCTTCCTGAACCTCTTGAAATCGTCTTACCTGAAATACAACCTCGAACAGAGTTCTCTGAGACAGGTTCACAGTCAGCATCATCAGAAGACCAAAAGCCTGTTCTGGTTGCCCCTGCGCCTCATACACGCACCAAATTGAAAACCCCATCCTCTTCAACGGCCAGAGCGGTTAAACGCGCTCCTGTTAAAAGTAAGAGAAAGCAGGTTAAACCCCGTCAGGACGGTATTTTTAAACGTTTCACTTTGCTGGTAGTGGAATATATAAGAGAAAAATTTGTCTGGGCCAGAAAGAAACCAGCTCCTGTTTCCGTTGAAGCTGATCACGATAAGCGTATTGCTGAAAACTATGTGTTTGATGAGGTGCAGGGGATCTATATTCCACGTGCTGAGTATGAAAGACGCGCAAGGTTTAACAGTGACACTTATAGTCCAACACCTGATGAAATAAGACGTTTTCCAAGTCGTCCGGTTAAGTCAGTACAGCCTGATGATGATCTTGACTACATACCTACGCTTTCTAGTGGCAAAAAACCGCTATTGCCTAAACTTAGACCGCATAATTATCATAATGAGTAATAATAACAGTTGGCATATGTATAATTGATTGTGATAATCATATTGAACGTTATAAAATATCATGAGAAAATCTAATTTAATTTTTTCATTATGGAACAGTACATCAGAATGTGTGCGCACGAAATATACTCAAGCCCAGCCGAACTATACTGGCATAAGCCAATAAATCTTGTCGAAATCAACTACAACCGAAAACACGAACTGATATATCAAATACCGGAAAGTTATGGTATTTATATTTTCCATCGGCGTTATGCTGAATTCGGCGAGGCATTATACATTGGCAAGGCTTCTAATTTAAGGAGAAGGATATCTCAAGAGTTAAATGCCAAAGAGCTGATTGAGCATGTGAGAGATGCGAAAAGAGGAGCTAAGCTATTATCTTTTGCAGAAATAAAAATGCATGGTAATTGCAATAAAGATAAGTGTATCGATGATATAGAAAGTGCTCTGATAGAATTATCTATGAACAGAGGTGACCATCTATTTAATACTAAAAAAACAAAAGTACACATTCAAGAGGTAACGTCACTAGGAGAGAAACCATCATTTTTAGAAAAAAAATTATATATGTATCAATAATAAGCAGAAAAAATGGAAGGCAAAAAGCTGCCTTCCATTTTTTAATTTATTCGTTAGTGGGGTTTCTCTGATCTAAAGCATCCTGATATCGCTGCCGTTCAACAATATTCAGATTTGCATCAAGCAAAATACTCCGCCCCTTCACAGCAATATCGTAGTCAATTTGTGATTGCATCTCATATTCTTTGGTCGGTTTAAAATGATCTGATTGCGGTGCATATGACGATGCAGAATAACCAGAATATGTTTTACTCCCACCACAACCGAGATAAGCCAGCAGACAGGCAAACAGGAAGCACAACGTCCATACCATATTGAATCCATTAAGCGTGTATCCGCTGCCATTCACATTTGAAAATACGCTATGAAATCTGACGGCATAGACAATCAGGAATGATGAGAGGATAACAACCCTACTTTTACCTACGGTCAAATGCTTACGTATAAATTTTATCGTTGGCACCAGTGTGACCATAAACAGCCCGATAGCAGCTAACATCAGCCATAACGGGAACAGTCCGTATTTTTGCGTGGTGTTCTGCGATAGCGTCACAATAGAAAGTACCAAGAAGGCGTTCAGCAGAAAAAGCCTCAGGGCCAATGATACCTTAACCTTCTTTGATATCTTATGTAGAAATAGTACCGGAGCCAGTGATGGTATGTTCACCAGCAGAGCAATCAAAAACATCCAGATAGTGTTCATAGCGTCTTTTCCTGAAATTACTGTGCTGACCAGCCGTTATTGGTTTTCACCAGAACAGTTTTGGTTTCTTCAGGTGTAGCCATCCCCTTGACGCCAGAAAAGGTTTTCTTATCCACCCAGCCCGGTACACCATCCAGTTTCCACGTATAGGTCACTTGCGTCATTTTAACGCCATTACCCTCGCTGGGTTCGGTCCAGCTTTTCACCTCAGCGACAACACGATGACCCACACAGGCACCGTCTTTGCGATCCCAAAACTCAACTTCCTGACCTTTATCGGTAACTTCCAGAACATCAACACTGTTAAACCCGTCAGATTCTTGCGAAACCTTTAACAGCCCCTGTCCAACAAGTCCTTTAAGGATTTCATCACTGGCACTGTATCCGGCAGAGCGGAAACCACGGTTCACCCGTCTGGGGAAGCCTTTATTGAATACAACATCATTGTCCTTGAGTGAGTAGCACACTTTGGACGATGATATTTTTGCGTTGATAGCCTTCTCAAAGTCGCCTTTCTCACCACATCCCGCCAGAACCAGTGCCGTGCCAGCAACGAGCAAAATCTTCTTCATCTGCTTATCCATCCTGATAATCAAAAACGCTGTCATTTAAGGGAGGCGACTGTTTACCGGTATCCGTTACAGCTTGTTCTGACAGACACATAAGAGCACAGCCACCTCATTAACCAATTGATAGCTTTCAATTATTTCTGCTGGCCGTCATATCGTTTGTAACGATCAAAACTGAATTAATGATAGATATTAGCTATCATTAATTTTTTATCGATCGATTTAAACAATTAAAATACCGATCGATAAACCTATTTTAATCGCTATTATCTATCAATATTCAATTATCGATCTGATATACCGATCATTTTGCTTGCCATACCTGACGCTGATAGATAGAGTTAACCAGAGGCTCATAAAGCGATTTGCCACGTACTTCTGGCTCAGTAAAAACAAAGCCTTTCAGATGGTAAGAAACGCGCTATAGGCTGTTTTATGAGGCAGGAATGGCTGTTATGCACATCAGGGAAACTACGCAGACAAGATTTCATATGGAATAACGTGATAATCACTTAATTTACCCGATTACTCGTTCACCTAATGCTTTTCCATTTTCTGTGGAGGCATATGTTCGCCAGTAATCAATGAAACAGGCTTGTGGCGGTTTATGACCAACACGATTTTTAATCTCCCTCATACCACTTTTTTATTGTTATGTTTTATCGGAGCTAATATGAAAAAACAGCTTATTGCGGCACTGGTTATCCTGCCTCTTTCCGCCTGCACGACTTATGGTAATAAATCTCTGAAAAACGAAACCCAACAGACCGTTAAAACCAAAATCGTTAAAGGGAAAACTACGCAGCAGGAAATCTTAGCTGCATTCGGTGAGCCTCAAACACGCGCCAGCAATGATGGTCAGGAGATGTGGTCTTACTCCAGTATGTCAGGCGAGAGCCAGATATCGAACTACGTTCCCGGTCTGGCCCTGCTGAAGAACAGCAACACCGCTCATATGAACTCCCTTGAAATCTGGTTTAAAGGGAATGTTGTTGACCGATATAATTTCAGTCAGACAGCAACTAAGGTTTCGCGTGGGTTGTTGGATTAAAACCTATAAAAAAAGCCACTTTCTATAGTGGCTTTTAAAAACAGAGACTATTTTTACTTAAAAAGATTCTTTCTCTAAAACTTCGGGTAGAATGCTCTATAAGTTTAATGGCATTCGTTATATTTTTCTCCTTTATTATTTATAGTAATGTATCTTATAGGAGACATTAAGTTAAATATCACCAAACTTTTTAGACACTTATTTTCAGATTATTATCCGAATTTACAAAAATTCTACTATCAATTTATAACGCCAATTTTCTTTGATTACTCTCTTCAGAGTAAAGTAATTACCACAGAGATCATCGGATTCTTTTTTATTTTTTCAATATCTGAATTTTTCTAGCGTTAGTAATTTAGCATGCTGTCGTTTTTACGCTTGAAAATGACATAGAAACTGACTACAGAGTCAGGAACACTGACTGTACGGTCAGTCGCATACTTTCGTCCTAAGTCTTATACTGCAAGGGCTACAGGCCGACTTTTCCTTAATTTAATTTTTCAATAAGTAAGATGTAATACTTAAGAGGATTAAAAGAAACCGGGCGATTTTTATGATCGCCATGAAGGGTTTGGACATTAAAAATCATTAGATTTTTCTGAGTGCAATCTTCATTTTTATTGTGAAGCTTTCCTTATTATTTTATTAAAACCTTTTTTTTGAAAATCACCATCCTCTATGAGCTGATGCTCATGTGCTGACGCACGGCTACGCCCTAACGCTGTAAAATATATTTAATGTTTTAAAAATGGTATTTGCTATGTTTGCGGAGAAAGTCAAAAGGATCAATCTCTGTTCTTTTAATTATAATAAGATATATATGATCCTATATGTCATAACAGTATTAGCACTAAAACATATAGCATTTGCTCTTAAACGTATAGGAAAACTATATTCAAAGAAGCAGCACTTCGTGATTGTCCGAAACAATCACATTGCTGGAACAGGGCTTGCCCCTGTTAGTGATGGATTTATCCATAAAGAATTGCGGCGACAGCCGCCAATAAAATAAAGGTAAAACAATTGCAGTATTCCTAAGATGCCAGCAGCGCTTCGTGATTGTATTAAACAATCACTTCGCTGAAAATAACTCTCAAGAAAACCACATATTCCCACGTAAAACACTCCGCACATAAGAAAAAAGGAAAACTGGACTCTCTTAACTTCTTACTAATTATTTAATTATAAGCACTGTCTCAACCCAATAAAATCAAGGCTTCACAACTTTTTTTGCTATGTTCGAACATAGCGGAATCCTATGTGCGCACATAGATCTGTCCTATGTTCGAACATAGCGAGATCTATGTTTGAACATAGTTTTTTTAACATATAACAATAGCATAATAATAAAAGTCCTATTTTATTTATAGTTTAACTATTGACTTTTATTTTTCTGCATAGTATTAAAAATAACATAATAAAAACTATAAGAGAGAATAATATGAATACTAATGACACTGAACTACTTCACCTATTTGAAACATTAACCACAGAACAAAAGATTGATATCGCAAGACACTTACTGCAAAACAAGGATATAAAATCGACCACTGTTATTTCAACAGAAGAAGATAAAGCAATCTCATTTGCACAGCCTTATGTTTTTGCTTTCACGTCCAACTTTCGTGTTTTTTCTGATTTAGACATATCTAAGAATGAATTCCGTGTATTAACTTATATTTTAGAATATATGGAGTTCGGAAATCTTATCAATCTGTCTCAATCATCACTCTGCAAAGCATTGAATATCGCATCCGGTAATATGTCAAACATATTCAAAAAACTAAAACAGAAAGGAATACTCGTTGAGCATCATGGTCATCTATATATTAACTCGAACATTTTCGCCAAAGGTCTAAGTCATCAACTTGATGAGAAGCGTAAAGAGCATTTAAGTAATGCCAGAAGTCTTCATGCGGAGCTTGAACAATACCCAGAAAACTATACTGATTACTCAAAGCAAGAAAGACGAAACTTAGCGTTAGAAACAGAAACGAAAGAGATCTACACGGACGCATTTATTTTTAGTAAGAAGAAAAAGAATAATGCAGTTCCTAATGCTAAAAACAGTATCAAGATCGATAAACCACGAAAGGTATACAAACGAACGAAAGAAAATGAAGCGGCAAGAAAAGAATTAGCTGATGGCACAAATCTTTTGAAAGCAGTATCCTGATAAAAACAATAATAACAAGGAGAAAAAATGAAAAAACTACCCGGTTCACTTGAAATAAAACTTCATGAAAAGCTATCTAAAAACGACATTCTGAACGTCTTAGCAGAACACATGACTATGCTTGAGGAAACATTTGGCATTGAAGAGTTCAAACTCTATTCTTATCTTGAATGTTATCGTGACAATAAAAAACAAGCTTTATATCACGATGGCCAAACCACCATTGTAGGTTCATTTAATTTAAGAAGTCAGGAAAACTTAGAGAATACAGCAAAACTAATCTCAAAAGAGGGTAATACCCGTATCATTTCTTTTGATAAAAAACTTGATACAGATAAAATAATCACTACAGTTGAAAACATTCAGTCGAGTAATCCTTACCGATATTGGTCAAACAACATTCAGGTTATTCCAGCTTCGCAGGTAAGTAGCATCATTCAAGATGAACAAAATCGCCAACAGGCAGAGAAAGATAGGCTCTATCTCATCGAACAGCAACGTAAGAAGGAAGAACAAGCCCGTAAAGCCAGAGAGAAAGAAGAATATGAACGTCCACTAAAAGATTTTATTGCCACAAAAATTAAAGAAAGTGGTTTATCTGAAAAGGACTTCAAAAAGCAAATTTGCTCAAGCTATAACTATCTAATAAATCATACTATAAAATCAAAATATTTTAATGAGCGCCAAGACCTATTAAAAGAATATTACGATGTTAGATTAATTCGCTACTCAATCAAGAGACCTGATGGAAAAATCGGCAAAGTTGAGATTTATACTGACGATGGTGCGTTGATTTTCGAGCAGTATAAAACTCTTCAGCTTGTTTAAAATAACAATCTCATCCTAGTATTAGGATAGATTGAAGCAAGGCTAACACTATCACAGACGGTTTTTATGCCAAATAAAGTAAGAGATGAAAATAAATTTCCTTATTTAATTCCCTACTGAATTTGACACTTTCTCTATATACCTTAACATATAAATATAACACATATTAATAGCGAGGTATTTATGAGAAATGTAAAATTAGACAACAGCGATTTATTAGCATATTTAGATACTATTGAAAAACTAAAACAACAACCATCAATGGATGAATATAAAGAAGGATATCGTAAACTGCGTAATGAAGACGCATTTGAATATGAAATTAAGAAATATAAATCTGCACATACAGAACTACGCAGGCTAGATAAAAAGAGAAAATCTCTAATGGTTAATTTTATCGATGAAATTAATCCTATAAGTTATTCAGAAGCTAAAAAATCTGTCCAATCATCAGGGGATTTTGATAAGCTTTATGAACGCAGGCTTTATGCGAAAGCGATTGTAGAAAAAAGTGATGATGAAATTATCGCTCTCGTGGTAAAGCAACGAACTGAAGCGGCACTTGATTTTCAGCAGTCTGTTGAGAAAAACCTTGAGCAACTTTCTGATATATCATTTTTAGTAAATGGATATGCGATAACGAATACAAAACGTAGGAAAATGGCTGTTTAAATGAACATAGAGAGACCATATTGGTGACCTCACCAATATGGTATGTAGTGATTGACATTTACTTCACCCACTTTTTTACGAGCTTACTTTCTGGAAGGAAAGTTCATTCAAGTAATACCTTTCGCAGTTTCTGGTGTCAGCAATAAAGATCTTCTGGCGAAATACGGTCACTTTCCATTTTTTCAAGCAGCTTCTGTAATCTTTTCATCTTATGTTTGCGTGCTTTCTTCTCACCAATCTCCTGATAGTATTCTTCCCGCCGCTCTGCTACAACCTTGCGGAACTTCTTCAACAGTTGGTTCAGGGTTTTAAGGTCTGTCGTAGCGGCTTCAGTTTGGATTTTTCTGTACATAAACATAACGTGGAATTCATCAATCATATTAAGCCTCTCAGTTTTATTTTCTATGTTATTTCCCTCTCAACGAGGGAATATAACCGTTTATCAATCACGGTCCACTGTCATTTTTAACTTCCAATAAACAGGACCGTCAGTGTCATTCTGATTTATGTTTTTCAACACCATTTCAATGATATGTTCTTTATGCCAATATAAAATCTTTTCCTTCAACTCATCAAAGTTGATATCAGATAAATCTTTATACCTCTCATCTTTTACACACACTTCAACTTCATGTGCAATCAGAACGTCATAAAGTATCTCTGACAACATTTCTCCTGATAAAATATTCATTGCTGTTTCAGGCTCTGTTTCATTTATGTGATAAATCGTTTCACAATACCCCTGTAATACTGTTGATATAAGATGTATTACCGTTTCACTTTTTTCATTCAATACTATCTCTTTCATTTTTAATCCTTCTGTTATATTTATGATTGTTAGCCCCTTGCGGGGCAACGTTAAACTTACTTTCTAAAACTATCTGAATACCGCACCAACATTGCTGCAACCAGTTCAAAGTTAACTTCGGTAATATCACCACGATTACCTTCTTGAGCCGTAAACCTTTCAAAGTTCCTCTTAATATGGTCAAATACATTCATAATGAATGGACTCATAAAATCAGGATCATCCAGAAGCTCCGTACTTTCACCATTAATCTCTTGCAGGACTTTCCAGCTTGCCTTAAATGACCTTTTAGCAAGGTCAAAGAACAGTGCTGTGGATTTATTTTCAATAACGTTTTCTTTAGACATATTTATATCCTCATAGTTAAATGCTTTTATATTTCACTTTGATATTATTTACCCCTGACGAGGCAGATCGAACACCTACTGGTGGTCGTTTAAAATACAGCAGCTCACTGCATTGTGTATTTCGCGTAGATTCACAAGAACTTCATCAAAGTGAACGTCATTAAGCGAACCTTTATATCTGTGCCTTTTTAAAAACTTGTTAAAACCTATCTTGCTGTTTCCTATGACTGCTTTTAAAATATCTTCCATATACTCATCATCCTCAAGGATGTAATAGAACCTTTCCCCCACACATTCCTGCATGCGTCGTAAATACTTATCATAACCCTCACAACTTTTTAATATAAAATATCTTGTGGAATCATTAGTGACATTCATTTTCATTGATGGCAATACCATACTCTTCATTTTATTTCCTCTTGTTTATATTATTTAGATGCATTACGTGATTGTGAAATTGCGTTATCAATCCACGAATCAATCTCACTTTCGATAAAAGCTACTGCTCTTACACCCGTTTTTACCTGTGTAGGAAAACGTCCGGCTTTGATAAGTTCATAAATCCACGTCTTACCAAATCCTGTTCTTCTTATTACTTCCGGTAAACGAATAAGGCGGTTTTTTTTATTTTCTTCGATTTGAACCATATTTATCTCCTGTGTTGTTTCGATGGAAATAATTGTATGGATAACTCATGTGAGAAACTAGGTTGGTTCACCAGCCCTGAACAGGCGGGAAGTTCAGGACCAGTGAATTTAGGGGATGTTTATGGGAGTTGAATACCGGGGACGTTCAGGCTTAGCGAACATCCCTTGTTTTCTTTTTGTCTTCCGGTTTGTCATTCATAGTGATGACTTCAATAATATTCGAACTCTTTATGAGCATGTTTTTTATGAAGAAATCATTTAACGACTTGAAATAATTGTCATTGTTCAAGAAGTCATAGGCTAGAGGGTAATCAGTGTCTTTGATTTGCTCGCTGCCTCTGGCATAACGTATATCGGGGTGCAGGAGTCCAGCCAATACAGGATACGGGATCTTCTGATTGTAGAGTTGTTCCCATCCGATAAGATCCATCAAAGGGATGATTTTGTAATCGAGTATCTTTTGGAATGTTTTATGACCAAAGCGGAAATCTTTTTCCGGGGGCTTAGGTGCTTTCAGGTGCTTCTGCCATTGAGTGATCAGCACTTTTAAATGTTCAGCCAGATCATCACTGCTGGCTTCATCCAAATCAATTTCAATCAGCATCTTGTTAGCAGGATTCAAACCGCCTTGCTTCAAGTATTCAGAGATGTATTCCGAACTCACCGAAACATCATCTTTAGGCGTGTTGTTTTCCAGACGATACATCGCCCTTCCATAGTTAAACAACGAAGTCCTTGTCATTGGCCTGACAGCATAACTATGGGCCAGCATATGGCTGTCAGAAAGCCATTTAGCCTCACGTATAACCTTACCAGAACGGATCAGAGCATCATGGTGTATCGCCAGCATTTGGTTATCTTCACCTGCTGTTTCCCATTGCTGCCGAGTTTTATAAGCAAAAATCCGTCTTTCCAGCTCAGCATAAATTTGTTCTAGCGTTAAGTCTTTCAGCACATCATAGCGACTTACATCAAACCATTTGCTTAATGCTTCGACGATCTCCGCTTTAGACATCTTTTTGGTCATTTTTTCTCTACAAATTTTCCAGTTGTAATAAATTTATATCACAAAACGCGGATGTTGTTGACATAAGACAGTTTTATTGTCTGGGCATTAGATTAAAGCGGGTGATTCAACTTCTCTTTGGATCATAATAAGCTGGAGGGTTTGATTCGTTATTTTTGGATTGAAGTAGATGATTCGTTAAAGATCTCTGAGCCAATGGGAATCTGAAAACTATAGTAACAGTTCCACTTATTTACAAATAAACATTGACAACTCAGAAAAAGCGTTAACATAATATATTAATGCCATATAATCTAGGTAGGTAGGAGAACTTATGTCAAATAACTTATTACTGGTAGAATATAGCCAATCTTCAGATGGTAAATTATTAGAAAATACTGCTCACATAATTGAAACGGCTTTTATTGATCAAAGACTTTTAAAAGAAATAAGAGAACGTTGGGATTTCAACCTTACCGTTATATATGAAGAGGAAGATAGTGATGAACAAATTGAAATTGAAAGCTTAGGAGATGACGAAATCAATGATATTTATAATTATTTTTTCGAAGCTTTCAAGAAATTGATAATAAAAGAGAACGAAAAAATCACACTCACCGCCAAGGATACATTAATAAATATTGGTGAGGATAATAAAAATCTTGACTTCACTTTTAATGATATCGAGAGATTTAAAACGTTAGCAAATTTAATATCAATTCTAAAATTAAAAAATGATAATTACTATGGCTCTAAAAATGTATTTTTAAAGGTAGGTTAACCAATGTCTAAAAAAAATAAAGGTAGAATAGGTGAAACCAGAGTAATTCGTGTTATCACTGATATCATGGATGTCGGAGGTGATGTGGACTTTACGCGTCATACTAACACAAATACTGCGGATAGTGGTGCAGATATAGTTCTTGAACATCCGCAAGGTTTTGTAGATAAACTTGAAACAATAGCTACTAAGTCAGATACTGAGTCCACAATTCCGAATTTACCGCCAAGTGAAGTGATAACTAATACAGAGAAAACAAGAATTGATGTAAAAAATACTGATAGGAAGCTTGGTAAGGATACAGTAATTAAGTTTGGTGGTGATATAAGAAAAAATCCTGACTGCAAAAATCATATTTTAATGGGTGGAAGTGCTCTTACTAAAGGAGCAAAGGATGAACTGATTAGTCTTCAAACTGCTCACTCACAATCAGGAAAAACAATCCTTCACATAACGAATGCAGGGTTGATAAACATTGAAAGTCATTATAAGTCTTTGAATTCTCCTGAGACTAATAGCACCCCAGAACCATCTGAAACCAAGGATAATCAAAAACCATCTGAAACTGATTAGCTGTTATTAACTGAACTAACTGAGCAGTAATATGAATATGTTTATTGCCAGATCTAATAACATGCCCTAAATAATTCGAGTTGCTTGTAGGTGCCAAGTTCAGCCCGTAGATTAGCATAGATAAGCTATGTGACTCGGCGGGCTGGTTGTCGGTAACATGTGTGACAGGTATATACCGAACGCTCAAAGCAGCCTGTCAAATGGCATAGTAGGTTTCTCAGACTTTGTTGGAGGCTAATCTACTGATGTAGGTTCTCACTCATAGTGTATTCACTATCAATATACGTTCTCTTCAACAGTAGACAAAGTAAAAAATCCACTTATAACTTCATAATATGATGTTTTTAAAGCATTAAAATCATAGAAATACTGACAACTTGATGTTTAACCTAACAGTTTTGCCAAATAGCAATGGACAACAAAATATTTTCATAACAAATTGTTTTTAATTGACATTTAATTGTTAGGCATTAAATAATGACGGTAAAAATGCTGGTAAAAAATCACAGCGTTCACATAAAGCCACTAATAGCAGGAGATACAGATGAAGTTCGAGTCCAGTCAGAGGAGCCAAATTCTTGTTTTCATGCGGCTTTGCGAATCCTTATATGATTCGGATTCAATAAGTTAGCGTGAAATATCTTCAC